AAATGGTACGAATTATATTAGTGTTCCTTACAATATTGCTTCAAATACTGTAACAGTTGAAGTGGTTGCTTCATTTAATCCAACATCATTTTGGGGAACTATTTGGAGTAATGAAATTTTTGATACTGGCGGGGGATACGTGGCATATGTGGATGGTTCAACAAATATAAGTTATGGTATCCCTTATGGTGAAACCCTAGCAACCATAACTGCTAGTAATGCCATAAGACATTGGATTTTTGTTATTAATGGAACACAATCTAGTGTATTTTTAAATGGTTCACAAGTTGGAACAACTGATACTACAAGTAATCAAACACTCTTTGCGACAAATGATTTTTATTTTGGGGCAAGGCATAATAATGACGGTATAGGTTTTGGAGGAGATACAATGAACAACTCAGATTCCGCACTATATCCAGTTTTTTATCAGATGCGGGTGTATAACAAAGCATTGTCTGGTGCTGAGATAACTCAGAATTATAATGCAGTTAAAGGGACTTACGGAATATAAATGAGAATCGGCACAGGCATATCAATCGGCACAGGAATAGCAATAACAAAAAGCACAGCAGTGGTGACAACTGGTCTGCAATTATACTTAGATGCAGGTAATGCTTCTAGTTATTCAGGTTCAGGAACCACATGGACTGATTTAACTGTTAATGGTCGTAATGGTACATTAATTGGTGGACCAACTTACAGTAGCGCAAATGGTGGTTCTATTGTTTTTGATGGAATTAATGATCTTGTCCAATGTACAGGTTCTCTCACAGTAACAGCAGCAACATTTGTAACTTGGATAAGACGAAACGGAAATCAAGGCCAATATGATGGTATTTTGTTTTCCAGATCAACAAATACCACTGGAATGGATTTTCAGGTGTCCAATCAAATTGGATATACTTGGAACGATGCTGGTAATACTTATGGTTGGCAAAGTGGATTAATATTACCAAATTTGACATGGTGTATGATTGCGGTTTCTGTTACAAGCACAGCCGCAACAGCATATCTATGTCAAACAAGTGGAATTACCTCTGCCACTAATACCGTCAGTCATGCTAGTAGTCTTATAAACGACATAAAGATCGGTCAAGATGAGTTTTCCACTAGATATTTTACTGGGAACATAGCCACCGCAATGATTTATAACATCGCATTAACAGCAGGACAAATTTCGCAAAATTTTGAGGCAGACAGATCAAGGTTTGGAGTATAAATGTTTTTATTGCACTTATTACCTGATGCATTTCTAATTTTCATAATTCATGCACTATTGGTCACTGGACTAATTGGCATGGTGATAGGTTTTGTCGGCAGTAAAATACCATTCGTTGGCACATATGCACGAATGATTCAAATCGCATCAATCATTGCTTTCTGCATAGGACTATACTGGAAGGGTGGGTATAGTGTAGAAGCAGATTGGCGTGAACGTGTTGCAGAGATGGAAGCAAAGATAAAGATTGCAGAAGAAAAGTCTAAGGAAGCAAACGTAGTAATAGAAACAAAGTATAAAGATAGAGTTAAAAAGATTACTGAGACTAAAGAAGTTATCGTTGAAAAGATTAAGTTGAATGAAAAGATTATTGATGCAAAATGTGAACTTGATCCAGTAGTGATTAGCATTTTGAATGAGGCAGCGAAAAAACCATGAAGAAATTATTGATTCTTTTGCTGCTTGCAGGTTGCAGTACAACTGTGCCAGTGGCACGTAAGTTTCCAGAAGTACCTGATGTACTGATGGCACCTTGCCCACCTCTGACGCAGATCAAAGAAGGTACAACTAAGTTAAGTGAGGTGATTACAGTTGTTACCGATAATTATTTTGAATATCACAAATGTAGTGATAAGAATGACTTATGGATGGAGTGGTTTAAAGCACAAAAAGAAATATTCGATTCTGTAAAATAAAAGGATTAACAAATGGAACTGACAAAACAACAACTAAAAGAATTGCTTCCAAAAAATCCATACATTGACCAGTGGCATAATGCACTAAGTCAATTGCTTCCGGATTATGAAATCAATACTCCACAAAGAATTGCAGCATTCATAGCACAATGTGCTCATGAGTCTGGCAACTTCATTTTTCTATCAGAGAATCTAAACTACAAAGCAGAAAGTCTAGTTAAGATATTTGGTAAATACTTTAAAGACATTGATACTGCTAAAGCATACGAAAAGAAACCAGAAAAGATTGCAAACAAAATCTATGCTGACCGCATGGGTAATGGCAATGAAGCATCTGGTGATGGATACAAGTATCGTGGTCGTGGTCTAATTCAATTGACTGGTAAAACAAACTACACATGGTTTGCTGCATCACTAGAGATATCACCAGAAGAAGCAGCAGAGTACACTCAAACATTTGAAGGTGCTGCACAATCAGCATGTTGGTTCTGGGAAACCAATAAACTGAATCAATGGGCAGACAAAGGTGACATTGAAAAGATGACCAAGATCATCAATGGTGGCACAATTGGACTTGAAGATAGGAAGAAACATTATGCTCACGCACTTCATGTATTGGGAGTATAATGATGAGATATATACTACTTCTACTGTTACCACTCACACTTTTTGCTTGTCAGGAGCGTTATAGATATCCATGTCAAGACCCACATAATTGGGAAGATTTACAATGTCAGAAACCATATTGTACAGCAAATGGTACCTGTCCTGAAGATTTGAAACATTACATAAAAGATAAAGCTGGTAAGCCAATTGCACCAACGTCTGAAGCACCGAAAAAAGGAGACTGTAAATGATATTCACGCAAGAGAAATACACATCTGAGGAGTTAAATGCACGATTGAAGTTTTTCATCGGCATCATTCTAGGTCTTACTCTATTCGGAATTGTGTTTGTTGTATTGTATAGTTTGATTTTTGTTACTCAACCGATGAACGGAATGAGTCCAGTGGATAATAAGTTCTTTGAATTGATTATTCCAGTTGCAACATTCTTGACTGGTACACTATCAGGTATCATGTTGGCAGGTGACGATAAAGATTTGAGAGCAAAAGCACTTGATGCTTCTGCTAGACCATACACACCTCCACCAGAACCACCTTCAGTTGCAAAAGCATCTGCACCAGAATTTACACCATCATTTGATGTTCAAAGTGCATCGAATCCATTCGCATCACAAGTATCAACTGGATTCGGAGGCAAACCTGCACCAGTTCAACCACCACATTCGGAGATTTAAATGAAAAAATTAATCGCATTGTCACTATTGGCTCTAACAACTACCGTATTTGCAGCAGAAGAAAAGAAAGTATGTGTTAAAGAGTTAGACAGCAAAACTAAGAAAGAGAAGGAAGTCTGTAAGACCATCAAGGTTCACAAAAAACTTGAAGGTACTAAGATCCCTGATAAGAAATAAAATGTATCCAGATGACCAACAACTTGCCGATATTAAACTAAAGACAAGTCTATTAGAAAAAGATATTTTACAATCTGAAAAGGTTCTAAATAAACTCTCTGATTCAATTCAAAAGATACAGGAATTGAATATTAATGTTATGCAGATGCTTACGATGCATGAATCTAAGCATGTGTATCATACGGAAGTTGAGGCTCAATTGAAAGACGATTATAAAGAACTACACTCCCGCATCACTACCGTCAATCGTGAGTTACATGAACGAATAGATCAGGTAGAACGGCATATTACCGAGCGTATTGATGCACTACGCTCGGATCTTGCTAACCACAGAAAAGAAGATACTGAGGAAAAAGGACTTGACTTTTTCGAGAAATGGAAGTATATTATAGTGTGTGGAGTATTAATAGTAGGTTACATTGGCGGTCAACTTAATTCGGCACAAATACTAAGTCTGATAAAATAAGTTTGACTTTTGTTGCAGTATATTATATAATGAGTGTATGTTACATATTGATTCTAAGTACGTCCGTTTGATATCCAACCGTCTGCGTAATTTCAAGCAGAAGGATAACTATTTGTGGAACTTCTCTTGTCCTTACTGTGGTGACTCTCAGAAGAACAAGACGAAGGCACGTGGTTATGTTTTCCAAAAAGATGTAAACCTTTTATACCGCTGTCATAATTGTGGAGTGAGTACCAATGTTGGAAATCTGGTCAAACATGTGGACCCAACCCTACACAAAGAGTATACCCTTGAAAACTACAAGGAAGGTACTCTCTCTAATGCCAACAGCAGAAGTACCTCAGTCAACGTACCAACAGTCCGATTCGGAAAAGTACAAAAGAAAAGATCATTCGAACATGCAGAATGGATCAGCCAACTGCCGAGTGGACATTTCTGTTTAAGGTATGTTGAAACAAGAAAGATACCACTAAAGCATTATAACAAGTTTATGTTTACTGCCAACTATGAGAAATTCATTAAGGCAATAGTACCAGACATAGACAAAGATATATCCAATGATGCTAGACTAGTAATCCCTTACTATAATGAATATGATGAATTGATTGCAATAACCGGTCGTGCATTACAAAATGCTGATGATCGTTTGCGTTATGTTACTGTAAGAATGAATGATTCAACCACTAAGTTAATGTATGGTATGGATCGACTTGATAAAGATAAGAAAGTTTACATTGTAGAAGGACAGATAGATAGCTTATTCTTGCCAAATGCAATTGCATCTGGTGATAGTGCATTGGGTGCTACATCAAATTTATTTCAAGCAAAGAATAAAATTTTAGTATTCGATAATGAACCAAGAAATAAAGAGATTGTGAAGTTGATGCAAAATGCAATCACATCGGATCATAATATCGTCATATGGCCAGATAATGTTGTAGGAAAAGATATTAATGAAATGGTGATGCGTGGAATGGATCCACTACAGATTAAAGATATTATAGATAGTAATACCACTAACGGTTTGGCAGCACAGTTGAAGTTTAATTATTGGAAGAAGGTATGAAAGTTGAATTAATTAGTTATTCGAAGCCTGCCGTACATATTGCAGATACTATGACAGACTTGGTTGCATATTGCGCCAGAGTATCAAATCCTGCAAATCAAAGTAACAAACAAACGAATGAAAAATTGATTCGTTACTTGGTAGACAATCAGCATTGGAGTCCACTAGAGATGGTCTCCGTGTGTTTGAGCATTGAAACTACCCGTGACATAGCACGACAGATTCTTAGGCATAGAAGTTTTTCATTCCAAGAGTTTAGTCAACGATATGCCGCAGTGGATTTTGGCACAGCAGGTGAGAATTGGGTAGAACGTGAAGCAAGATTACAAGATACACAGAATCGACAGAACTCTATTGATACTGAAGATGTTGGATTACAAGAAACGTGGAAGACACAACAGAGTTATGTAACATATGCAGCAGAAAAAGCATATCGTTGGGCATTAGATAATGGTATCGCAAAAGAACAGGCAAGAACTGTTCTACCAGAGGGATTGACTGTATCCCACCTATACATGAATGGCACCTTAAGGTCTTGGGTTCACTACATACAACTTCGCTCTGCGAACGGCACACAAAAAGAACACATGGAAGTAGCAAAGGAATGCGGAAACGTAATCGCTGAAGTATTCCCTATGATTAAAGAATTTATAGCATAATAATAACGGAGAAATGATTGAACACTATTCACGGAATAAATATAGATCCCACCAGAGATTCATTGTTTGATGAATTGGGGATCAAAAGACTTAAAGAATCGTACATGAAAGAGGATGAAGTTAGTCCACAAGAAAGGTTTGCATATGTTTCAAAAGCTTTTGGCAGTAATGCTGAGCATGCTCAAAGGTTGTATGAGTACAGTAGTCGTCATTGGTTATCTTACTCTACTCCTATTCTTAGTTTTGGGCGCAGCAAGCGTGGGCTTCCTATCTCTTGTTTTCTACCTTATCTGGACGATTCCGCAGAGGGCTTGGTCAATACATTATCAGAAGTAAATTGGCTATCAATGTTGGGAGGAGGAGTTGGAATTGGATTGGGAATCCGTAGTTCTGATGATAAGTCTGTTGGCATCATGCCTCATCTCCGCACGTATGATGCTTCTAGTCTCGCCTACAGACAGGGTAGCACTCGCCGTGGTTCTTATGCCGCTTATCTTAATATCAGCCATCCAGATATTCTCATTTTTCTTGAAATGAGAAAACCAACTGGTGACCAGAACATGCGTTGTTTGAATTTACACCATGGTATTAACATTACAGATGAATTCATGCATTTAATTGAAAAGTGTATGATTGATACAGAAGCAGATGATACATGGGAACTAAAAGATCCACACACCAATGAGGTGCGTGATAAAGTATCGGCACGTGAGTTATGGCAAAGAATATTAGAAATTCGTATGCAGACTGGTGAACCATATCTACACTTTATTGACACAAGTAATAGTGCAATGCCAGAGTTTCAAAAGAAACTTGGACTAAGTATCAAACAATCTAATCTATGCTCTGAAATTATTCTACCAACTGATAAAGAAAGAACAGCAGTATGTTGCCTATCATCCGTGAATTTGGAGTATTATGATGAGTGGAAAAACGATCCTCTATTTTTTGCTGATATTGCAGAAATGCTTGATAATGTACTTCAGTATTTCATTGATAATGCTCCTGCAGCAATCGGACGAGCCAAGTATTCTGCCGAACGTGAACGCAGCATTGGAATTGGAGCGTTGGGATTTCATGCATATCTACAGGGAAGAAATATTGCGTGGGAATCCGCACTTGCTACGAGTGCAAATGTAAAAATATTTAAACATATTAGAGAAAAATTAAATGAAGCGAATACTAAACTCGGCACAGAACGAGGTGAGGCACCTGATGCAGTTGGTACAGGAAACAGATTTAGCCATCTTATGGCCATTGCTCCTAATGCTAGTTCCTCTATTATCATGGGTAATACTTCTCCTAGTGTTGAGCCCTATAGAGCTAATGCATATAGACAAGATACTTTATCCGGCGCACACTTAAACAAGAATAAGTTTCTGGATAAAATTATCAAAGATAAATGTGATGCAGATCCAAAACTAGATTATCAAGAAATTTGGTCATCTATCATTGCAAACGATGGTTCTGTACAGCATTTGGATATTCTTGACGAATGGTCTAAGGATGTATTCAAGACTGGTATGGAGATTGACCAACGATGGATTGTTGACCATGCAGCCAACAGACAACAATTCATTGACCAAGCACAATCGATTAACTTATTCTTTAGACCTGATGTGAATATCAAGTACCTACATGCAGTACACTATCAGGCATGGAAGCAAGGATTGAAAACATTATATTACTGCCGTAGTGAGAAACTTGCAAAGGCAGATAAAGTATCTAAGAAAATTGAACGCAATATCATACAAGAAATTGATTTAAAACAATTGGCTTTGGATGATGGAGTTTGCTTAGCATGTGAAGGTTGATACACCAAAATGCCAACCATTGGTTTATTTGTTCAACATCCTAAATGCTCTGTTCAATCGTGCAATGGTATAATCAAAGCACTTGGATCTAATTACACTTATAAATTATATACAAAACATGAAATCGAGGACGACTTTTTTAATTCTGTTGATATTGCTTGTTTTCCTGGAGGTGTCGGTGATAGTGATTCTTACGACACATACTTTAGGTTTAATGGAAGTCTTATCACCGACTATATCAAACGAGGTGGCAGATATCTTGGTATTTGCATGGGTGCCTATTGGGCTGGGCCTCATTATTTTAATATACTGTACGGAGCACAACCAGTCCAGTATATTAAACGACCAAACACATGTACCAGAAAGTCCTACTCAAAAGCAATTGAATGTGACTGGAACGGCACACCAGACAGATTCTTCTTTTACGATGGACCTGCATTTGTCGGAAACCCAGAGTATTATGAGACAGTTGCCAGATACAAAAACGGAGACGCAGCAGCAATTATCCAGGGACGTGTAGGATTGATTGGACCACACCTTGAAGCCGAAGAATATTGGTATAACAAACCATACTTACATCGTCATTGGAATCAAGGTAAGCACCATGGATTATTTAAACAATTTGTTGACAAACTGATGGAGAAATGATATGATAGCAGAAATACCTTACATGCTTGTTTGGGGATTCTTCTCTGCGATGGGATGGATGACTGCCAATTGGACAGTTGAGAAAGTTTATCCTGATAAAGAGAAAGACAAACCAGCAATAGTACAACCTGAAAAAATAGAAAAGAAAGAATAAATGGCACACTTAGTTGCAAACCTACCACCTGTCCATTGTTATATCCGTAAAGAGTTTCTTTATGATTTTCAAAAAGGTCACGGAGAATATGAACCGTGTATTTGGGTTTCAATCAAAAGTATTCGTGGACAAGCATTTAGAATAGAATCTTACTTACCAAACTATGGCGCAGTTTATGACAAACTACCTCTACATGCGTATGTGTCACGCACAACAAATATTGAACCTGAGAAGTTTTTACCTTTAGATACACTACAAATTTGGGATTGTTTTAGTTATGATTTTTCTGTAATTCAAAAATCATTCTTGAGAAATTTATCTGCCAAGTTTTATGCCAAAGACAAACAATTTTATCAAGGTAATTATTTGTTTACAGTAGACCACTCTGCTCCTGACTTAAATATTATAGACACAAGTTATGCAGAGTGGCCAGAGGACCACAAGAGTTTTAATTTTATAGAATTAGACAACGGTCAATATGCAGCACAACCAAACAATCGTTGCCTATTCTTGGATGCAGCAAGTAATCCAAAACAACTGAAGTTTCCTGATTTTAAAGTTTGCACTAAGAAGTATGTTGTTGAACAGAATCCAAAATGGGCATTAGGTGATACCACCACAGTAATGTACGAAAATTAACAATAACAACTATAAGAGTAAATCGAATGACAAAAAAACAAAAAAGTAATTTGCAGGAAGAAAGAACATTCTTCAAACCATTCCATTATCCATTGGCATACGAAGCATGGTTGAAGCATGAACAATCACATTGGATGCATAGTGAAGTTCCAATGGCAGAAGATGTTAAAGACTGGAAGAATAAATTAACAGCAGAGCAAAAACAATTTCTTACACACATTTTTAGATTCTTTACACAAGGTGACATTGATGTTGCAGGTGGTTACGTAAACAACTATCTACCATACTTCCCACAACCAGAAGTGCGAATGATGTTACTTGGTTTTGCAGCAAGAGAAGCACTACATGTTGCAGCATACTCACACTTGATTGAAACACTTGGTCTACCAGATGTAATGTACAATCAATTTTTAGAATATGATGCAATGAGACAGAAACACGATTATGTGATTGATATTGCACAACAAAACACAACAAAAGAAAACACAGCAAAGCATATCGCTGTATTCTCTGCGTTTACAGAAGGTATGCAGTTATTCAGTTCATTCATTATGTTATTAAACTTCCCACGCCAAGGATTGATGAAAGGTATGGGACAGATAGTAACATGGTCTATCGTTGATGAAACAATGCATACCGAATCGATGATTAGATTGTTCCGTACATATATTGAAGAAAACAAAGAAATATGGAATGACCAACTAAAATCAGATATCTACACCATTGCAGAGAAAATGGTTACATTGGAAGATCGTTTCATTGATTTAGCATTTGAAATGGGTGAGATGCCAGGGTTAACTGCTGATGAAGTTAAAACATATATTCGTTACATTGCAGACCGTCGTTTGATTAGTCTTGGATTGAAGGGTATCTTTAAAGTTAAAAAGAATCCATTGCCATGGGTAGAGGAGATGATTAATGCACCAACTCACACGAATTTCTTTGAGAATAGATCCACAGATTACGCTAAGGGGGCGCTATCCGGAGATTGGGTGGACGTTTGGGGTAAAGCCGCTTAAAACTTAAAAATAAGGAGACAAAAAATGCAATGGGAGAACGATTTAATAAAAGATATTAAGTATAATACAGATTGGGATGATAAGGATGGGGATCCAAGGATTCCATTTAAAGGTTGGGATGAAGTAACTGAAGCAGATAGAGAAGCATTGAAAGAAAGATTTTTACGAGTTTCTGAAAATTGTTCTGCTATACTTGAAATTGGAGTTAATAGAAATGGTGACGGTTCATTCACACAAGTATTCTTAAAAAATAAGAAAAAAGAAACTATCTATATTGGAATAGATATAGGAGATAGGGACTACTTAATAAATGAAGAAGAAAATATTTTTATTATAAGAGCTGATAGTTCTAATTATGAAGAAAATATGAAAAAAATAAATGAATGTTTCGAAAAATCTGGAGTATCTAGAAAAGAATTTGATTTTATTTTTATTGATGGGTGGCATAGTATTAACCAATGTTTAAAGGATTGGGAATACACAAGTATTTTGGGTAAAAATGGAATAGTTGGGCTTCATGATACAGCATATCACCCTGGTCCAAAAGTATTCATAAGAAATTTAAATAAAGATAAATGGGTTGTTGAGGAAAATGCCATTCAAACTTCTGATGATTGGGGTATTGGATTTGCATGGAAAAAGGAAAACAATAATTGGTCTCCAGTTGAAGAAGGTTATGAATGGAAAATAGATCCTCCGAATATGCAATGACAATTGTGACAGTTGTATTTAAAAACCTAGTTTAGATAGATATATCATCTAATCAAACAAATCGGTCACAACGATATGGTGACTCTGGAACCGTAACCAGAAACTACAATGGATAAAACCTACCGCAGTATCTTTATTTCAGATGTCCACCTTGGTTCAAAAGACTGTAAGGCTGGACATCTAAATAATTTCCTCAAGCATAATTCATGTGAATCATTATATCTTATTGGCGATATAATCGATGCATGGAAAATCAAAGAAAACAAATGGCGTTGGAAGCAATCACATACAAATGTGGTACGCAACGTCCTTGGTCATGCTAAACGTGGCACAAAGGTTGTTTATGTCCTAGGCAATCATGATGAATTCCTCAGACCATACCTGCACTATGGATTAGGATTTGGATTATTAGAAGTTACAAATCAATGTGAACACATTGGTGCAGATGGTAAAAGATATCTTATAACTCATGGTGATCTATTTGATGGTATCACAAGACTGGCACCATGGCTATCCATATTAGGAGATAAAGCATATGATTTCGTTCTTGCTCTCAACTCTAGATTCAATTGGCTCCGTCATCGACTTGGTTTTGGCTATTGGTCTCTTAGCCTTTATCTTAAACAACGTGTAAAACGTGCCATAGATTTTATGTTCCAGTTCGAAAAGAATCTTGCTGGCTACTGTAAGAAAAAAGGTTATGATGGTGTGATCTGTGGCCACATACACAAAGCAGAGATAAAAGAAATTGATGGTGTAGTTTATATGAATGATGGTGATTGGGTTGAATCATGTACGGCATTAGTTGAACATCATGATGGACGATGGGAAATAATCTCATGGACACGGGAGAACGATAATGTGGTTAATGATACTGATAGCAGTACACCTAAACGATCCAAGCGATCAACCAGCAAGAATGACGATGGAGTTTCCTGACCAGCAATCTTGTGAACAGGCCAAATCTAGTTTATCATACTGGGTAAAATTTAAGAATTTTAAAATTGAGGCATTATGTCAAAGAAAATCCTTGTAATAACAGACAATGTTCCAGATCAAATCAACGGTGTCGTGGTCACTTTCAAAAGCATGGAGGAACATGCTCTTTTGGATGGCTATACTATTGTATACCTTACTCCCCTTCAGTTCTTACATTTTAGTTGCCCAGGCTACCCTGAAGTTAAACTTGCCATTCCCTGGAACGTGGGGAAGAAAATTGAGGAGATATCTCCAGATTATATACACATCGCCACGGAAGGTCCTCTTGGTTTGTGTGCTAGACTTTATCTTGACAAACGGGGCTATCGTTACAATACTTCTTATCATACTAAATTCCCTGAATTTCTAAAAGCAATCTATGGTATACCTATGCCAATGACATGGGGTTATCTACGTTGGTTCCATAAACATTCAGGTAAGTTGTTGGTCAATACAAGATCAATGAAAAAAGAGTTGGAAGGTAAAGGATTCACAGGTCCAATGGTTACATGGACTAGAGGTGTGGATAGAAATAAACTAAGACAAACTAAACAGTATGATTATAGTGAAAGACCTATCGTATTATACGTTGGTCGTGTATCAAAAGAAAAGAACCTAGATGCATTGTGCGTAATGCAGGACACCTACGATATTGAAATTGTTGGTGATGGTCCATACAGAAAAAAACTACAAGAGAAATATCCTAAGGTTAAATTTTTAGGATATCAGCAAGGTTCAGAGTTAGCCAACAGTTATGCAAGGGCTGATGTATTTTGTTTTCCAAGCAAATCAGATACATTTGGTATTGTGATGATTGAAGCAATGAGTTTAGGAACACCAGTTGCAGCATATCCAGTTGATGGTCCATTAGATGTGATTGATGAATTCACAGGACACATGGATAATAATCTACACAAAGCAATTATGGTTTGCTTAGAGATGGACCGTAAACTAGTCAAACAAGCATCTGGCATATGGACATGGGAACAATGCTGGTCTATCTTTAAAAACAATCTTGTAGAGATTATCTAAATAAATCATTCAAATTGAAAGAAAAAAATAATGTCACATAACTCACAAATAGAATTTGTAAAGAGACTTAGAAACGAATTCCCTAAAAATTTCAATGAAATAAAAATGATGGAAGTTGGTAGTTTAGATATCAACGGAAGTATAAGGCATTTTTTTAATAACTGTGACTACGTTGGAGTTGATGTTGGCGAGGGTAAAGGTGTTGATTTAGTTTGTGGTGGACAAGAGGTAGACCATCCAGATGAAACATATGATACCATAGGTTCATGTAATTGCTTTGAACACAATCCTCATTGGGTAGAAACCTTTGCCAACATGTATCGTATGGCAAAGAAAAATGCATTAGTCTTTATCTCAGTTCCAACTACAGGTAGAGCAGAACATGGTACTACAGCTGTATGTCCACAAGATAGTCCTTTGACTATTGCCATTGGATGGGACTATTATAAGAATTTGACCGAACAAGATTTCCGTGAAAATTTCGATATAGATAATATGTTCAATTCGTATAAATTTCAGGTTGTTGATGATGACCATGATCTATTCTTTTACGGATTTAAAAAATAGGAAAGTGTGATGGATATAGATGATGAAGCCTTTAAGAAAACTGAGGCAGAAACCGATGCAATACCAGAAGCTAAGGTTAGATACGACATTTGCAGGGAATGTGACAGATTATCCATTATAAGGCTATGTAAGGAATGTGGATGCTTTATGCCACTAAAAGTTCGAATAAAATCAGTCACTTGCCCGCTTAAAAAATGGTAATAAATAGTAATTTAAATTGAGAGGAAAAGTATGAAAAAGTTATATACATTAGTAGGATTTTTGTTTCTTTGTTTGTTTTTACCAGCACAAGCAGCAAAAACACCAGAAGGTGTGACATATGATGCAGTTATTGTCCGTGTGAGTGATGGTGACACCGTAGTTATTGCTGCACCATTCTTACCACCACCATTCAAACAAGAATTGGCTGTCCGTATCTATGGAGTTGACACACCAGAAAAAGGTCACCGTGCTCAATGTCCAAGTGAAGATCAACGTGGACAAGCAGCATCAGCATTCACTAAAAATGCAGTTAATAAATCAGTTAAACGTCAAGCAACACTTTACGGTTGGGATAAGTTCGGTGGCCGTGTACTAGGTGATATTATACTTGATGGCCAGAGTTTACGTGCCATGTTAATTCAGAATGGCTTTGCTCGTGAATACTTTGGTGAGGCAAAACAATCTTGGTGTAACTAAGGAGAATTCAATTGGTAAATGTAGACCATACCTGTGACGCATGTGGTTCAGCGTTTAGTATTCGTTATGAACCAGAGGATACTGAAACAGATCCATCACAATGTCCATTCTGTGGTGAATATATGCACATACCGGATGATGCATACGATGATGAGGAAGATGAATGACATGGTACTATGAACATGCTTTAGGCGAGTTCGAAGAATCCCACATTGGTGACAACGTGGGATTTGTTTACTGCATCACCAACAATATCACAGGACAGAAGTATATTGGCAAAAAGTTATTTACCAAGTCAAAGACCAAACAAGTAAAAGGTAAAAAGAAAAAGTCTAGGGTTTCATCTGACTGGATGGATTACTATGGTTCTAGTGAAGTATTGAAAGAGGAAGTAAAACAGAATGGACCAGAGAATTATACTAGGGAAATTCTGCATCTATGCAAAACCCGTAGTTGGATGTCATATCACGAAACCTACGAAATATTCTCCCGTCATGCCCTATTGAGCGAGCATTATTATAATGGATGGGTATCCTGTCGCATACGTAAAGATCACCTGAAAAAGACTTGACTTTTTGTGCATTGCATCATATAATATACTAAATAACAGTATAGGAGGGCGTAATGCTAAAGAAAATTATAGACTGGTTCACAAGACCACAAATAACCGAAATAGAATACTATATTTCGTCACACAATCCAAAGAACACAGCGGATGTGGAGATGCTAATTAATGAATTTAACTACAAAAGGAAACTACAATGCTTTTAAACACACCACAATTCCCTACATTTTACACATTTAATGATGTAGTGCGTAAATCAGAAAAAGCAGCAGTAAGGATGGTAGACTTACAAAAAGATATAAATGAGCTCACTATTGCCTGTTTAGAGTCAATGACAGATGGATATTTAACTACATATACAAAGAAGATGTCCACCTTCAATACGAACATGGCTGAAGATGCAAAAAAAATCATACAAACAGGTACGCAAAGTGTATCTGGAGATGCTAAGTAAATCGAAGTCTTGGTCACCCATCGCAAGAAATGGATGGGTGATTAAATTCTCAATAATTGGTGATGATATCCTACTGATATTTTTCTCTCAATACACCGCACAAACCATTATCCGTTATTTTAACAATGAGGATGATGCTATTCATTTTATTAATTATATGCTGGTCCGTGATTCCTCTATACTCTCTGATTTTGCCTAATTAACAACAATCCGTTGTATTTCTACAACAAATCCTATCATTACCGCTTGACATTATGGCCCACTCCTGCCATAATAGTAACATGATAAAGAAAAAACGAAATGACCGAAATTACGTTATCTATCTGGTAACTTGCCAAGATACTAACGATACCTATATTGGTGTCACAGTGGCAACAGGACGTGCCTTTTTGAAAAGTGTTAAAATACGCTGGCAAAAACACATGTCACGTGCCAAATGTGAAACAAAAAACTGGAATCTTTGCAAATTCATAAGACGTAACAAAGATGCAACTTTCACATATGAAATCCTAGAGGTAGTCCGTGGTCGGAAAAATGCCTATGCGATAGAACGTGGTTACATTTATGACAATGAACCCACGTTGAATACGTTTTAACCGAATGTTCCGCTTGACATTAATAGCCCATCCCTGTATAATGATTGTATTGAGTGAGAAATAAGGAGAAACAAATGTCACAAGTTATTAGTTATGAAACAGCATTGGAAATGTATGATTCCATGCTGAATGAATGTAACCCAGTGGTTAAAATCGGTTACATCGAATTTGACCCTGCTTATGCGTTGAAGGAATTAGATCCTATCGCATACAATGTAGGTTTTTCTGATTATTGCGCTGACTTAGAGTCGGACGATATCTTTATTGGAGATGAATATTATGTCTAAGCAAATGTTTGGTATGTCCGAGAGTGACATCCGTGAGCAGTATATTAATAGCCTCACCGCACGATTAAGCGGGTTGGAGATGGTAGTTGCTGGTATCCTTAGTGATTGTCAAGAGGAATTGGCTGCTGCTGATAAAAATGAATTTAGAGACCAAAATAGTTTCGAAGCAAAGCGCCGAGAGCGTATCCGTAAGCAATTAAACGTAGCCAAGTTCATTTTGTTTGAGATGATGGACGTTGAAAAAATAGATGAGCGTTAGGAGTAGTATAATGGAAAAACTTTTGTGTAATCGAATTCGTACCCCCGATGGTACAATTCTAGAATCGATGCACCGTCATGACTATGTAACCTATACCGATGCAAACGGCAAGGAATACATGGTCGATGGTGGTTTAGATTATCTCCGTCGGAATGTCCATGAGGATGCACCTTATGAGGAATTGTCGTTATATTGCAATTCTGACCATGAGGTTATACGTGAATGCTTCAAGTGGGGAACACGTGGCAAAGATGGTAAACAACCACTAACATGGCTTGTGCTGAAAGATATGAAAACCGATCATATCGAAGCAATACTTGAAACACAAACTGGATTGCGTGACCACATCCGTCAAGTTTTTATTAATGAATTAAATTTTAGAGGAAATTAAAATGAGTGCATTTAAGGATATGTTGATTGACATTCAAGAATCAATCGAGCGTGGTACAATGACGTACCAACAAATTGCTAATATGTACGGCATTCCTGTTAAGGACGTTATGCTGATAGCCGAGGAATTGATGGATCAATTTGATGATTCACAATTTGACGATTCTATGGACGGTGATTTTGATTCGGCCATGGCAAGTGCAGGTATGGGTACTGACGAGGACTATGGTTATTTTGGCATGGAGGACGAATAATGTTTATTGCCAAACCTAACCTAAATAACACCATGGGAACAGCCGAGTTCCCTACTGAAAAGGAAGCCATCGAGTATCTGGAGAAATATACAGGTATCGAGATGGACTTTGAGGTAGTGCGAAGAAAAGACAAAACGACCGGTAAGAGCAAGGTGATATCACGTACCTCGGACTGGTATTTACTAGGAAAATTAACCAAATCCAATGGATGACAATCAAGACGACCTCAAGAAACAATTAGAGGCTCACAAACCTAAAAAGAAAAAACTTACAGTACCAGAAGGATTCCTCGAGGAAGCAAAATCATACGAGGGTAAACTCATGGCTGTCAAGATTATAGCAGAGCGAGAGAAATCCAGAGTTCTTTTGATGATTAAAAAGATGCTCGAACCTCAACCTGAACCACCGAAAAAACGTATTGAACCAACGCTAGAACCACTTAAACCCGTCACTAAAAAGAAAAAATAATTATGTTCATGTTTGACATTGAAACCCTGGGAGTCGATTCTAATGCTGTGATATTATCATTGGCATGTATCTACTTTGATCCCGATTCTAATCCAACCTACAAGGAATTGAAAGAATCCGCATTTTTCGTCAAATTGAACGCCAAGGATCAGGTAGAACGACTAGGACGGAAAATTGACCGTGATACCGTCGCTTGGTGGGCTAAGCAATGTGATAATGTAAAAATCAAGTCATTGAAACCGTCACCGAATGACGTACTACCAGAACGAGCGATTGGTATGCTACGTGAATGGGCTGACAGTAAAAACGACAAAAAATGCTACGTATGGGCTCGAGGTAACCTAGATGAACTATTATATCGTGCTCTAGAATTTCAGATTACTGGTAACCGTGATGATACGGTATTTGCGTATAATCGCTGGCGAGACGTCCGCACGGCCGTAGATTTTCTGACTGGTTCAAGCAATGGTTACTGTAAGGTTGACCATCCTGAATTTAATAGTGAAATTGACGTGACCAAGCATGATCCCGTTGATGATTGTGCTCTGGACATTATGATGCTAATTTATGGAGTGAAAAAATGAAAAATGTATACGTGGTAATAGAACACATACCGTATGAGGGTGATACGGTCATGCGAGTGTATGAAAACAAGGATGATGCTGAAGCTCATGCTAAGTATCTAGAGGAGTCCGAGACCTCAGGATATTTTGAGTATAAAGTGATGGAAGAAAAATTATGGGTTCACGTACCAGAATGGTCACTAGCCAATGATGACCATAGATGATTACAAGTCCTTGACGGACCCAACCTTTGTGAGACCGGTCAATTTTTATGTTGTCGCTGGTAATTATAACGAATACCTAGAGTATGCGAAAAACCATGCTGTAAAGTATCCAGATGAAAAGAGACGGATATTATTTGTTCAAGACCAAGAGACTTTTCGTGGTACAGAAAATCCTGAGGGTATACTGATTGGTACATGGCGTAACCGATTAGATATAGATCAAGTCCTATATGCTCTATACTTGGCCAAGAAAGATAAAGAAGAATCCAAGAAAATAAGAGACTTATTTAAGAGGATTAATTTGCCATGAACGAAGTAATAATCTCCGGTATCATTACAGTTCTAATGATAGCCATTCTATTCTACGTCGGTCTAACCCTATGAGATCAATAATATTCCTAAGTAAAGAAAAAATACATTCGACCACTGGTAATGCATCTGGCTATAAGCATACATTCATAGCACCATTCCATCTTTCAATGGATGACCATTCATTACCTTTCAAGGAATTATCTAATAGAATGGCTATGGCATTACAGAGAAATAATATGTTACTTCAGCAATCAAACTGGGATGAAATGACTATCCTTTACACTAAGTTAAAATGACCGACAGATATAAAGAAAAGACCTGTCCAAACTGTAATAAAACGCATAAAAAACGTGGTATATACTGTGGTCAATCCTGCGCTAATGCTATGCGTGATATATCCGATGAAACAAAGAAAAAACACGCTCAGAATACAGTAGAATACTATAGAACACCAGAGGGAATTGCGAGTGCTAGACTTGCTTCCATTAGAATGACGACCGGTGATAATATAACAGTCGAGGACTTTGCTATCGATATACCAGAATTCCGTGAGATCAACGAAGCAGACTATGGCCAATGGGATAAAGCAGAGGATTGGTAAGCTGTAGTAACTGAAGCGGTCGGGCTGCTGTCCAAATTGCCTCAAATGCGAATGATTCTCATTTACTAAATGGACTAGGGGGAACGACGGATTATTACTAGTTTGGCAAGTGACCCAGGGTGTTTCCATTATATTATGTCAAGCGATTTGCGGTGACGACCCAGGATGTTGCGGAAATACAACGAATCTTTTTCATTTTTCTTCCATTTAGTGGTTGACATAAAGGCCCACTTTGGATATAATGTTTATATTGAGTGAGAAATAAGGAGTGCCGAAATGTTAACCAATACTGATAGAATTGTGACAATGATGCTGGCGGATGTTGCCATAAGTGACATTGCTGTCCGACTTGCCATTACTGAAACAGAAGTTGTCGAAGTAATAAGAGAAACCCTAAAAGAATTAATTCTTGGTGAATAAAATGGAAACTATTGAAATTGTGTTTTTATTGGCAACTATTGTCGGTGCGGTATATATTTTGATGGACGCTCTATTTGACCGCAACTAAACGCTTGACATAAAGCGGACCTTTTGATATAATGATTGTGTTGAATAAATGATTAAGGAGAAACAAATGGCTAAGACCAATTCTTTTGCAGCTACCCAACTGAAGCAAGCTCGTGCTGAGATTAAAATGCTTCAGATCCGTGTTAAAAATCTAATGTGGGATGTCAAACAGGAAAGGGAAGCGGCACGTAATGAGCGTGTTTCCATCCGTGCAACTAAGCTGGCAGAGACCGAAGCAAAGCGTGCCGAACGTATTGCCAAGTTGGAAGCTAAGTTAGCTGCAATGAAAGCACCAAAGGTAGGGATCGCTGCCAAAAAGGCAAGTCGTAAACCTTCCAAAGTTACCGTTACCAAGGTGGCATAATGATTAGCGCTGCGGAAGCATTCCTTTATGATATCGATTATTTGATTAACGACCAAGGCGAGTCCGTAGAGCGTACCGCCTTCATCATGGGATGCTCCGAAGCAATGGTGCTAGACGGCATCCAGATCCTGCGAGATGCCTTCAGCGAGACCGTACAGTAGCAACACCCAGGGCAATGGCCGCACCGCACCAGTGGCCATCACTAGCCCCCCAAAAGACAGTCCACAAGATACTATCCGGTGGCCACTAAAGCCCGATAAGAATCTAAGGTGGCCAACGAATACGAATTCCCGTTTTACCATAGAGAATCGACCAAGAATTTTTTTTCTAGTAAAAATCACATAATACTAAGGACTACCAGAATGTCACAGAATACCACAGAGTTTACCATTGAGCGTTATACTATTGACCTCCGTCGTAAAGATGGTCTCCGTCTAATTGATAAGATGGACTACCTTCCCTCCACTATGGAGCATCTGGATCGTGCCGTGAGTCTCATGGAAGATGACGGTTATATCATTAATTACTTTCCTACCTACACTACAGAAAAGAACCTCTTGACCGGTGAGTTATATCAAGAGCGTACCGACACACCTAGTTTCTGTTCCCCTTCATCCGAATCATTCTGGAGCATGTAATGAACAAACGAATCCAAGAACTAGCAGAACAGGCTGGGATTACTCTCCCTGCTGATACTGAATACAATGGTCACATATACCGTAACGCATTGGAAAAGTTTGCCAATTTGATTATTGATATCTGTAGAAATATTGCCGAAGATGGTTTCCATGAAGAAATAGACGGTCAGGAAATTAATGATAAAATAGCACGATACTTTAAAGGGTAATATGAATGACCGAATTCGAATGGTGGTTCAACCTACAATAGACTGGATACACGATGATTTTAAATCTAATTCTTTTCGTTTTTGCGTTGAGTTGTTTGCTTGGTCCATTAGTTTGGGATGTGCTATCACTATGGCAATGACAGTCCCAAACCCTCCTTTACTCCAAATGTATCCTGCTTGGATTCTTGGTTGCGCTATGTACGCTTGGGCTAGTTATTCTAGAAAATCTTTTGGTATGTTGGTTAATTATATGCTGTTAGTAACCATTGACAGTATAGGTTTATACAGATTGCTTGCATAGGAGAATTATATGAAACAGAATATAGTTGATGTTTTCCCTGGAATCCAGATATTTGATAAAGAACCAGTTGTCGTAAAAAATCCTTTCTCGGGCGTCGGTTTCACATTAAGCCCCGAGGAGGTCGCCGTATACGACTATCTAAAAGGGTGTGAGATGTTAGGTGATTATACTGGTGTGCAAAAAGGTGTCGATTGGTTCATTGAGAATAACTGTGCGGCATACATGGCTCTGTTGGATTGACAATAAAGCGGAATTCTGTTATACTTATTCACATAAAGGATAACGATGAATGAATAATGAACGAATACAACAATTAGCAGATCGTGCTGGTATCGAGTGGGATGACAAATATCATTACTTTGTAAGTGCTGCAACTATGCGACTATTCGCACAATCCGTAGCACAAGAATGTGCTGATATCGCATTACGTGAAAGCCATGATCCATATGAATGTATCATGAAACACTTTGGTCTGGAAACGGCTAACTCCACATTTAGAAGTCGGTCTACGTATTTTGGAAACAATCCGTGAATGATGATTTAGTTTATCGATTGAGAAAGCGTGCCGAGATTCGTAGGCAGATACCTGGACGTAAGTCTGTGGAAGAAGGTACACCAGATAGAATCGCTGACTTGTTGGAAGAAGCAGCAAATGAGATTGAGAGGTTACGTAATGGTAACTAAATCCGTAGTATATTTTAAAGAAGAACAAAAGTTTGGAAGTGGCCTGTGTGTGGTTAACCATGACTTTCCTGGCCATAGAGAGCAAGTGTATTATGCACCATTCACATTAAGTGAAGCAGATACTATCTACATAGAGAATATTGGTCCGGTAAACAAAGAATTAAGAAAACAATTAAAAGCCCGTATGAAAGAAGCAATAACCATTAAAGGATATACTTTCCATACGGTGCATTGGAATTCTCAATTAGTCCTGTATTTTAAAAGGAATCCAAATGGATGAAAAAGAAAAGATGGAAGTGTATTATGCATGGCGTAATGCAGAATCATATCAATTGCCTATGACAGAGGAAGGTATGAAACTGGCAGATGCCCGATACTACGGTTTCCGTAAAGGTTGGGCATATGCGAAGTTCTTTGCCGAACATGGTCATACTGATATGAAAGAACATAACGAAAGGTATGATGATGAGTCCTGAACTAGAAAAAAAACTGGTTGACAAATACCCTAAACTGTTTTCGTCTAAACAGTTTTTTGGCTTTGAGTGTGGAGACGGGTGGTACGATATACTCGACTATCTGTGCGGAGCAATATCGGAGTATACCTATTTAGATGTTATGTCTAAATCACCCTATGATTCCAATGAGATATACGTTGACCAAGTAAAAGAAAAGTTTGGTCAGTTGCGTTTCTACTTGTCGAAGGAAGATGATGTTATGCATGGCATGGTATCGATGGCAGAATACATGTCGGCTCACACCTGTGAAATATGTGGTAATCGTGGTAAGACCCGTGATGGTTCGTGGTTGGTAACTCTGTGCGATAAACACGATGAAGCACGAATCGGAAAGATGGTAGAATGAACATTCGATGGCGTGAGATAGCAGTAACCTGTTGGGATGAACGAATGGATGGTCTACACTTTGACCAAGAAAAATTCGCCAAGTTGATTATTCAGGAATGTGCTGACTTGTATACACATGATGATGTAATGGCTCCTGTAGGACAAAGTGCATGGGGTGAAGCGTATCAGGATGGATGGATTGAAGGTACCAAGGCTTATCGAGAAACTATGTTAGAACATTTTGGGATAAAAGATGACAGAAATATTTGATTGGAAAGAAAGAGGATCAACATACTATTACTACGTTGTGAAAACTGGTAAAATTGTTGGTACAGTATCAAAATTAATGTCAAATGAAATTTGGATAGGACTAGTCTACACCGGAAAATACACATTTACTCTGGATGACGAATGCCATTTAGGTCAATACATTGATGTGAGCTTTGCAAAGGAAGCAGTTATGCATTTTTGGGATATTCAGAACCGTACATTATTGGAAAATCGATGATTTATTTTTATGTTTTCACCGGTGTCTTTTTTTCTTTACCATATATACTTAAATTATGTCTCTACTTAATATAATAATCTTTGGTTTCTTTACAGTTTGGTGTTGGAATGCCTCTGTAAAGGCATTTGATGAAGGACGTACTGGTTGGGGATGGTTTTCTTTAATTGTTTCAGCCTTTAATGGAGCGTCTTTTGTTTTTGAACTTGGAAAAATAACGTGACACTAGGTGAATTATTACTTTTTTTCATTGTTTTTGGAATCGTTGGGTTTATTGCAGCTAAAATTTGGCTCAAATACCTCGATGAGGAACTAGATCAACAATAAAAATGAAAGACCTACTAAAATACCTTCCTCAGATCCTCGAATTTATTCCGGATTTGATGAAAAACCTCAAGGGTATCGTCATACTCTTTTTTGTTTTGGGAATTTTAGGCGGACTTGGGTATCTTGGGTACATTTTTGTGATGAATTACAAGGATCCTTACAAATGTGTGAGCAATCAGCTTTACAAACAGGTTTCAATGGACTCCGATGTGTATCTTTTTGTAGGTGATTATTGCGTTGACGGAAAATCGGAGTAATTTTTTATTTTTAAGTGTTGTAAAAATACAACACGCTTGACATAAAGGTCGTTTTTAGATATAATATGAAACTTGACCATATATCTAAATATTATATTATGAAAACGACAACAAAACCACGCAACCTAGTTGCCAAAGATTTAACATCGGGAAAATACAATTGCCGTCGTCACCGTACGGGCAAGGACTATATTCGCTCGATGGAAAAAAACAAAACTTTTAAGGAAATGCGACAATATGCAATCTAATGCTCCGAGGGAGTATGATGGCTTTTATTTTCTACCTCATTACGAGGGTGAGGATGAAGGTCTAAGGTTTGATTTTTTTCGATTTAGTGATGAATACGCAAATGGCGTAAAAAAGGACCATTGTGAAATGGGTGATATGTACCACATTGTTTTTATAACACAAGATGATGAGGGTGATCCTGTTTTTGATGAAAATTTTGATGCCATTTTCGTTGACCCAGTGGAATATGTGAATAATTTGTTGGGTGCTGACCTTTTCGGTTGTGTTATAAGAAAAACCGATAAATCTGAAAGATGGTTAGAAAAATACTTGACAAGAATCAAAGAATCGAGTAAACTGAGAAACATTAAGAGTGACATTCAATCTATTGCGGATAATTAATTATGGAAAATTTTGATTTTAGTACAGAAGCAACCAAAGAATTTATTTGGGACAAATTAAACGAAGGTGTCATCTCGGTATTGTTTACGAAAAAAGATGGTACTGAGCGTTTGATGAAATGTACCTTACATGAGGACTACGTTCCAGAACTTAAAGGTACAAAACCAATAAATCCAGATGTAATTGCGGTTTATGATGTTGAAGCATTGGGCTGGCGGTCATTCCGTTGGGATTCTATTAAAAATGTTACTATCAAGGTGAAGTATGAACCACAAACAGTTTGATTTAGAGCAAGGCATTTTAAATTGCTGGAATATTTGCGAGGATATGAAAATCATCGCTGAGAATGTTTTAGAAGCAAAAACTGTTGACCGTGATAAACTAGCTAATATATTGATTGGTTTGTCGGACTTGTATCAATTAAAGTTTGAGAAAACTTTTAGTGATTTTGAGGAAACAAGTAAATATTACTATGACCAAAGAAAAAAATTACAAGAAGTAATAGGCAATATCGAAGATCGCCACGTTTTTTAATAAAAAGTTTTATAAATAAAAGTATGAACAAAATCCTCTCTACAATTAGTAAGCAACATACCCCGATGACGAATTGGTCAGAGGGCTATTGCGCTCGCAGTTTTGATGGGGGTTTTGTATAGTAGGCTAATGTAATCTTATAGTCTCTATACAAAACCCGAATCTAACCAGTTCGGGTTTTTTGTTTTTGGAAGTGTGGCTGAGTGGTTTAAGGCAGCGGTCTTGAAAACCGTCGTATCGAAAGGTACCGTGAGTTCGAATCCCACCACTTCCGCCAGTAATGGAAATATGGCTGAGAGGCTTAAGGCAGCGGTTTGCTAAACCGTCGATCATGTTAAAATGGTCCGTTGGTTCGAATCCAACTATTTCCGCCAGTTATGGTTAGGTGGCTGAGTGGTCCAAAGCAGCAGTCTGCAAAACTGTAAAACCGTCGGTTCAAATCCGACCCTAACCTCCATTATTAAAATGGAAACATGTTGTCAAAATGATACTGTTGTATTTACGCAACAAACTAATTGTTGACATATAGCGGGTCTTTTGATATAATAGATTTTGTTGAGTTGATAGAGAAAAAGAAAAAAGTGTTGTTTTTATACAACAAACTAATTGAAATAAGTTGTTGACATATAGCGGGTCTTTTGATATAATAGATTTTGTTGAGTTGATAAAGAAAAAAAACAGACAAGTGCGGTCTGTCTCTGTAAAGAGTTAAGCAAGGGTTTGGTGCAGTAATGACTTCGGCACCATGTAATAGTCAGTTCCTTGTTAGCATTAGATCAGATGGTAGGCAACTACCCAATGGTTGTAGGTGACGATGGGCTTTATAGGAACCTTCAAGATTTTAAAAAAAACGGAAATGAGCAATCCGTCTCTGAAAAGAGTTTAACAAGGGTGTGGTGCGTTAATACTGCTTCGGCATCACGTAATAGCGATCCTTGTTAATGTTCGAGATCAAACGGCATAGGAAATACTACACAAGTTTGTGTAGTACGTAGCTATGACAATGGTTGTAGGTGACGATGGGATTCTATAGGAACCTTCAGATTATTATCGGTTGTGGGTATACGGGTACAGGAACCCTCAAGAATTTATGCACCGTTCGTCTATCGGTTAGGACCCCGCCCTTTCACGGCGGTAAGAGGAGTTCGATTCTCCTACGGTGTACCAGTTTATTTTTTAGGAGAGTCCATTATGGACAGCGATAAGAGTATTAACAAAACGAAGGAGCTATAGTCAAACGGTTAAGACAGCGGACTTTTAATCCGTCAGGTCAGGGTTCGAATCCCTGTGGCTCCACCATAGTAAAGCATATTTCAGGTTGGACTATTTCTAGAATAGTTATTTGGGTCGGTAGATGGGATTTGATGCCTAATCGAGACTAAGATACGGAGTATGCTTTACTATGGTTCAGATGGGAATTGGTGAAATGGTATCACACCGGATTTTGATTCCGAGGTTGTAAGTTCGATCCTTACATTCCCTGCCATCTATAATTAGACGGTATGTTTGAGTTCTGCAAACTCCTAGAGTTAATTGTGGTTGACTTGCATACCGTGACAATCTAATGAGTTCATCCAGTATGAATAGTTAGGCATTAGTTTTTACTTGAGTTATGGCAAGTGGTCCATAAACAGGAGTGTAACCTGATAGGCATAGAAAATAAATGCTTAACGTGATGAGCCAGTTTTGACCGTGGGCTTTAGGCAAGAAACACATAAGAAAACGGCAGGCGCTAAACAAGATTACAATCGCCTAGGTAATCAAGAATATGGTTCCAAAGTGTTCATGGACGCACGTATGCCTGTCACGCATAAAGAAGGGGATCGTTACCCCTTGGGACCGCCAAAGTATTTTTAACTGATGGAGATAAAATGAGTAAAGTTTACTTAGGTCGTTTTAATCAGTATAAAGTTGGCACTAGAATTGCCACTGGTATGAAAGAAGCAAAGTTTTATCAACGTGGTTATATGTTGATGAGCGGTAAAGAATATAAGATTGAAAAATTAAACAAGATTGTCCGAGTGTGGCACGATATTGATGAAGGTTTTATTGTAGTATAAAATTCTATTCCGAGATAGCTCAGCGGTAGTAGCAGTTGACTGTTAATCAATTGGTCGTAGGTTCGATCCCTACTCTCGGAGCCAGTTTCAATGGAGATGCGGCGCAGTTGGAGAGGCGCGGCTGACTGTAAATCAGTTCTTTCGGGTGAGTAGGTTCGAATCTTACCATCTCCACCAATGGTGTCTATAGTGTAGTGGAAGCATTGCTCTCTGTGAAAGAGTAGGTACGGGGTCGGTACCCGTTAGACACCCCAAGGTTAAGTTTACAATGGCAGCATTTTAAGTTTACAATGGTAGCGTTTTAAGTTTACAATCGGTCTTTAGTAAAATGGATATTACGGTTGGCTACGAACCAGCAAGTGGGAGTTCGATTCTCTCAGGACCGGCCATAATGAAATACATTTCGATGCTGTTCCGCGGCAGCGACCAAAAAGAGAGAAGTGTATTTCATTATGGTAATGTAGCACAGCGGTAGTGCAGCTCCTTCATACGGAGTTGGTCGGGAGTTCGAATCTCTCCATTACCACCAATGCCGATTTAGCTCATCAGGTAGAGCAGTTGATTTGTAATCATCAGGTGGTGGGTTCGAGTCCTGCAATCGGCACCAGAATTTATCGGAGTGTGGCGCAGTCTGGTAGCGCACCTGCTTTGGGAGCAGGGGGTCCAAGGTTCGAATCCTTGTACTCCGACCAGTATTAATGGGGGTGTAGCTCAGCTGGGAGAGCGGTTGCTTTGCAAGCAATAGGTAGCGGGTTCGAGTCCTGTCACCTCCACCAATGCCGATTTAGCTCAGTGGTAGAGCACCGTCTTGATAAGGCGGGGGTCCTTGGATCGTTCCCAAGAATCGGTACCAGTTTTATTGCGGGTTAGGGAAGTGGTCATCCCGTTAGGCTCATAACCTGAAGATCGTTGGTTCGAATCCATCACCCGCAACCAACAAAGGTGAACTATGAAAAAAGTTATTGACATTGACGAAGTAAAAGAGTATATTAGTCATTGTGGTCCAGATACTAAGATTTATCTTGGTGCGGACTCTGAACGATTTCAGATAGGTAAAGAATGGTTCGCCGATTATATTTTAGTTGTCGTTATACATATTGATGGATGCCATGGTTGTAAAATCTTTGGTTCTGTTGAGCGTGAGCGAGACTATGAGGTAAAGAAAAGTAAACCACGTATGCGTTTAATGAACGAGGTTTATAAAGTTGCTGACTTGTATTTGAAAATGGCAGATATACTTGAGGATTTTGAAGTCGAGGTTCACCTTGATATCAACCCAAGTGAGATGCATGGTTCAAGTTGCGTTATTAATGAAGCGATAGGTTACATTCGTGGTATGTGTAATGTTATACCACTTGTAAAACCAAAAGCATTCGCAGCAAGTTATGCAGCAGATAGATATAAAAGTTTTGCAGGTTAATGCGGGAATAGCTCAGTTGGTAGAGCGTGTGCTTGCCAAGCATAAGGTCGAGAGTTCGAGTCTCTTTTTCCGCTCCAGTATTACGGTGTGGCGTAGTGGCAGCGCAGGAGTCTCCAAAACTCTTAGTGGGGGTTCGATTCCCTCCACCGTAGCCAAGTTTAATGCGGGATTAGTTTAATGGTAAAACGAAAGCCTTCCAAGCTCTAGTCATCAGTTCGATTCTGATATCCCGCTCCAAGTTTTATGCACCGTTAGCTCAGCGGTAGAGCAACTCCCTTACAAGGAGAAGGTCTGCGGTTCGATCCCGTGACGGTGTACCATGCTACTTTAGCTGATGTGGTCATAGCGGCGGTTTGAAGAACCGTTGAACGTGGTTCGATTCCACGAGGTAGCACCAAGTTATGCGCTGGTGACGGAACTGGTATACGTGTTGGTCTTAGAAACCAAATTTTAGGAGTTCGACTCTCCTCTGGCGCACCATGGGCCTTAAGCATAAGTGGTATAGGCAACCGACTCATAATCGGTAGACAGTTGGTTCGAATCCAACAAGGCCCACCAATCTGGCGTTAGTTCAATGGATAGAACAGTAGCCTTCTAAGCTATAAATGCAGGTTCGATTCCTGCACGCCGGACCAGATTAATGATTATCACTAGGGTTTTGAATATACCCTTTTGTTAAATAGTGAAGCAGTACCAACCAAGGAGAAACTTATGAAATGGACTACCCCCTCAGCACAAGATATGCGTTTTGGTTTTGAAATCACAATGTATATTGCAAATCGCTAAAAAGAAAGGACCTTAGGGTCCTTTTGCATTTGTTCTTGTTGGTTTAATTCTAATTTCAGAATCATCCTTTACACTACTGATGGCGTGTTCAATCCTTCTAGCTAAACTTTCATCCGTAGTCACTAGGATCAAACTATTTCCTTTTTTAGTTCTCACGTAATAATGTTTTTCGTTATCAAATTCTTCAACGTATAGCATTTACTTTAATCCTTATACCCCGGGATTTCACAATCAACCCATTTTAGATTATTATATTTTTCGTACAACCAACCACCTTTAGGAAGTAAGCATCGACCTAACTCTGGTGAATGCTCTATCCGCACTTGAACGACTGCCCAAACTAACCAAACAAAATAGATTATAAAAATTGTAGCAATTCCGTATTTCCATGCTTCACACTTAATTTTATTAATTCGCTTTATTTTTCGTATTGCAGCTTCTCTTTCATTTTGCATTTTAATACGAATGGCAATACTTTGTTCCTCTTGAATCTTTACCATCATCTTTTCGACTTTAGTATACAAATCACCTAACTCAGGAGGACTCTGATACACCATAATCTCACGGAGTTCTGCTTGCATTGATTGGAGTTTAGATTGCATCAAAACTCTTTGTAATGCACGTTTCCCTACACTATGCGGACCTTCATAAACTTCATAAGCATGCCTTTCTTCCTCTTGGAAGATTGCCATACAAGTTGCCATGTTCTCAAAGTAAGCACCTAGGTTTTCGCCAATAATTGTATAGATATCATCAGGTTGTTTTTTGCTTAGTTCAATTACCCGATTTTTTTCTTGGATGTACTGATTATGTTCAGCAACGGTAGGAGGGCGATCTTTATGGGCGGAATGAAACTGGGACTCAAGGTCACCTAAAATTCCTTTTACGTCACTTGCCGCAGACGCAATTTCTTTGTATAATTTACATCCTTGTTTGACGGCAGCAACAGCACCATTCGCCAATGCAAAGAGGGTAATCGGATCCATTTATGTTTACCGTTATTTTGTTGTAAATAGGCAACATAATAAACCATAACGGTAAACAATACACTTGACACACCTACATATTTATGATACTATAACACATAATGTAAATTTAGGAAAAGGTATGATTAAAACTCGCACAATTATCCAAGAACCAGACGTTAAAGGTATAAGTCTAGACCAGACTACTTTATCGGCAACTTTGAACTGGTACAATCAAAACAAGGACTCTAAAGATTCCCAAAAGTATGCGTCCGACTATCTGAAGAAAAAGCATAAGATTAGTGCTGATTCGGTATTGAAGTATCGAGGTACTACGTTTGGGTACGTTTGTCGTATTTTGACAAATGGTGGGATTCTATCTGACAAGGATCAATCGTGGTTTGATTCTGAACTGGAGAGTTTAAAATCTGACCTGAAGAAAGTAAAAGAAGAAGTACCTGTCGAAAAAACGAATGTGATTAACATTCAGGACAGGATTCGTGAAAAGGCAAAAGAGTACATTGGTGAAATGGAAGGTCAGATTGATGATTTGATTATCTCCAACTTTTCTTCAAATGTTTCACCGTACGGTATAATGCATACAATGGAAGTAAAAGGTGCATACACAAAGTTTATCGTTGACCACTTCAAAACTCGCCGTGCAGAATTTGATGAGGTATTGAATACAAAGGACAATGAATTAAAAGAAGCATATTCAAACTTTACAAAACCTAATCTAAAGAAATTGATTGCTTATTGTGACCAAGTTATTCTTGATTGTGGAAAACTTTCTAGCACAGCAGTTAAATCACGTAAGCCACGTAAACGTAAGGTAAAGAGTGCGACCGAATTAACTGCAAAGATGAATTACTGTAAAGAATTCGCAGAGTTAAAACTTACGTCAATTAAACCTACTGATATTATTGGAACCTTACAACTATGGGTGTACAATACCAAAACTAAAAAGTTAGGTGTGTATAATGCAGAAGATGCCGGAGGTCTATCGGTAAAAGGTAGTTCTATTCAAAACTTTTCGGAAACTAAATCTGTACAAAAAACTTTACGCAAACCTGCGGTAACTTTACCTGAAGTATTAAAAGGCGGTAAAGTTGTGTTGCGTAATATACTAACCGACATTCGTGCTGTTGAATCAGCCTTGACAGGACGAATAAATAATGATACTATATTACTTCGTTCTGTAAAATAAATTGGAAAAATAATGATTATCTTTGACTACAATCAGGTTGCCATTTCAAACTTGATGGAACAAATCGGTTCATCCAAAGCACCGGTTGAAGAAAATTTGGTACGCCACATGATATTGAATACTATGCGTACCTATATCAAACGATTTAAAGAATCTCACGGACCAGAGGTAGTCATTGCATGTGACAATCGTAAATACTGGCGCCGTGAAATATTTCCACACTACAAAGCATCACGTAAGAAAAACCGTGATGCATCTGGACATGATTGGAATTCTATCTTTGAGTGTTTACACAAAATCAAAGAAGAACTAAAAGAATATTCTCCTTACAAGGTAATTGATGTTGATGGAGCAGAAGCTGATGATGTTATAGCATCGTTGGTTCTGAAGTATTCTCCGCATGGTAAGATCATGATTCTATCTTCCGATAAAGACTTTGCACAATTGCAAAAGTATCCTAACGTGGAACAGTTCTCACCAATCCTAAAAAGATATATCAAAGAACCACTACCTTCGGTTCAGTTAAAACAAATGATTATCCGTGGTGACAAAGGTGACGGTGTTCCTAACATTCTAACCAAGGATGATGTGTTTGTTGTTGGTGGTCGTCAGAAACCAATCACCGAAGCAAAGATAATTAATTGGTTGAATCAAGATCCCACCGAATTTTGTAATGAAGAAATGCTTCGCAACTATTCTAGAAATGAATCGTTGATTGACTTAACAAAAATACCACAAACAATCGTGTCAGAAATACTAGATAAATACGAGAGTACACAAGCTAAAACAAAAAGTGTATTCATGAATTACATGATTGCAAATAAACTAAAAAATCTCATTGAGGTTTTGGATGAATTTTAACATAGGAAAATTATGAACCAAGGTAGATTATACTTCGAAATATTCGAGGAGTTTGAGAAAGCATCGGGAAAGAATAAAATTGAGGTTCTGCGTAAGTATGAATCTAAAGCTTTTAAGAACTTCCTTTGTTGCGCTATGTCACCCAGTATCACTTTTGACATTAAAGAAATTCCAGTATTCAGACCTGCTGTAGAACCTGCTGGGTTAAACTTTGTTTACATCGAACAAGAAATGACACAGGTCTACAAGTACATCACAAATCACCCAGCAAAACCCGTTGGTATTACATTAAAAAAACAAATGGAATTATTGGTGGTTACATTAGAATCTTTGCATAAAGATGAAGCAGAATTATTTGCTAACATGTTTAGAAAATCATTAAAGGTACGTGGATTAAATGCAAAGATTGTGAAAGAAGCATTTCCGGATCTTCCATTAGAGGTGTAACATGAGTAAAGGTTCAAAGCCTAGACCTATTGAAATACCAAGGGATGATTTTGAAAAAAACTGGGACACTATATTTGAAAAGGTGACTAATGAAGGTAGCTGTGGTAACGCCAACTGTAGGTGCAAAACAACTGGAACAATGTGTCCAAAGTGTTCAGAACCAAACGTATAAAAATTTAACTCATTATGTATTTGTTGATGGAAAGCAATTTAATAAAAGCGTGGATGAGCTTACAACGGGACTTCCAAATATTCAGCGTGTTTATTTGGAAGAAAACGTCGGTAAAGGTTGGTATGGTCATCGTGTATACGCTGCATCTTCTTTCTTGGTTAACGCTGATGTCATATGTTACCTTGATGAGGACAATTGGTTTGATATACATCATGTTGAGGACTTGGTCAGCGTTCTTGAAAAGGGCAATGATTGGGCTTATTCGTTAAGGAAAATTTATGATAAAGATGGTGAGTTCGTTTGTAATGATGAATGTGAATCGCTTGGTAAATGGCCTATCTACTTTGATGATAGAGCCTTTCATATCGATACTAGCAGTTTCGCTGTTCGCCGTAATGTTGCAGTCCAAATAGGACATGCATGGTATGGGCAATGGGGTGCGGATCGTCAATTCTTTAATGCTATCAAACAACACTTTCCTAAGTTTGATTGTACGAGGAAACATTCAATGTGTTATCGTTTAGATGGTAACGAGAATTCTGTAACAAAAGAATTCTTCATTGAAGGCAACAAAGCAAATCATCAAAAATATAATTCACAATTACCCTGGTTACAAGAACCTAAGGGTGAACTGATTGGTCCTGGGATAACATTAATATGAAAACAGCATTGATTACTGGTGTATCGGGTTATCTCGGTTCGCACGTTGCAAAAGAATTGAAGAAGGCAGGATGGAAAGTTATTGGGTTAGATATAGTTCATACAATTAATCCTTACATCGATATTTTTTACTTGTGTAATATATCGGATGCTGTCTCGCTAGATGAATTGTTCAGTAGGGTAAAAATCGACACAGTTTTTCACTTTGCAGGATTGATTGAAGTTGGTAGTTCAGTTAAAAATCCTGCTGGGTATTGGAAAACAAATGCCGGTGGAACAATCAATCTTTTAGATATTATGAAACGTCATAAAGTAGAAAATATTCTTTATTCATCTACTGCTGGGTTGTATGAAACAAATAGTATTTTGCTTAATGAAGAATGTCCTCTCAATCCAGACAACAATCCATACGCAGGAAGTAAGTATGTAGCAGAAATTGCGATTAAACAGTCGGGATTGAATTATCAGATTTTTAGATACTTCAATTTAGCAGGTGCTGATCCTGACGGTGAGTTTGGTGAGAATCATTTTCCTGAAACACACTTGATTCCACGAATCTTTGAAAATCTAAATAACTTCACAATTTATGGCAATGACTATGATACAGTAGATGGCACTTGTGTTAGGGATTATGTTCACGTATCCGATGTTGCCGAAGCACATGTATTGGCTGCAAACAATTTAAATAACCTCACAATCAATCTAGGTACCGGAGTAGGATACTCGGTAAAAGAGATAGTCAACTTGGTAGAATTTGTAACGGGTAACAGAGTTAATTTCACTTTCGGTGAAAGACGAGGTGGTGACCCATCACAACTAGTTGCCGATATCACTCTTGCCAAAGAGTGCTTGCACTACCGTCCCAAACATAGTATAGTTTCTATTATTGACACAGCATATAAATGGCATTCACAAAATGAAAAAAGAACCGATACAGTTTGAATCTAATCACTTCCTTACTGGTGATATTAATAACGAAAATATAGAATCTGCAATGAAGTGGGTAGTCGATGCAAATGAAAAAAAAGTTCCAAGTATAATATCATTATATATTAATTCAGATGGTGGTGATCTGGCAGGTGCTTTTGCATTAATTGACGTTATGCGTGTATCCGCAGTTCCCGTTTCAACTATTGGTATTGGGAATATAATGAGTTCTGCTTTTATGATATTTGCTTCTGGAACAAAAGGACATCGTGCAATATCAAAAAACACTAGCATAATGATGCACCAATTTCATCATGACTTTGGTGGCAAGTATCATGACATAAAAGCATTCTCACAAGAATTTGATCGTATTAATCAAAGAATGCTTAATACGCTTATTGATTGTAGTGGTATGTCAGAAGATGATGTAAGGAAGTATCTACTTGGACCAACTGATTCTTGGATTGATGCGTATCAGTTGAAAGAGTATGGAATTGCTGACTATATTTTTTAAGGGGAGTTAAATAGTCAAATGTTAGCGGGCGGAAGTAAATACCAGAAACCGGTCAAGACGAAATTCAAAAAGAATCTAGACCGTGAAGTTTTAAAATCAGAAAAGAAACGTCACCACGATAAAACTTTATATCGCTTGGCCAAAGAGGAAAAGGAAGAACATGTTACATTCGACAAATCGTAAGGAAGCAATTGTTTCTGAATTAGTTGATTTGGAAGGTAAGATTGCTGATGCACAAAATAATCGATATGACCTCAAAAAAGAATTGGCAGAAATTCGCCGTAAGGAAATTGAGGAATCGATGAATGAAAATACCCAACAGTTACTAAAAGGTTAACATTTAGTCCTGTTGTTTTTATACAACAGGGCTTGACATAATACCTATTTTTTGTTATGATTGTAGAATGAAAACTATTCCTACAGTCGGTTCGGAAGTAGAGGTTACTGTCCGTTATCCAAATTATAATTACTTTACTAGTAATTGTCAACCTTTTAACGACACCACATACAAGGGTGTCGTTGTCAAAAATGCAAAATGGATTGCACAGGATTGCTTTTGTGTCAAAACTGACAACAAAGTTTATCCTTTGTCAATTATCACTTTGTCAAAAGTTCATGATATCAAAATACTAAAAGGCGATGTTGCCAAAATAAGAAAATTCAAGGTACTCGGTACCAAGGGTCATACTTATTTGATAACATTGTCAAATGGACACTATTCCTGTCATTGTATTGGTTTCCAATATCACAACAAATGCAAACACATAACAAAAGTGCAAGATGTTGTAGAAAAACAACAAAACTCTACCGCTTGACATAAAGCGGGTAACCCTGTATAATGATTATATTGAGTTAAGTATTAAGGAGTTTCAAATGATGTTAGTTATCCACACCCAGTACCGTGAGAACTACGGTACACCTTCCGATCCTTTCTGGAAAATGAAAGGTGGCTATAGTCACAAGATTTTAAACGTACCAGTTTATAATCAAACTGGCAATTATCGTCAAATAGCAGAATTCGCTGCTTCTAAATTATGTTGCAATAATGAAATGGCTATTGAGAGCATGGAATATTGGTCACTAGAACCAGATACCTATCTGTCCGAGTTTGAGCGTAGCCAACTTGAGTATGACGGTAAAATTTTATTTCCCGAATCAACCTTAGAATATTCTAACCTAGGAGGCTAACATGCCTTTTATTATCGAACAAATACAACCGCCACCATCTGTAGGTTCTGATAATTCCTCAGATCCTATGATGGCTTATTTGTTTTTGTTATTTCTTGTTTTTTATTTTTTTCGTGGTTTAATCGTAGGTTTGATTTTTATGTCACTTCGGTTAACCCTATTAGCTATTTTTGGTTTTGCTACTTATAAATTATTCCTATGATAATCTACACAAATCAAAGCTCTAAAAAACGCAAGCCCAATGCAAAGCAGCGAGAATTGCAAAAGGACTGGAATGACTTGATGGCCAAGTGGTCCGTCACTTCTACCGTTAAGGAGCGCAAGGTAAAACCTTTGAAGTCCTACAGTTTGCAAATTCCTGCTGAGCGTAATCCTCGCAATTTACCGTCGGTTGATTCTGGCGTAGGTAATGCAACAAAACCTATCGAGGGTAAACGATACACAGGCGATAAAATGTTAGGTATCGGTACTTTGCACAAGTCTAATGCTGTTCCTATTTTTACCGATCAAGAAGCAAAAGACCAAGCCAATATGCGACGGTAAATGTTGCCAAAAAAGAATGTTGTATTTTTACAACACGCTTGACATAATTGCCGACTTTTGATATAATGATTGTATTGAGTGAGAAATAAAGGACTTATTATGAAATTACTATCTACTGGTAACCCCAAGACCCTTAAAGGTTTGGCAACAGGTTACAATACCTACATTTTACACCTTGCACCTGCAAACCTTTCGGGTTTTGAGACTTGTCCAAAACGCACCGAAGGTTGTACTGCTGCTTGCTTGAATACAGCAGGTCGTGGCGGTATGTTCAAAAAAGGTGAAACAACCAATGTGATCCAAAAGGCACGAATTCGTAAAACCCGCATGTTCTTTGAGGACCGTGTTTCCTTTATGAATTTGTTGGTCAAAGATATTGAGTTAGCAATTAAACAATCTGCTAAACTTAATTTAACTCCTGTATTCCGTTTGAACGGTACCTCCGATATCGCTTTCGAAAAATACGAGGTTCTCCGTAACGGTCAATCATACACAAATATTTTCTTTGCTTTCCCAGAAGTGATTTTTTACGATTACACCAAAATCCTTGGTCGTAAAATAAGTTTCATTCCTAACTATTCGTTGACATTCTCTGCTGCTGACGGCAATGATGCTGACGTACAAAAAGCAATAGCACAAGGTTACAATGTTGCTACAGTTTTCGGTTTAAAGAAAACAGAAGCAATGCCTGAAACTTATCTTGGTCGTCCAGTATTTAACGGTGACGAATCCGACTTGCGTTTCCTAGATCCTAAAGGTGTTGTTGTTGGTTTGTATGCAAAAGGTCGTGCGAAAAAAGACACTTCAGGTTTTGTGAAATTTCCTACAATTATGTTGAAGGCTGCTTAACATGTTAATTGATTTTACCGATGATGAATTAGATTTAATTTATGATTGTTTGAGTGAACGGAGTAAATTCTCAGATGATGAAAATGAATCAGAATTGATTGATAGTATTCAAGATAAAATGTGGAAGGCATCAAAAAATGCAGAATCTTAATTTGCTCGACTTTAAATCACCCCCAGAGTTTGCTTCTATATTCAAGCATATCCCAATTGAGAAATATACACCTGAAACAAAAAAACTAATTCGTGAAATTGTTGGTCGTAAGGTGTATTTTAAATTCCGTGGTCCTCGGTATTACAAAGACCATTGTCTTAAACGTCATGCGGTAAAGTTTGACGTTTACCCAAGGAACTATTGATTCTTACCAATAATACCTTGACAAATAACCTGAAGTATGTTACATTATAATCTCACTAACTGAATGGAGTTTTAATTATGGCTTATGTTAAACGTGATCCTTCTTGGGAAACTAAACGTAAAGATGCTCGGCGCCACGAGCTTATTCTGCAAGTCCTAGTAAATGGTGGTGTTGTTACTAAGGATGAAATTGAGCAGACCACACAATACGAAGCAATGTATCGTTTGTCTGCTGTTATGTGGTGGTTAAAACGTCACGGTGCTGTTATCCGTGTTCACAAAGATGGTCGTAAGGTTGTAGGTTACGAATTGATGAATGTTGCAGATATGACCAAGATGCTTGATGCCCGTGGTCTCGCAGCAATACCAATCAAAGGTAAGGCCAAGACCAAAACTAAAGCTGTTGCAAAATCTAAGCCTGTTGTTTCAATGAACGAATTGAAAGCAGAGGCTACTGAAATTACAGCACCTGTTGTTCAACCTGAAGTTCTCGAAGTGACAGAAATTACCGAATGAAGCGTCTCCTGCCCTTAGCGGCTTTTCTACTTTCTAGTGCCCATGCAACAACGGGTACTGGAGAGTATTTTTATGGACCAGACACATCCGAAAATATTGCTTGTCAAGTTGCGGAAGACTTTGCACGTACCGATGCGATAAGAAATTTTCTTGGAGAGACTTTCGAATCCTCTACAAGTGAGCAATGTTTTAATACCGAATGTTTTCTTTCACAAGACACCAGTAGCAGTATCATTGGTTCTATAAAGAAGGTCAATAAAAAGGAAGTGACAAAATCTACTGCCGATGGTAAAATGATTTGTACAGTTACCTTGGATGCTGACGTTGAAAAACTTGAGAATGATATTTACTTCAATGTTTGGACTGAACAACCAACTTTCCGTCATGGTGACGAAGTGAATTTTTATGCCATGACAAATAGGGCAGGGATGATAACTGTTTTCAATTACTACGATAAAAAGTTTAATAAAATCTTGACCAAAAAGGTTACTGACTTTAAAGATGAATTTCCTATCCTAGGTAAGAATCAAGTTATGGTTGCACAAGTACCTAAAGATAAGAAGGTATCGAACGAAAGGTTGGTATTCATCTTTACGGAACTTGACACAGAAACAAAATCGGTGTATACTGATTATGAAATGCAGAAATTTTTAAAGACTCTGCCGATTACTAAACGGCGAATCATTTACAAAGTTGCACAAATCGTGAGGTGATTATGAAATATATTATGTTAATATTATGTACCCTTATTACAGCATGTGGTACAGTTGGTGGCGCATTACAAGGCGCTAGTGAGGACCTTAACAAGGCCGGTGGTTATATTCGTGAAGCGGGGAAATAAATGAAAAAGTTACTATTGATTCCAATCGTGCTTGCAATGACAGCATGTAGTACAGGTGGTGTTAAGTATAGTTCGGGTGTAGAAATTAAAGGTCCTGAGTTTGGTGGCGGTAGTCAGCAAGCCGAAGTAAAGTATCCAGATTGGTTTACAGCGCAACCTGAGAAAGGTGATGATGCTCTTTATGGTGTTTCTTCGGAATACTCTAAAGATTTTCAGTTTGCTGTTGACAAAGCGATGCTGTCTGCCAAACGTGAATTGGCAACCAACTTTTCGTCACATATCGAATCGATGATGAAAGATTATGTTGCCGAAATCGGTGAAGCAGATCAATCTACCATTCAAGAAATTAACCGTACAACTAAACTGGTTGTGAGTCGTGTAAATCTAATCGGTGTGCAACGTACTGGTTACAAAGTAGTGCATGAGAAAGATGGTTATCGTGCATTTGTCAAACTCCGTTATGCAGCTGACCAATCTAACAAACTGTTGGTATCTGAAATCAGAAAGAATAGAAAACTAAATGCTAAACTCGAATCTTCAAAAGCTTTCCGAGAGTTGGAACAAAGTATTGATGCTATTAACGAAGGCAAGCCAGTGGGTAACTAATCTTATCACCGGCATATCAGAAAAAGATAAATGGTTCTGGTATAAACTGTGGTTGGTGATTATGATACTTGCTCTTGCCGCAGGTGCTAAAGGTCTGTTCCAAATGATTGGTTTATTTTATGTGATGTATCATGTTACGAAACTTTCTTAAATATTGTAAGTACAGCGGGTTGTCAATTACAATCCTCTGTAACTTTTTTCATTGGGGTATAATTCCTCGATACTATACAGTTAATGATGAATGGGATACGTACAAAACGCATCGATTCTCTTTTCTGTTTATTGGTATTTCTTTTTGGATTGACAACGGAGATTGGTAATGAAATATTATGATGAAATGATGGCGTTGGAAACTAAGTTGATTGAAATGGAAACCGCACTTGCAGGGTTTCGTGGTTTTGTTAATGGTGCTGTGCAATTAGATCAGGAATGTTTGCAAAATGCGCTTTACTTTTTCGATGAATCCCTGCATAATATACATGGTGCTTGCAATTCTAAGTGGACTGAATTGTGGTCAGCAATAGGAAGTGATGTTACCCCTACTCTGCAACCAGTTCTTCCAGGAGGAGGTGGTGGTGGACATGACTATGGTGCCGTTGGTATGGAAAAGAAACGTAGAGTTACCGATAAAACTTTAGACTAATGAATATTTTTTACCTAGATCATGATGTACGAAAATGTGCAGAAATGCATAACGACAAACATTGCGTAAAGATGATTCTCGAATATGCTCAACTTCTCTCTACTACTCATCGTATTCTTGATGGTGTTCTTTCTATTGGTGTCAGTCCATCTGGCAGGAAGAAAACTGTATATGTGCTTGCCGATCAGCGTGATACCATTCTTTACTCTGCTACTCACGTTAATCATCCGTCTGCTGTATGGGTAAGACAGTCAGATAAGAACTATGATTGGCTATTTGCTTTGTTTCAAGCATTGATGGACGAATATACATATCGTTATGGTAAAATACATGCGTGTTCAAAATTAGAAATTGGACTTGCTCGAATACCCGAGAATATTCCACAAGCACCATTTACTGAACCAACACCTGCAATGCCCGATACTTGCAAAGTGAAAAATGATTCGATTTCTTCATATCGAAACTACTATATAATGAATAAGACGCATCTAGCAAACTGGAAAAATCGTCCTATCCCTGAATGGTACAATGACAATACTCCGAGAATCTACGAACCTCAAGCATCGTGAAGTAGAGCAAACTAAGTTTGTTCAATATCTTTTGAGTGGAAACATAGTCGAGAAGGATTATGTTTCCTTTCTTTTTGAATTCCGAACAATCTATGAAGTTATAGAACGATTAAATCATAAGTATGGATATCTGGAAGGATTAGAAGGAATCGAACGTGCTGAATCAATACATGATGACTTGTTTGAATTAAACGATAGTTATTTCAGACCATTACTACCTTCTACAATAAAATATCTAGACCGTTTGAATGAATTGTCTGAAGATGAATCAAAGAGAAATTTATTATTTGCCCATGTATATGTTCGACACATGGGAGACCTTTATGGAGGAAAATTAATTGCTCGCCTTATCCCTGGTTCTGGTCGCATGTATCAGTTTGATGATCGTCCTAGATTAATCAAATCATTTAATGAAAAACTTACAATGGATTTAGCTGATGAAGCGAATCTAGCATTTGATTATTACATATCAATATTTGACGAACTATATGCCAACTTATAATTTTTATGATTCTGAATTAGATGAAGAATTTGAAATGTTCATGAAGATATCTGAACGTGAAGAATATCTAAAAGAGAATCCACACATCAAACCGGTCGTATCAGCACCATCATTAATTTCTGGTACAACTGTCATTAATAAAGTTCCTGAAGGGTTTAAAGAAGTTCTATCTAGGGTTGCCGAAGCACATCCAGAAAGTGCAGTCGCTGATCGTTATGGGAAAAGATCAATCAAGAATATAAGAACTAAAAATATTGTCAATCGTCATTACGAAAAAGCAAAAAAGAATTGAGTAGTATTATATAATGCTAACCTGCTGTTGTATATAAGGAGCATTTATGGCACGTAAAGCGGCACTAAAACAGGTTTACAGTAGTGAAGAATCGTTGGACTTTTCAAAACCAACTAATCGTTTGAAGTTAAGATTAGATGATATGAAAACATTCCAACCACTAACTGAGAACCAGAATAAATTTTTTCAAGCATATAAACAAGGAGATTACTTTATAGCATTACATGGTGTTGCTGGAACAGGTAAAACATTTTCAGCATTATATAAAGCCATCGAAGAAGTGTTGGATAAAAGTAACAATTTTGAGAAAATTATTGTCGTGCGCTCCGCAGTACAATCAAGGGAAATAGGTCATCTACCTGGTAGCGTAGATGAGAAGATGGAAATCTATCAGCAACCATATCGTCAAATATGCGAAACACTTTTTGGTCGCAAAGATGCATGGGATAGATTAGAAGAACAAGGTCACATTGAATTCATTTCAACATCATTCATTCGTGGTATGTCATTTGACAATGCAATTATTATTGTTGACGAAATGCAGAATATGACCTTTGAAGAAATTGATACGGTAATGACTAGGGTAGGTAATCAATCAAAGATTATCTGGTGTGGTGATTACAGACAGACTGATTTGAACAAAAAGAAAAACGATGTCTCAGGTTTATTGAAATTCTTTGATATTGCATACCACATGGATGCATTCACTAGAATCGAATTTACACCAGATGATATTGTCCGTTCAAGTTTGGTCAAAGACTATATTTTAGCAAAATTGAAGTTTGAGGATCTTTCAGAAAAGACATAATGAAAATATTTAATCATGTTACTGTAGACGGTTTAGGATATAAACTTAAACAGATTAATGAATCAACGGGTAGACGGTATCAAACACCAGAAGGAAACCTCTACCCGTCAATAACTACAGTTTTAAGTAGTTATAATAAACAAGGGTTGATGGAATGGCGTGCTAGAGTTGGTGCTGAAGAAGCGAACAGGATATCAACCAAGGCATCCAATCGTGGAACTAAGGTACATGATACAATAGAAAAATATCTATTGAATGATTTGAGTGACATGAAACTCAATTCATTGATGCCTGACATAAAAGAAATGTTCATCAAGATTCGTCCTTACTTGGATAAACACGTTGGGATGATTTATGGAATAGAACAACCTTTGTATAGTGATGCATTGAAAATTTCTGGTACATGTGATTGCATTGGCGAATGGGATGGTGTGTTATCTATCATCGATTGGAAAACATCAAATTATCAGAAAGAAGAAAGTTATATCGGAAACTATTTTATGCAAACTTCGGCGTATGCTGAAATGTTTGAAGAAAGAACAGGTATATCGATTAATCAAGTGGTAGTTGCAATAGCGGTAGAGAATGAGGAACCTCAGATATTCATAAAGAAAAAGAATGATTATCTAGAGGAATTGAAACGGTACATTGATAAATATCACTTGACTAATCAAGCAAGTTGATATATAATATGAGTCTAATTGGAGATTATTATGAATGAAGAAAAGAAAGAACGTGACTATAGCAAGATGACCAAGGGCGATTACTATTGGGATAAGTTTATGAGTGTTATGTGGTTATTATTCATTGTCTCAATCGTCTCTGGTGGCTTCTATAGGTAAAGAATTGTTGTAACCCCTTCAAAGCGAAGGCATGTTGGACGAGGGTTCGATTCCCTCCATCTCCACCAGAAGCATATTGTGTAGTGTGTTTCTGATGGGGATGACCTGGTTTCGACAGCGTGAGATAGTGGAGACGGCAACACGGTAGGCGATGACCGTTAATCAAGCAAAACTACAAATGCAAATGACGCATTTTATGGTGAAGATCGCCTAGCAGCGTAACTCACTTGGGGTTTCGGGAGTGTCCTTATTAACCAATCACTCCCACCAAATTCTATATATTATGAAAATCTATAAATCAAATTATCGTAATCATTGGGTTTCTCCATACGTTATACTGGAGAAGGTTTTCTTTTGGCGTGAAATTGATTACGATGAACCACTTATCAAAAAACTTTCCGATTTTCTCGATCCGTTTTCCGTAGCATGGCTAAAGTTTCTTGACTTTGTACATCCACGTATCAACTATGTGAAGATTGACCGTTATGATACATGGTCAATGGATTCTACATTAGCTGATATCATTCTACCGATGCTGAAGCAGATGAAAGCAACAAAGCATGGTTCACCAACGGTTGATGATGATGATTTGCCAGAAGAACTGCGTGTTGTTGCACACAAAGATTGGTCGCAACAACTTGCATTTGAATTTGATGACCATGAACAATACGAAAAGGATTCGTGGGATTTGCAACATCGTCGTTGGGAATGGGTTCTCGATGAGATGATTTTTGCCTTTGAACACTATGTTGATGATACATGGGAAGAAGCATTCCGTTCAGGTGAACATGATATGATACATGTGCCATGCGAATGGTATGAAGATGGCAGACCCAAACTTTACTCAATTGAAAAAGGACCGAACGATACCTACGTATGCGACTATGAAGGTATGAATAAAGTATACAAACGAATGGAGAATGGATTCTGTTTGTTTGGTAAGTATTACAGAGGACTGTGGGACTAAGTAAAAAAATGACTAAATAAGATACTGGCATCACACACAAACCGCCAGTATTACACACACAGGAGTAACTATGAGTAACTTGACACCGTTCGAGATTCGTCTTGAATTATTGAAAATGGCAAGAGATATGCTTTCCGAAGATTATCACGGAAAGTGTCAACAAGTAAGCAGCGATTGGTCAGTTAAAGTCGATACTGCTAAAATAAACGGCGGTCAGATTCCAGACCATCCCGTGTTCCCACCATACCCCCCAGAAGCAGATATCATCGCAAAGGCACAAGCCTTGAATGGTTTCGTTTCTAACATTTCAGTAGATAAACCCAAAGCAAAATCATCTACCTGACGGGACCAGAGGTGCTTCGGCGCCTCTCTAACTAACAAGGAGAAATAATGCGAAATCAATTCGTATCCAACTTTTTTGTATTAAGCATAGTTGTAATTGTATTGACTATGATATCAATGGTGGAATTAAATTCCCATCCAATGAGAAATGCATCTGTGGCCGGTGCAAACATTAAACTTTATAATTTAACGCAAGACGCACGACATGAAATTGCTTGCCTTGCAGAAAACATTTATTTTGAGGCAGCACACGAACCTGAAGAAGGTCAAATCGCTGTCGCATTTGTTACCATGAATAGAGTTAATAGTGGTAAATTCGCTAACTCAATTTGTGGTGTAGTAAAACAGAAGATAGGTAGTACATGTCAATTTTCTTGGTGGTGCGAAAGTAAACCTTACGCTATGTCAACCTCTAATGCATTGACAAAAACTAACAATTCGTTGTATAATAGAATTGTAGATTTATCAGTTAATTTTTATTTGAATCATGACCAAATGAAAGATCCATCGAGAGGAGCTTTGTACTATCATGCAGATTATGTCAACCCTGGCTGGAAACTACCAAAGAATACGCAAATTGGTAGACACATTTTTTACGGAGAAAGAGATGGTAAAAGACGCACCTAAACCTAAGACAGACACTAGTGGTCATATTAGGCAAAACACTATTTTAACTGTGAGTTTAACCTTGGTTTTACTTGCTTTTATTTTTGCAATAGTGTATTATAAGTCTATGGATAGAAGATTGATGGCAGCAAATATTGAGGCAGCAATTGCAAAGAATATTGACCCGTTAGCGGTTCGTTGTTCATATGCAAACGGTGATGATAATATTTGTGTAGCCTATGCAATTTCTAACAAGTCAATTGACGCACCAAAACGATAAAAGGAGAACTACATTATGGCAGTAACTCAAATGAGTGTAAACAAATTGAGCAATCCTGCGGATCGTGATAAACTTTTGAAAGTGATCCGCACTTGTTCTGATTCTATGGCAAGAATGGATGCAGAGAAGGATTTGATTCGTGAGGAAATTGCAGAGATTTCCAAAACGCTTGAAATACCAAAGAAGTTGGTAAGTAGGATGGTTAAAGTTTACCATAAACAAAACTATGATGAAGAAGTAACAACCCATGAACAATTTGAACAACTTTATGAAACGGTGGTGAAATAATGAATACAATAGGCAGATATCAAGATGATGAACGTGGTCAGTATAATTTTAATTTTAGTGACAATGATGGTAAGCATATAAGTGTATCTTTTCGTGCTGAACCTGACTGGGATTTAAATGTAGTCTTTCAAGAGTTTCGAAACTTTTTGATTGCATCAGGTCATGATGTTGAAGGTGAAGTTGGTGAAATACATGCGTATGATGAATCAGATGAAGATGATAATTCAATGGAACAAAGTTGGGAAGATGATTCTGATGAAGATCACGTAATTACACAAGCACAATCGGCAGATATATTTTCGATGGATCATTTGCCCAACAACGGATGGCCGTTCGGTGGTTTGACTACATCACCACTACCTGCACTTAGTTCGCAATCATTTAATCAATTTCCAACAATGGCACCATTGACCTCACAACAAGTTCAATCGTGGAGTTTATCATCCGATCAAATTCAAGCATTGACTACTGCTGATCTTTCAATGTGGCGAGTTGATGCTCCTGGGACAATCGGTGGAGCAAAGGTTACTTTCTAACAATGCCCACTAAAGATGAGATGATGAAGTTTGCACGCTCGATAGATGAGATAGTTTCTAAAACAGACTATAACTATATTGAAGCAATTGTAGAACATTGCAAAGTTACTGGCATGGAGATTGAGGTTGCTGCTACATTAGTCAATCAAAATCTTAAAGCTAAAATAGAAAACAATGCAATGGACTTAAACTTGTTACCTAAATCTAATAGACTTCCAATATGACAGGGTATGAAACATTCGCTCTCTTTCATCCACTAAAATTACACTTTACAACAGACTATGATTATTTCAAGTACAATGGAAAGTGTAATATTAGTATGGATGCTTTTGAGAGACGAAAAGACAAATATCATTTCTACAAATTGTCACGTAAGTATACCAACGATGAAGAATTAAAGTGGTTTCTTATTGCCAATCTTGTAGAAAACGATAAACTGTGGGTTGGTGATTTGTTAGGTGATGGTGCGGATCAAAACTTTAAGAGAAGGCAAAAAACCCTACAGTCATTGACATACACATTTGAAAATGACTGTAGGAACATCTTTGATGGAGTTGAAAATCCAAACGAATTACTTAGATGCAAGAATGGTGAATATCCACCTCTGCTTACAAAGTATTTGCATAGGGATGTACAGATCGAAACAATTTGTATCCTTTCTAGAATACTTGGTCTGACAGATATCTGGAATTCCTGTATTGCTGAAAACATTCGTTGGCCAACTTTACGAAATACATTTTTAAAATATACACCGTTTCTTCCACAAGATATTACACCTTTTAAGTTAAAACTAAAAATCATAATAAATGAATAAACTACTTCTCATTCTTGCGATTGTATCAATGGGTGCGTTAGCTAAAGAATCTGAACCATCCGTTTTACATTTCGATTCTACTGAAAATAGAATGGAGTATAATCAAAACATTAGCAAGGTAAGATCACTAGCAAGTCTTACTAAACTAATGACTGCTATGGTTTCTTTGGACTATGACTCAAATATGCTACGTGAGGTTGAGTTAAAACCATTGGCGAGTACAAAACTCCCAAAACGTAATTATTCACGAAGTGAACTTTTCCATGCAATGTTGATCCGTAGTGACAATGGTGCAGCAGAAACGATTGCTTCTGATTACCCAGGTGGTCGTGCTAAATTCATTGCAGCTATGAATAACAAGGCAAAGGAAATGGGTTTAACAAGTACGTATTTCAAAGACCCTTCTGGTTTGAGTGCAAGTAATGTGAGTACGGCTCTTGATGTTATGGATATGGTTACTGCTGCATCAACCTATGCAATCATTCGTGAAACTAGTGTAAAGAAACAGGCAATAATTGAAATGCAGTATAAAAAGAAGGTGCGTACCATTGCATTGAAAAATACTAACCATGCACTATTGTTTGAATTTGATAATGTGATTACAAGCAAGACTGGATATACTGTACCTGCAGGTTGGTGTGTTGCAATGATGGTAGAACGATTAGAGAAAGCACCAGAACCCGACAAAGATATCATTGGTCGCCTTATAGATTTCTACAACGGTAAACCAACTATAGAATCAGGTAAAGGTGTTATTCATCGCCACGTAATTGTGGTAATGGGTGCTAAAAATCCAAAGGATCGTATTGACAAAGTGAAGGATATCATGTACAATGAGATATTGGATAACGAACTACCATGAAGTACATTTACAAGGTGACTATATACTAGTATATAATGCATACTGTGAATAAGATGTTATACAAAACTATACAACGCAAATACGAAAGGAAATACAATGTCAGACTTTTCTCAATTCAAACGCAATCGTAATTCTCTAGAGAAACTTACGAAAGCGATTCAAGATACTAATCAACCAGCAGAAAGTGGATCAAAAGAAGATACACGTTTCTGGCAACCTGAAGTAGATAAAGCAGGAAACGGAATGGCAATCATTCGTTTTCTCCCAGGTTCTTCTATTGACGGTGACGATGCACTTCCATGGGTTCGTGTATTCAATCACGGCTTCCAAGGACCAGGTGGTTGGTATATCGAAAACTCCCTAACGACACTTGGACAAAAAGATCCAGTCTCAGAATACAATTCTACTCTATGGAATTCGGGTATTGAAGCGAATAAAGAAATCGCACGTAAACAGAAACGCCGTTTAACTTATATCTCCAACATTCTTGTTGTTTCAGATCCGAAGCATCCAGAGAACGAAGGTCAGATCAAGTTATACAAGTATGGTAAGAAAATATTTGATAAGATTAATGAAACTATGAATCCAGAGTTTCCGGATGAGAAGCCAGTTAATCCATTTGACTTCTGGGAAGGTGCTAACTTCAAACTAAAGATTCGTCAAGTAGAAGGTTATCGCAACTACGACAAATCAGAGTTTGAATCTCCTGCACCTTTGTTTGATGGTGATGATGATAAACTTGAAGCATTGTGGAAAAAAGAATACTCACTCAAAGAGTTCTTAGAACCAAAACACTTCAAGTCTTATGATGTACTAAAAGCAAAACTTGATAAGGTATTGGGTTTTGATGGTGAATCACCTATTGCCAAAACTAAGGCAGAAGATGCTAAGTTGAAAACATATGATGATGACGTACAAGAAATAATGTCAAAGAAATTGCCCGCACTTGATGAGGATGATGAATTGAACTATTTCAAATCACTAGCAAACGATTAATCGTTAATCCCCGCTTCGGCGGGGATTTTTTACTAATTAGAACCACGGGCTACTCTGCGTAGTCCTTCCTCAGTAGCTATTAAGTCATAATTATATACAGTATCACTAATAACCCTATCTCCACTATTTCCATTCTTTTGTGACGATTTTGTAGAAGCGTCTGCTAACTGGAATAAAGAAGTTGATAGGTCACCGAACATATCACCAAACATAGAAAGGATCAATTCTGTTTCAGACATCTTTTCATACTTGTTTAATCCAGGTTGATTTTTTGGTGTTGTATTTTCTTGACTAGGAGCACTTTTTGAATTGCTAGCAAGTTGTTGTGAGGATCCCACTTTCTTTCCACCTTCTCCAACTCCAGAAGGCTCAGCACCATATGCAGTTTCCCATGATGCAAATTTCATAGCTCCAGGATTATTCATTCTATTAGGTAATGACCCTGGTTTGAAGAATCCTTCTTGTCTAGCTTGTTCATTCAACAACGCAACTTTCTGTGCTTCCGATAAATCACTAAATTTAGTTGATGCGATTGAAACTCCTATAGCTTTTTCAAGTCCTTTTCCATAATTTTCAGTTGCATCAGGTGCCCAAGATTTAAGAGCTTCTGCAATAGTCTTTTTTGAATAAAATGGTTTTTCCCAAAGAGCTCTTTGAGCTTTAAACCCAGCTTCAGCTGATGGAAATTTAGCAAATTGATCCGAACCTTTTCCTTTTCCATCATCACTTGAGGTCAATTCCGAAACCGTAGATTTACTTGATTCAAAATTATCTGCATAGACTTTTTTGAAATCAAATCTTTCTAGATTTTTCATTTCTTTTTGTGGATCCAACATACGTAAAACTCTTTCATCCCGACTCATCAAATCTCTAATTCTACCTATAGTTAAACCTTCATATTTTCCGTCTTTTATGTTTTTTTCTATTTCTGCAGGAGTTCCCTCTCCTCTTAGAGAAGCATATTCTATCCACCACCTTCTGGTGTCAGGAAGATTTAAATTTAATGGAGCATCATCTCCTCTCTCTGTATTTAATTGAATAATTCCCGCACCTTTTTCGATCTGAGATTCTAGTTGCTTTATTGCTCCTTCTTTTCCTTCATATTTTTTTTCATATCTTTTTGCTTCATCCTTGTCCCTAGATGTGGTTAACCCCGCATATGCTTTTGCAGCACCTGCACCTAAAGCTGCTCCAAGTAATGATCCTACTCCTGCTATCGGTGATCCAATAACTGCACCTAAAGCAGCACCAATCAATACATATATTGTATCTTTATTTTGATCCATCCATAGTCTTGTATATCCCATTATATCTTTACCAACCGCAATCATTACATCACCTAATGTTTTTGCTGCAGCCAATCCATGTGCTAGAATGGTATTGAAAGTACCTTTAATATTTTTTTCTATAGAACTAGTTGTTTCTTCTAATGATTTGGACGCTTTATTTAAGTTTGTAGTGAAAAAAGTTGTATTGAATGTCTCATCTAATTTTCTGGCAAATCCAGTCATAAAAGTTTCACCTTCTTTTATACCAAAAAATTCCTTTAAACTTTTGCTAATTCCATCAAATGCATCACCAAATACTGAGTAAAGATCAGTACCAATTTTTTTAAAATTAATACTTTTAGCTAAACTATAAATAACATATCCTCCAGCTATTAATCCTATTATTCCTGGTAAACCAAAACCAGTCATTGCAGTTAATCCACTTAAAAATGCACCACCAATACTGCCAATAGTTCCAATTAGTCCAGAAATTATAGCTCCACCAAGTCCAAGAACTCCTCCCCCAATTGATCCTAACGTATCTGTAATTCCACCAAACATTCCAGATTTTGCTGCTGGACCACTAGTTGATGGAGCTATAGATGGATTAGGTTCTGGTGTTAAAGACTTACCATAATTTTCTCGGGTCTTTGGTTTTAGTCCTTGTTTCTTTGCCATCATCTGAATATTCTGCCTCATGATATTCATGTCTTTTGCAATAATAGGTAAGAACATAGAATTCCTAGCCATTATTCTAGAACTTGCAGCTTGTGCTGTAGCAGACTTAGATTGTATTGAAGGACCTTTTGGGCCAGCATATTTGTAAGATTTTCCAAATTGCTTTTCTAAAATAGCTCCTAATATTCCAGATTTAGGAAGCATATTTCTTACGTCACGTTTTTCTTTTTGCGACTCAGAAATTGCTGTACCTAAGCTGGATATTGCTCCTTTACCGGAGTTCAATTCTTGACGAAATATAGTTTCAAATCTTGATGTTGGTCTTTTAGCCATTATCGCTTTCTGTTATTTTTTTCTGCTTCCATTTTTTGTTTTTCTGCTTCTAAGAAATTAACCAATAAAGTTAAGTATATTTCTCTTTCCCACGGAATCATATTTTCCAATTCTGTTAAACTATATTTGTGATGCTGCATTAATGAAAAGTTAGTTTGGTAGTAATTGGAAAGATTATCATGAGAAAGAGTTAACCGAAAAAACTTTGTACACCTTCTAAATTTATCTTTTCTTCAAATCCACACTTAGAACAATTAAAATCTAATTCTTTTGATATTTTAGGCATAGTATCAAAGAACGCTTTTATTTTTTCCAAGTGTTGCTGTTGCATACTATCAATAAATTCATTTATTTCATCTTTTTCTAAATCTTTTACATAGTAGATATTATCTTTATCAAAAATATAGTCTATACATTTAATAATAAGTTCAAAAAGAATTTCTTCCTCATTCTTTCCTTGAAACTTTTGCATAATTTCAAAGCTAGGGTACTTCATAACAATACCTAAATTATCAGTTATCATTATTTTGTTAGTGTGTTCTTCACCAAATTTTGGATTAATCTCAAGTACGTTAATATCAAATTTTTGTGAACCTGGGCAAATATTTTGATTTCCTTCAGGGTCAATAGATAAAACATTGTTACATTTATATGTAACATTTACCACTTCTCCTACTGACCTTGCACGAAGGTTTAGAAATAAAAACTCCAAATCAAATACAGGTAATGCATCAATATCTAATTCTGAAATTAGGCAATTTTTTAATGCCTGTTTGATTGAACTGATTACTTCCTCTATTTCCGATGACTGTGATGCCATCAAAAGTAATTTTTGTTCCTTTACTAGGAATGGTCTAAATTTTACTATTTGATTATTCGATGGTAATGTTGCTTCATAAATCGGCACATCAATTTTTGGTAAAGCCATAAAAACTCCTTAATAATTATCTATTAAATAAACCAGTAAACGCATTTTGTACTTCTCCGATAGCTCTTGCTCCCAGAACTCCACCTACAGCTGCAGCGATTTCATTGCCATCATATTTTCCGTCATATATTGTTCTATATTTGTGATATGAAAACTGAACTGTTAATCTATGTAGGTTATCATCTGACCAAGAAAGTTGTTGTGATGATATACCAATAGGATATGCATCCATTAATTCTACGGAATATATTTGTTTTACGAAATCATCGTATTGAATTATTTTTAGTTGGGTCATGTATCCAGACCCACTTTCACCTTTTGCAAATCTAAAATTATTTGTTTTTGGTGATCTTATTGATTCTAACCAAGCATCAAATAGTTTTCTCTCACTAAATTCATTATTACAAATGAAGGTTAAAGATATATCATTATATACCGTTTGATTTGGAACCTTAAATGTTGGACCATATGTTTTTACGTCAGTTGTAGAATAAGACTTTCCTGGAATTTCTGTTGCTTCACATTGTAATGCTAACCATCTTGTTGCATCATTTCTCCAACTGAAACTTTGATCTGCTCCTCTTTTTTTATCGTCTCCAAATGGTGCGGTAGATTCACCTCGTGCTATTGAACCTATAACTTCATTTGGAAAATTCAATAAATTTGAAAGAAAGTTATCCTCAAATCTTTTACTAAGATATAGTGGAATTGGAATTATAACTTGAAAACGACTAGACTTTGCCGGACCACCTTTTGCCTTAATGTTGGCAAGAAATAGATTTGGTGAAAATGACATTAGAATTTTTCCTCTGATTCTGCGAATACTTGATTTTTAGATGCCTTTGCAAAGTTCTCCATTGGTAACAATGCAGCAATATCCCATTCGTTTGCATCGATTTGTACGAATTTGGATTGAATGTGTTTATACAAATATTTCTTTAGACAAGGAGTGTGTTCGTATATTCTTGAAGTGTTTTTAAGGTAATGGTAATTTACTCTTAATCTGGTACTTGCATCATAACGGTTGTTCGTATTTGTTTCACTCAACTTGTCTAAAAATATTAATCTTTGTCTCGGACGAATGTAATGCAGATTCAATCCAAGGAACCCATCGCCATGTTCTTCAATAGGTATGACTAAAGGAAACTTGTCATAGTATTTCATAAACTCTTTAGTCTTTGGATCGTAGTAATAGAAATACATATTACCTACAATTGAACTATCCCTCAGTCTAGGTTTATCTTCCATCAGTCTAGTCCTTGACGGATTTAGACTTTTGACTTTAGATTGTAACCACGCACGAGCTTTTTCAGTACGAGGTGCCAATCCCTCATTTCTTAAAGACTTTTCTATTCGATTTATTAAGTATGCCATTGTCTATTTATCTCACAAACCAAGGTGTTTCTCAGTTATGATTTTAAATTCCCACCCATTGTCTTTGCAGAATTCAATAGCCGCTTTCCACTTGGATTGGTTGACAATGTAAGTCATAGATTCCTGAATGTACTTTTTAGTCTGCCGTTTCTGCTCAGGTTTCTTGGTTTGAATCTCAGGTTTGACTTCAATCACATACGTCATAACGGTACCATCTTTGCGTTTCATCTTTGCCACAAAGTCTGGGAAATAACGATGTTTCTTATTGTCAATTGGATTGTAGTATGGTATAATAAGCTCTTCGGACGCCCACCAGATTACCTCCGGATGGTCGTCTAGATACTTCATTACACGTAGTTCCCACAGAGAACGGTAAATGACATTATTTGCATTTCCGTTGTATTTTGTAGGGTTCTTGGGTTTAAATGTTCCTTTGTATGACATAAATACTATCTAGTTAATCTCTCAAGGCAACCCTATGCAATTCAATTTTTTTGACGTACAATATAATACAGAGGAAATCACTAAACCTATTCCCTCTAGTATTAATAACGACAGATTTAATACTAGACGTTATCCCATAGATTTAGGAAATGTAGATAAAGGACATTACGTTTTCTTTACTATCTATCAGCAGATTAGATCCTCATCTGCAACAAGAACTCCGTTGGCACATATGGAACGTGGGCAAGTTGGAAATCAAACAGCAACCACTAGACAAGTTTTGTCAAAAGAAGGAGTGGTTAATACAGGAACAGTAGTGGGATATGGGCAAGAAATAGTTGAAGGTGTGGTTAATACAATTTGGTCTGGAGCACAAAACTTTGCATCTAAGCCAGAATTTGCGGAACTTGTAAAAAGAAATAAAGCTGCATTTACGGCAGTATCAGATACAGTAAATTCCGGAGTCAATGCATTTAAATCGACTACACGAATTGAATCTGTAACTGGTGAAAACTTGTTTAATCAAGTTGAATTGATAAAAGATGCTATTGCTTTGTATATGCCAGACACCCTAGCATTTTCAAGCAGTCAAAACTATTCGGATGTATCTATGTCTGATATTGGATTAGGATTGGTTGGAGTTTCTGCTTTAAATAGTTTAAAGTCTGGTGGACTAACAAAAGAAAATATAGCAAAAACTATTGGTGGAAATATCAGTCCGTTTTTATATGCCGGATTAAAAAAACAATTAGGATCAGCTGGAACTAATTTGTTTACGGCATTTACTGGTCAAGTAATGAATCCTCAACTTGAACTGTTATACACAAGTCCAAGTTTTAGAGAATTTAGTTTTGATTTTGCATTTTATCCAAGAAGTCAAAAAGAAGCAAGAGATGTGTTTGACATTATAGAGTTATTCAGATTCCACTCTGCACCAGAAATAAAAACTGGAGAAGCCGGTTTCTTTCTATATCCTCCATCACTTTTTGATGTTGAGTTTAGATATGGATCCACAGAAAACGTAAACTTACCAAAATTATCTAGTTGCGTATTGACTAGGGTGGATGTTGACTATGCACCAAATGGATTTGCTGCGTATGAGACTGGAGAACCTCGTGAAACAAAATTAACTTCCGAGTTAGGTGGAACAGGTACTCCTGTTGCAACAAGAATGACTCTACACTTTAAAGAAACTATTGTTCAATCTAAACATACAATTCTTTATCAAAATCAAAATAAAACATTTAAAACAAGTGGAGATAATTCTGTTTCTGTAACTGCTCCAGTAAAAGTTACAGAATCTAGTGCATCCGTACCACAAGCTAAATCTACTGCGGAAATGGGTGCAGTTCCTGTAGTGGAATTAATTGTAGATGGAAGACAACCACCAGTGCAGATATATCCTCCTGGGGCAATTTAAAATGTCAAAATACTTTTCTTATTTTCCAACAACTTTATACAAATCTTCCGATAGTGGAAATGATTTAAATTTAGTTACGAACTTAATGACACGATTCAAAATGCAAGAATCGTTAAAAACTAATAGTGCAGCCTATACTACATACTCTATTAAAGATGGTGACACTCCTGAAATCTTAGCTTATAAATTTTATGGAGATGTTGAGTATCATTGGGTAATTCTCACATATAATAATTTACTGGACCCACAATTTAATTGGCCTCTTGAAGAAAGAACATTAAATAGATACATAAATTCAAAATATGAATCACTAGCTGATACTGCGAATAACGAAACTGGATTAATTTGGTCAAGGTCAAATATTCACTCTTATTATAAAGAGTTGACAACAGTTACATCCAAGAATTTTTCACATACTCAAATTATTCAAATTGATGCACCAACATATGCAAATACTGTTACCGCAACAAGCACTATAACTTTAACTAGTGGTGATTCTGTGACAAAATCTGTTGTGAAAGGTTCTAAAACATATTTTCAATATGAGTATGGTGTGAATGAAAGTTTAAGAACGATAAAATTGTTAAAACCCGAATTTATATTTGCGCTAAGAGATGAATTACGTAGAACATTATCATAATGGATAATATTAATCAAAGTACAGATTTTAGGATAGTTAAGTTATCCATCGTTGCATCAAATGGATATGGAAAAGACTATGACTTGCGAAATGTTTTTATAGAATTAAACATATACGATACCGTATTGTTTTCTTCAGTATCAGGTAATATCATTATTAATGATGCAGCTGGATTAATAAACGATTTAAGTTTAGATGGATCTGAAGTTTTACTAGTAAGAATTGGAAAATCTGAAAACGATATTACATACACTAATAAATTCAGAATATATAAAATAGGAAACAGGCAACCATTATCTGCAACAAGTGAAGCATACTCTTTACATTTTGTTAGTGATGAATATATTTTATCTGCACAAAGAAAAATAAGTCAATCTTATGTTGGAACGTATTCAAATATAGCAATAGCTATTATGAAAGATAAACTTCTATTGAAACCGGAAACAATTTCTGCTACACCTTCAATCGGAATAAAAAATGTTGTCGTTCCAAATCTATCGCCGATAGAGTCATTAGAGTGGTTGTCGAGACGAGCTGTTGACAATGACTCGGTCCCAAACTTCTTGTTCTTTGAAAATAAAACTGGATACAATTTTGTTTCTTTGTCTGATATGATTAGGTCTAGTGAAGTTGCTAGAATAAATATTGACCCTAAAAATTTAGGTAAGACATTTTTTGAAAAAAAGAATGAGACAGAACTAGGAAATGAATTTTTAGGTGCTAGAGAATTTAAAACTACATCACAATTTGATTTTTTAAAATCAGTTAAATCTGGTTCATATGCTGGAACATTTTTAGGATTTGATCCCATTACTAGGTCATTTGATAAACAGAAATTCAGTTATTCATCATACCATGGAAAGAATCCAGTATACCAAAGTAAAGTACCAAATCTTCCTTTAGTTTATGATACCGAAGGAAAGTTGAATATTGAAAATTATGAATCAAGAAAAATAATGTATCCATTTGCATTGTATAGATCAAATAGTGAATACATTAAAAAAAATGGTGGTGCTTTTGAGAAAAATATTGAAGATAATCCACACGAATATATGTTACAACGTCCAGCAATCCTAAGGTCATTTTTTAATAAAACAGTAAAGTTAGTTATGCCTGGTAATTTCAATTTATCTGCTGGATATAATGTATTAATAAAAGTTCCAGATAGAGGTGTTGTTTATGGAGAAGAAAATAGAGATGATAGTCTTTATGGTAGATATACAATCATATCCACAAGACATAAAATAACATTCAGTAAACATGAAACTATATTTGAAGCATGTACAGATTCCACAAATAATGTGTCATTCAAATTACCATCAACCGCTCAAAATCAAGCGTTGAGTAGTACATTTACAATTTAGGACTAGTAATGACTGATAATCAATTTGCAGGATTAAATGGATTTGTTTGGTGGGTCGGTGTTGTTGAGGACCGTCAAGATCCATTAAAACTTGGTAGATGTAAAGTAAGAATTTTTGGATGGCACTCAGAGGATATACAAAAAGTACCGACAGATTTACTTCCTTGGTCTCAAGCAATGATGCCGTTGAATAACGCAAATCCTTATACTCCAAAAGAATCGGATGTTGTTGTTGGATTTTTTCTTGACGGCGATAATGCACAAACTCCAGTAATGATGGGTGTGCTTCCAGGGATTCCTTTAAACAAAGCAAATCCACAACAAGGTTTTAATGATACTAGAACAAATAAACAACTTGTAGTTGCTCCTGCAAAACCAAATCAAGAAAAAAATTCATATCCTAGAAACTTAGATGAACCGACTACATCTAGGCTTGCAAGAAATGAAAATCCTACGCAAATAGATTTATTGAATCAATTAGTGTCAAAAGGAAACAAATATTTTGTCGCAAAACCTCCATCATATAATGCAAGATATCCTTATAACAATGCAATAGAAACTGAATCTGGACATGCATTTGAATTAGATGATACACCAGAATATGAACGAATCAATATAATGCATCGTGGTGGTTCACATCTTGAGTTTAGACCAGAAGGATCGGTTCAACAAAAGATAATGAATAACAGTACCCGAATGATTGAAGGCGATGAAACAGTTCATATTAAAGGAAATAAATTAGTTTACATTGACGGTGATTTAACTTACATAGTTGGCGGAAGTGTGACGTACCAAGTTGAAAAAGATTTTTCTGTATCTGCAAAAAATGTCACATTCAACGCTAGAGGAAGTTTTTCAGCTGATGCTAAAGTATCAGCTTCATTGAGTGGAGTAGTTTCTAGCTCTTTAGGTGGATTGACTTCTATAATTACTTCGGTTGATGGAGTTAAAACAGATGTAACTGGAATGGCATCTCTTGATGCTAGTTCGTTTGGTAAAGCAACATTTGGTGGAAGTGCGACTGTAATTAATGGTGGTACGATTGCTCTAGTAAATATACCTGGCTCCGCTGAAGAAAGTTCAGCATCTAAATCTGAACCACCAGCAGTGGGATCACCACTCACTAATCCAACAGTAGCTCCAAATATTACTGAGACAGCAACAGAATCAATAGACAATGCCATAGCCACTTATGGTGTTCCAGATCCAAAAGTTTCAGATATTATAGGAACATCTGTATCAAACAAATCATATCTAGATGGTGTCCTCTATGGACCAACAAGTTATAATTGGACAAATCCAGTATCAATATCACAAAGTATGAGTGCTGTGAATCCAAGCTTTGCTGATTCACTAATAAAAGATTTGGGAAGAGGGCAAGTAGCACTAACTGATTGGATAAAGGGATTGCCGGAAGATTTGTATAATAAATCTGGATTGATAGAATTGGAAAAAGGATATGATAATGCTATCGCATTAAACAAGACAGCAATCAGTTCTGGAAAACTTTCTGATTATGGAAAAGCTGGAAAAGCCTCAGTTGATTTGCTTGCAACAGGTGCTAAAGTTGGAGTTAATATATCAGGATTTAACAAAGATGTTATTAATGCTTCACAGTTTGTAAAAGATAGTTGTTTGATAAAAACAGGTAAACAGTTTGCAAAAGACCTTGCACAACCATTAATTGATGCCGGAGATAAACTTAAAGAAGATTTAAAAGCAATGGATGATAATATTAAAGATTTGGATCCTAATCTAAAAGAAAGATTATCCGAACTAAGAAAATCTATTGATAGTTTTGATGAAAAAGCATTGGATGAATTTATTAATGCTAATCATAAAGATGCAGCATGTCAACGATGTGCGAATGAAGCTTATACAAAACTTAGGATACAGGGAGTTGATAGAAAAACAGTATCCGAAGGAGTATCAAATTGTTTGTATAGGGAATATTCTGAATTTAAGAAAACATATGCTTCTAAGATACCTATTACAGATAAAACCGCAGCTGATAATTTAAATAATTCTTGTTAGGATAGAAATGCCTGGTTTTTTAGCTAAACAATTAGACGTAGTTTCAGATAGAGGATTCATCGTTGGAGGTGGCTGGCCACTTGTAACTATTAACGGAATCAACGCAGCAAAACCTGGAGATTTAGTTGCTCCTCATGCATGTTGCGGAGCTCCTGGATGTGAGATACATTGTAAAGCCATAATGACAGGTTTACTGAAAGCTGGGCAGATAACAATAAATGGATTACCCGTTGTTATACAAGGTGATTTAGCTACTTGTGCGGAACCAGTAAATAGACAAACAATACCTAGCGCAGTTTTTATTGGGCCATAATCATGGGAACATTATTCGATTCTTTACAATTAAATTTTGATACAACTAAGTTTGGTAACGCATTAGATCCAAGAGGGACTTTGCAAAGGGACATAATTCTGAGTTCTCCTCCTTTGACTAAATGGCAGTATGATGCTGTTGCTACAAATAATGTGGATAGAACAACTTATTTAAAAAATCCACTGGCAAATGTAGTTAATAACATCATCTCAACTGCAAACACACTTTATATAACAACAAATACATATGCATACTTACCTAATGCAAACAGTTCTGTTTATAATTTAGAAATTGCAGCTAATAATTTTTTTAGGCATTCTCAAAGAATATCCGGATTAGAAGTTTCCACTAATAGTGCTTTACCTGATTTCTTTTCAGCAACAAGTTACGGTAGAAGTGTGTTTCCAATTTTTAGTAAATTTGAGGGTGTATCGAACAACAGTCCTATTTTAGGAAGTATGACAAGTCTGTTTGTAGAATCCGATCTATTAACTTATTCCGTAAGTTTGGAAGCTGCAAAAATAGAATTACAAAATAGTTTAGTTTCCTCAGGATTTCCAACAGTTACATATTCTTCAAATTTATCTTCAATTAGAATATCTGAAATATGTAACTTAATAAATTCTGCTGCATCATTTATGAATACCAGAAGAACACATGATGTGAATTTCTTTGGAAGATTATTGCAGGTATCAAATAATTATATGGAGATTTCTCGTTATTCTGGATTTGCCGATATTGAGGCTCATTTAATTAGTAATTACATTGGTACAGACACTTTAAAAAATAACCTATAAATAGAAGATGGCAACCACATTTACAAACGTAACAAGACAATACAGAGACTTGGATTTGAATTTTAATATTCATCCAGTCCGTAAAGACATCAATAAAACTGTTGGTGATATGGCGGTTATTAACTCCATCAAGAATTTGATTTCCACAAACAATTATGAGAGATTATTTAATCCTACGTTTGGTGGAAATATCAGAGCACTATTGTTTGAAAATATGGATCCTGTGACTGCTCTTAGGATGGAAAAAGAAATAACTAAAATGGTTGAGAATTATGAACCTCGTGTAATTCTTAGTTCAATAACTATTGTTCCTCAATATGAAAACAATGCGTATGATGTCAAGATTAAGTTTCGTATTGTTAATCGTCCAGAACCGATACAAATTACATTTCAATTAGAGCGACTACGATAATGGCAGACCGTTTACAAATAACAGACCTTGATTTTGATACAATCAAGAATAATCTAAAAACATTTTTAACTCAACAATCTGAGTTTCAAGATTATGACTTTGAAGGTTCTGGATTAAGTATTCTTTTGGATGTTCTAGCGTACAATACGCACTACAATGCATACTATCTAAACATGGTAGCAAATGAAGCATTCATGGATACAGCTTTACTTAGGGATTCTGTAGTATCCCATGCGAAAGCATTAGGTTATATTCCTTATTCAAGATCACCTGCGGTAGCGAACGTAAATGTTCAAGTTATCGTTAATTCAAATGATACTGTTCAATCCTTGTCTATTCCAAAAGGATTTAATTTCCAGTCAAATCTAATTGACAATAAATCATACACATTCAATGTAATTGACCCAATAACAGTATCGAGAACAGGTGATTCCTTTTATTTTGATAATGTTGATTTGTATGAAGGTGTTCTAATTTCTTTTGGTTCAACATACGATTCAACATCAAATCCTTTTTCAATATTTACTATACCAGATACAAATATTGATACAACAACATTAAAAGTTACTGTTCAATCATCGGCAGGAAATACTGCACTAGAAACATATTCTCTTGCAAGTGATATTTTAAATGTAGATGCAACCTCTGCTGTTTACTTTCTACAAGAAGGTAGAAACCAACAATACCAAATATATTTTGGTGATGGAAAAATCGGAAAAGCAATATCAGATGGTTCTATTGTAACTGTTGAATATTTGATTACCAATGGAGCAGAAGCAGATAAAGCAAATGGATTTATTCCATTAACTGATATTAGTGGGTATGCAAATATTATAGTTACAGTAAATTCAGTTGCATCAGGAAGTTCAGAAAGGGAGTCTGTCGATAGCATCAAGTACTCCGCCCCATTACAGTTTGCCACACAAAATAGACTAGTTACTTATAAAGATTATGAATCTTATATTAAGAAAAATTACCCTAGTGTGGACTCTGTTTCCGTATGGGGAAGTGAGGATGACATTCCACCATCATATGGAAAAGTTATCCTATCACTTAAACCAAAGGAAAATTATTACATTTCTGAATTAGAGAAACAACGAATCATAGATGAAATCATCAAACCTAAATCTATAATTGCGATTCAAACTGAGATTCGTGATCCAGAATATTTATATCTGTTGGTAAATAATTACGTCAAGTATGATAAACGTAAAACAACAGATACCGAACAACAAATAAAAAATAAAATTAGAAATGCAATTCTAAACTATCGTGAATTGAATCTGAATAGGTTCGGCGGACGTTTTGTTCTATCTAAACTACAAGATGCTGTGGATAGCACGAACACAACTGCAATTATTGGTTCCGAAACTGTAGTTCGTGTTCAAAAAAGATTTGAACCAGAAATAGGTGTATTGAGAAACTATAAGTTAAACTTTAATGTACCGTTACATAGAGGAACATTGACTAACAGATTAACTTCTACAGAATTTGATGTGTTTGATTCACAAGGAGTTTTAAGAACTGTTACCTATGAAGAATCAGCAGAAACATATACTGGTGTTGAAGATATTCAAGTTGTAAATCCTGGAGTTAATTACACATCTCCTCCAACAGTAACAATTACTGGTGATGGAAATGGAGCTACCGCAGTTGCAACTATCGTCAATCAAAGAGTAGAAAAAATTACTATTACTAATAGTGGTTTTGGTTATACCCGTGCTGTTGTGACACTTTCGGGCGGTGGTGGAAGTAGTGCTACAGCTGTTGCAATTGTTACTGCAAGAACTGGATTTTTAAGAACAGTTTATTATGATGCAGATGCACAGAAACAAATTGTTAGCTCATCAGCCGGAAGAATTAATTACGAAACAGGTGAAATTACTTTATCTGATGTAGATATTCAAACAATATATTCTTCTGATAGTTTTATGAGAGTAACAATTGAATCTGATAAAGGTATTGTTGAAACAAACAGAAACACTATATTGGAAATAGATGTGAACGATTCTTCTTCTATAACGGTAGACCTATCTGAAATAAGTGCGAAGTAATGACTAGTTTAAAAATATCAAATTTAGTTCGCAATCAAGTTCCTGAATTTGTTCGTGAGCAACATCCTAAATTTGTTTCTTTCCTAGAAGCTTATTATGAGTTTTTGGAAACGCAACAAGGAACACAGAAAAATGATTTAATCAATCAGGCAAAGTCTTTACGATATTTGTCGGATGTTGATTCTTCATTGGATACGTTTGAAAATAATTTCTATGAAAAGTTTGCATCTTTACTTCCTAGAGATGCTGCGGTACGTAAAGATATTCTTTTCAAAAATCTGACAAATCTTTATTTGTCAAAAGGCAGTAGTTCATCATATAAACTTTTGTTTAGAATGTTGTTTGGTGAAGAACTTGAAATCATTGAACCAAAGAATGAAGTCCTTCGTGCATCTGCAAGCACGTGGTCAGTTGAAAATTCATTACGTGTAGACCCAGATACATTGTATTTACTACACAGCGGTAATGGAACTACTAAAACTTTTTTATTACCTAGTGCCTCATTTACAGTAAAATCTGTTTTAATTAATGGTGTTGAAACTACGGCGTATCTTGTAAATCAATATTCTAAAAGAATTATATTCAATACCGCCCCTAGCAATGGTTCAACAATAAAGATTTTCTTTAATAATTTTGATTACTCTCTTTTAGTAAATCGTAAAATTGAAGGTAAGACTTCAAGAGCTTCCGGTATTACAGAACGATTTGCGGTCAGTCTTGTTTCAAATAGAAACATTGAGGATTTGTACATAAACTCAAAAACTGTTATAGGATCGTTTTCTAATGGTGAATTTTGTGTAACAGATATTATTGTAGACGGAAATTTATTAAACATAGAATTTTTAACATCTTCATCATTGCGTACTATTATTATTAATGAAGGTGGATCGAATTATTCAAACGGAGATTTGGTAATTGTATCTGGTGGTGGTGCAGATCAAGAAGCTGTCGCAGTTATTGAAGAAGTTTTTTCTGGCTTCATTGATACGATTAGAGTAAATAAACCAGGAGCAGGATTTACAGTTGGTGGAATCATTGATGCAATAGACCCACCTCTTATCGTAAACGGTTCTATTGCAACGGTAAATACTTCATCTAGTAATGTAACTAATACCTATAGTATTTTATCGGATGTTCTTATTGCTAATTTATCTAGTATTATGATTGGTGCAGCTGATTATGCAATCGCTGGAAAATCAATAAGTAATACCTCAAAGATTATTACTTTGATGAATCCAAGAACAATTACAGTTGGTTCGATTGCAAACTGTCTAGTTGTTACTGCAAACTCTGTTGCGACAGCTGTTCCTATTGTTCAAACTCAAGGTGCGACATACACCACAGGAACAGTAATTCATTCTATTACTGGATTCAGGTCAATAGGCGGTTATATAATTAATGGTTCCGGAGAAAACTATCGAGTTGGCGATGAAGTTATTTTTGGATCAAATCCAGTATTAACTGATGGTGTTGGTGCAGCTGCAAGGGTTAGTGCTACAGATACATCTGGTAGAATATTAAAATTAGATATCGAACCAACTAGATTAACTGGTACTGCAAACGTAACTGCAAATAGTCACATTGTAACTGGAACAGGAACAAGTTTTGACACAGAAATAACAGTTGGTGATAGAATTATTGTAAATGGTGAATCAAGATTTGTTAATGCAATAACTAGTGCAACTTCTATCAATTGTAACTTAGTGTTTACATATACGACTGCTGGGATAGATGCAGCAATTGGTAAGTATTGGATATACCCAACTGGTGGAACAAACTATACACAAAATAGTTTTCCATCGATTACGATACGTTCAAGAATCGGTACAGGTGCAAATATAGCTATAGATTCGTGCATGGGTGACGGTGAGAATCTAACTGCAACTGGTTCTAAATTACCAGGAGCTATTGTTAAGATTAAAATTGTTGACGGTGGTAGAGGATATAAGTATATTCCGTTCATTAACTTAACAGAATCTGGTGATGGACTAGCAAGTGCAGAAGCAGAGATTGAAAGTTCGTTTGTAACCTTTGAAGGTAAGTGGACAACTTCTGATTCCATCATTTCTTCAACAGAAAGAAAAATTCAAGGTAAAGATTATTATGTAGACTATTCTTACATAACATCGTCAAAAGTTGAATTTAGAAAATACAAACAGATTTTAAAAGATTTACTACATCCTGCAGGTCTAATCAACTATGCAAGATATCGCATAGATAAAGAAGCGAATGTAACAAACTTAGGTGTTACAACTATCAGTCCTAATAAAGTAATTTCTGGTAAAGTTAATATTTCACAAGGGGGAATATATATTACTGGAGTGAATACTAAATTTGTTGATGGATATAATAAAGGTTATATTGGTATAGGTGATGGAATTGATGTCAACGGCAGAATATATGTTGTTGAATCTATTATTAGTAACACAAACGTACAGGTATCACAAGTAACAACAACTCCACCTTTAGGAGTTATTTCTGCACCAGTTCCGTTCAACGTAACGGCAAATCTAGAACCATTTATGATTCTTGGTGGAGTAACAAATGTTGCACCTGGAACTGCTGAAATAATATTAGAAAATGGGGATATGTTAGTAACAGAAGATGGAAATATTATCACAACGGAATAACAAATGGCAAATACAAAAATTACAGAACTGGTAATAGCATCGTCACTAGATTCTAATACACAAAATACTTTGTTTCTAATTGTAGACAGACAAAGTGGAACTCCAACAACTAAACAAGTTGAAATGAGTATATTAGATACGGTGTTTGATTACACTACCTCAAAAGCAAACTCCGCAGCACTATATGCTAACGGTGCTTTTGTTCAATCAAACTCTGCGTATGGATCACAGAATACAACTGGCATATATGCTAATGCTGCGTTCCTACATGCGAATAATGCATACGGTTCTCAGAATACAACTGGTGTTTATGCCAATGCAGCATTCCTAAAAGCGAACACTCCATCGGATGTTGCGAACTCTGCGGCACTATATGCTAATGGTGCATTCGTACAAGCAAATGCTGCTTTTATTGCCACAAACACTTCTTCTGCCGGAAGTTATGCAAACTCAGCATTTTTAAAAGCTAATTCCGTATATGAATTGGCAAATCTCAATTACTTGCAAGCTGCCACTAGATTAAATGTATCATATACTGCTGCCGATGCTTATTTGTTCGACCAATATGTTGGAAACAATCCAACTATCCGTGTATCTCCAGGTACAACTATTGCGTTTGATTTGAATTATGTTGGATCAAATTCTTTCATGATTCGTCAATCTATTGGTGGAACTAATGTATCAACTAATTTAATTCACGTTTCACCTACTGGTGTTATATCACTTAATGATGAAGCGCAAGGTAAAAACTCAGGTATATTGTTCTTTAAAGTTCCAGTTGATATTGTCAACACAGATTATGCATATCAGAATTCCAATAATCCAGGAACCATGCGTGGAATAATTCGTATTGAGCAACATATTGGTGTTGTGCAAAATATTGCAAACGCAGGATACGTTCAAGCTAATACTCCTTCGCATGTTGCGAACTCTGCGGCACTTTATGCTAACGGTGCGTTTGCTCAAGCGAATGCTGCTTTCTTAACTGCAAACACTCCGCCTGCTATTGCAAACTCTGCTGCGTTATATGCTAATGGTGCGTTTGTACAATCGAATGCTGCTTTCCTAACTGCAAATACTCCTTCACATGTTGCGAACTCTGCTTCAACATATGCTAACGGTGCGTTCTTATCGGCGAATTCTGCATACAGTTATAGTTCAAATAATACTACAGCAAAGTGGGCCGCAACTGCTCCAACAACTGTTCAGGCAGCAATTGATAGACTTGCAAATGCAGTATATACACTAAGAAGTAATTCGCCAATACCTTAAAATGACAGATAAATAATTCCTATGGCAAATACAGTAACGACAATTAAAACTAGGTTTAGTACCTCGGAACAGTTCAAGGAAAGTTTCTCTGAAGCTAATCCTACTGTTTCTTATGTTTTTATCGGAAATCATCTAGCATATACAGATGAAAATACACCCACAGATATTTCAGACACCGTTCAAGATGAAAAGGTTGTTTGGAATAATATGATTGGTGGTAAAAAGATTACAGGAAATGACGTTGAACATGTTGCTCCTCGTGTCAACTGGACGGCAAATACAAAGTATCGTCAATTCGATGATCGCATTGATGCTTTAACATTATTATCTGCAAACACTACACAAAATCTAAAACCAATGTATGTGATTACAACTGGTCGTAGTGTGTATAAATGTTTGTCAAATAACACTTCAGCAAATTCTACGATAGAACCTACCGGTGATTATGCAACATCCAATGGTGTTATTGATACGGCAGATGGTTATCGTTGGAAGTACATGTTCAATATTAAACCAGGGAATAAGTTTTTAACGCTAGATTGGATTCCTTGCCCAACAAGTAATGCACAATTAGATTACACTTCCAGTAGGTTGGGAGTTGTTGATGGTGAATTAACGACCATTGTTGTTACTAACGGTGGAACAAATTACAATCACGCAAACGTCAATGTAGTATCATTTATTTCTGGAACAAATAGACTTACAATTTCTAATACAACGGTTGTATTGAATCAGTTTAATATTCCTACACTTGCAAACCTCACTAACATGTCAGTTACTGGTCCAGGTATTCGCCCAGGAACATACATCTCCGACATCAATGTTGCATCTGGTATTGTAACTCTTTCAACCAATACTAATAGTACAGGGGGAAATACAAATCCTCTATCATTGACAAGTCGTGTTGCAATTATCGGAGACGGAACAAAAGCAGAAGCATCTGTTTTCATCAACAATACAGGTAATGTTGCAAACATCAAATTAACAACAGTAGGTATAAACTATTCTTTTGCAAATGCAACTGTCTATGGTTCTGGAACTGGTGCAATAACTAGAGTTATTTTATCACCGAAGTATGGACATGGATATAATCCAGCAAAAGAGTTGGGTGCTAAAAATATTATGGTTGCAGTTCGTGTGGGCGAAATTGATTCTACAGAAGGTGGAAAAATAACCGCAAACACTAACTTCAGACAGTATGGAATCCTAAGGGATCCGCATAAATATGGTGAAACCTCAATTGTATCATCGGCAAATGCTAACTCTGCGATATCGCAAACTACCGATTTGAATGTTGTTCCTGGGTCATTATATCAAGCAAATGAATTTGTTTATCAAGGAACTATTTCAAGTCCATCTGCATACGGATATGTGGTAGATCAAACCGAATCTGTTATTAAGTTGACAGGAGTTCGTGGAGTAATGGCAACAGGATTGAATTTGCTTGGAGCAAATTCTGCAATTCAACGAACCGTTGTTTCAATTAAAAATCCAGATTTTCAATCATTCTCTGGTGACATTTTACATGTTGAAAACGTAACTGCGATTGATCGAGAAGAAGGTCAAGCAGAAGATATAAAATTTGTTCTTAAATTCTAAAGGTTAATTCATGCCAATCAGCACTAATTTTAATGTAAATCCATACTACGATGACTATGATGAGGATAAGCAATTTCTCAGATTACTATATAAACCCGGATATGCGGTTCAGGCTCGTGAATTAACCCAAGCACAAACACTACTTCAAAAACAAGTAGAAAGATTTGGTAACCACATATTCAAGAATGGTTCTATTGTAACTGGCGGTCAGGTATTCCTACAAAATGTATCTTATATGAATTTGGATAGCCAGTATGCAACTACCGATATTCTTGCTGCTGATTTTGTTGATAAAATTATTCTAACAACAGATAATTCAAAACGTGGCCAAGTTATTAAAGTTTATGATGCAACAGCAAATACCCCACATACTTTATTAGTTAAACAAATATACGGTAACACATTTACTTCAGGCGATTCTATTAAGACACTTGAAACTGGTGGCGATGCGTTTGCGAATCGTGCAAACATTTCTACATTAGGTACTGGTACAGGACAAGTATTTTCAGTAAATGATGGTGTTTTCTACTACGAAGGTTTTTTTGTTAAGGTAGATCCACAAGCAATCGGAACATCAATATACAATAATAATACTGCAAACGTAAGAATAGGTTTTGAAGTTACCGAATCAATAGTCGAATCTGTTAATGATACGTCACTACTTGATCCAGCACAAGGTGCATCTAATTTCCAAGCACCAGGTTCTGATCGTTTTAAAATTGAATTAAATCTAACAACAAGATCATTGGATAGTGTTGACTTAACAAAGTTTATTGAACTTGCACAAGTTAAAGAAGGTATATTACAAAAAGTAATTAGAAATGCTCTTTATGCTAATTTAGAAGATACTCTAGCAAGACGTACATATGATGAATCAGGTGATTATGTTGTAAATCCGTTTTTATTGAGTATAGAAACAAATGCATCAAATACTGCTAACATGGATCTTGTTTTATCTGCTGGTAAAGCTTATGTTAAAGGTTATGAATATCAAACAATTTCGCCAATAACAATTACTGTTCCAAAACCAAGAGATACAATTAACGTAGATACAAAATTTATTTCTGCTGACTTTGGTTCATATGTTTATACGTTTAATCATTTTGCATTATTGCCTTCTGATACTTTAGGCACAATTGATATTCATTGCGTACAAAACAATAGTATCTGGACTGCAAATACAGCTGTATACTCAAATACCAAGATTGGTACAGCAAGAGTTAAATCTGTAGTTTTTGACACTACTGCTGGAAGTCAATCAGATGCAAGTACCTATGTTTATAAAACATATTTGACAGATATTAATGTTGGTTCTATCGTTGCTTCCGTTGCAACCGGAGTTAATACATCTTGTTTTGCTTTAGGAAGCGCAACAGTAGGGTCAATGTCAAATATAGATAATGCATATGCTGGTGCAAAGATTCGTATTGTTTCTGGTCCAGGTGCTGGAGAAACACCAAAAACAATTACAACATATTCAGGTTCAACTAAAAATATAACAACCAATATTCCGTTTGCAGTTGCTCCTACTACTTCTAGTATATACTCTATTGATTTTGAAATTAAAGATGCGGAATCTTTTGTTGAGATTGGTGCAGACTCTACTAAATTCACATCAGCTGCAAATATTTACGGATTTTCTAAAGATCAAGCGTCAACGTATGAAAACGTGTTTGTTTCTGAAAAATCACAAGAACCGTTGTTGTTCAAGTTGGGTGAAGATTATGTAGTTGCTAATTCTATTGCAAATTTCTCTTATGAATATCAAAAGTTTTTATCTGGCGTAACAATAAGTGCAAGTACAGTTGACTTATCATCTTATTTGTCTGCGGGTGAAACATTAACCACAACATCTACTTCATCAATTTCATCCAAACAAAAAGATTTAATAGTTCAAGCAAAAACTACAAGTGGAATTTATGTTCCTAATCAAATTATTGCTGCAGCTAACTTATCTGTTTCTGGAACAACACTAACAATCAGTTCAGCGTATACTGGTACTGCTGACATGTTCGTTACTGTACGTTCAGATGCTACATCTAAAAATAAGAATTACGTTCGTGCTAATGTAGTTGTTCAAAATTATGGTGCCGCAAATAATATTTTTGGTAACAGTTCAGTTTTCGTAATAAATGACCAAGGTCAAACTCAAATTCACAATACATCGCATATAAACAAACTCCCTGGTTTATCTCAGTCACTATATGTTTCTGATGTTGTGTCAATTAATGCAATCTTCGATTTCCAAGGTACAACTATTAGTCAAGCGAACATGGGTTCTGCTGCTAACGTCACAAGTCGTTATTTACTAGATACGGGTCAAAGAGATAGTTATTATGACCATGCATCTATTATACTAAAAGCAGGAGTAACTCCTCCTACTGGCCCATTATTAATTAGATATAATCGTTATACCACATCTAATACTCCGGGTTACTATACAGTAGACTCATATCTACGTGGACACAATAGTGGTTATTCTGAAGTTGCATATGAAAATGTTCCAAGGTTCACTTCAATATCTTCTGAAAAAGAGAATTATTTACTAAGAGATCATTTGGATTTTCGTCCATGGAGACAGGATGCATCCGCAAATGATTTAACTTTAGCTAACACAAAAACATTTGGTACAACCACAAATGGATTAAAAATTCCATTAAATGGTTCCGATATTGTTACATCGTTTAAAAACTATTTACCAAGAATTGATAAAGTTGTTTTAAATGTTGCTAGAGAATTCAGTATCATTAAAGGAGAATCTTCGGTTACTCCTTCGAGACCACAAGACAAAGAAGATTCAATGACTCTGTATATTTTGAGTTATCCTCCTTTTGTTGATGATACAAAATTTATTTCTGTTAGACCAATTAAAAATCAAAGATACACAATGAAAGATATTGGTAACTTTGAAAAAAGAATTGAGAATCTTGAATATTATACTTCATTATCGTTACTAGAATTCGACACAGCAACAAAACAAGACTTTAGTATTCTTGATTCTGCAAACTTACCAAGATTTAAAAACGGATTCATCGTTGATGCTTTTAACGGAACTTCCGTATCGAATGTTTTAGATTTTGATTTTAAAGCATCTATTGATAGACAACAAAAATTACTTCGTCCTACGTTTAATGTTACTTCAACACTATTGAACTATGCTCCATCTGATGGAGATAATACAAACATTAATCGTAACGGACCTATCTTTACAGTTGATTCTAATGAGATAACATACTTAGATCAACCACTTGCTTCAAGGTCAGTTAATATTAATCCGTTTAATGTTATCAATTATCTTGGTAAAGTGCAACTTGATCCATCTTCAGATGTTTGGTATGATGAAACTCGTCTAGCAGATTTGGCTGTTGATATTTCAGGTGACCGTGCTGCATGGCAACAATTAGTTGAGGGTGCTGCTCAAACTGAATGGGATTCTTGGAAAGATATCTGGACTTCAACTCAAACAAGAGATATTGAAAGAAGTGGTTGGCAGGTAACTGGTACATCTCAAAGTGGACGTGCTGTAACAGTTTCAGAACAACAAAGAGTTGATACATTAAGTGTATCAACAACACAACAAGGAAGAACTGGTGTAAAATCAACTGTCACACTTGATACACTTACGAAATCATTAGGTGATCGTGTCGTAGATGTTTCGATTATTCCTTACATGAGAGATGTAAATATTCTTATTGTTGGTGATGATTTCTATCCATCAACACAGTTATTTTCTTTCTTTGATGCACAAGATGTTAGTGGATATGTTGCTCGTGCGAACAAAATTGTATTCAGAAATAACAATTTAAAATATCAAACACAAATAGGTAATCCAGAAGTTATAACATTTAAGAATAATGTTACAGGAACAACTAATGCTCAAGGTATTATTGTTAAAACTTCAAACAATGTTGGATTCTTTGTAAGTGCAGAAGCAACTTCTTCTTTAAATGTAACACCAACATCAGCAACATTAAGTGTCATTGGACAATCAAGTACACAAAATAATGTTATTGAATATTTTGAACATTATACTGGTAATGCAGCTGCTGGAGGAGCTTCAACAATTACGTTGAATCTACTCGCTTCTGGTGCTTTAAATGCTACCAATGCAAACTTTACTGGTGAACCAATTAAGATTATATCAGGTAAGGGTGTTGGACAATCTGCAACAATTAGCGCATATGATCCTGCGACTAGAATTGCAACTATTACTCCTGCATGGACTACTGTTCCAGATGTGACTTCACGTTATACGGTCGGCCGTTTAACAACAACTGATACTGGTTCTGTTGCAGGTATTTTCTTCTTACCAACTGGAACATTTAGAGTTGGTGAAAAATTATTCAGATTGATCGATGATAGTGCAGGTAACTTAGAGGCATCTAAAACAAATGGGGATGCACGATTCTTTGCAGCAGGATTATTACAGACAAAACAAGAATCATCAATTACTGCAACTGTTCCTGCAGGTATTCAGCGTTCAGATGTGTCTGATACTCGAACTGTTCAGTCTACATCGTTTGGACAGAGGACAGAAAAAAGATCGTATGTGTATTATGTCGATCCTCTTGCACAAACATTCTTTGTTAATGGTGCATTATTTCCGAATGGATTATATATCAGTAAGATTCGTGTTTGCTTTAGAACAAAGGATCCTACTGTTCCAGTAACACTACAAATTAGACCTACCGTAAATGGATTCCCTCATAGTTCAGTTGTTTATCCGTTTGGTACTGTTACATTGACTCCAGATAAAGTTACTGTATCTGAAAAACCAAGTCTTGATGATGCAGCAAAATTTACTGACTTTGTGTTTGATGCTCCAATCTATTTGCTCCCAGGTGAACATTCATTTGTTCTACTTGCAAACTCAAATCAATATGAAGTGTATTGTGCAGAAAAAGGTAAGACGAATCTTTTGGATAATAAACAAATTTCAGACCAACCATATGGTGGTTCATTATTCTTATCACAGAATGGATCGACTTGGACACCAGAACAAAATCTTGACATGATGTTTAGGGTTAGTAGAAATGAATATTCTCAAACTCCATCGCAAGTTGTGTTTCATGCGAACATGTCGAACACCACATCAAATGTTGTGTATGATCTAATTCATTTGATGACTGGAGAAATGATTCTTCCAGGAACATCTGTAACATATAAATTTGCATCGGAAAGAGCTGCACCATATGGTGGAGCTGTTGGATACAAACCAATTATTCCTTTAGAAAATTATATTGTAAATGATGGTGAACGCCGTCGTGTATTGAATCCAACAACTGGTAACACTACATTCAAAGTTATTGCTACACTCGCAACAAGTGATTCTGCAATATCACCATATGTTGATACAAATAGATTTAATTTATTAACAGTTGAAAATAGAATGAACAATCTACCATTGTCTAACGACCAAATCGTTATTGCAAATACTGGTAGTGGGATGACTAGTGGAATATACAGTATTGCATTATCAAATACTGCCGGTGGTGGTGCAATCCTTCTTGCAAATGTTGTTGGAGGTTCTATTTCTAGAGCTTGGGTACAAGATGGTGGAAGTGCATATGTAGATTCCCCATCAATTAACTTATTTGCTTCGTTAGCAACATCTGCTGGTGGATATACTGGTGGAATGTGTGTTGGATCAGGTGCAAATGGTGCTTCTATTATAATCAACGGAGAAACCTCTAAATCAGGTGGTCCTGCAACAGCACGATACATTATGCGTACCGTAACACTTGAAGATGGATTTGATTCCGGAGATATTCGTGTTTATCTAACTGCATATAAACCAGCAGGTAGTGACATTTACGTTTACTTCAAACCACAGTCTGTATCAGATATTGAAAAATTCTCTGATTTAAATTGGCAATTATTGACACAGATTAATAATGGTAACTTTGTATCAACACAAGCAAATGACTTTAGAGAATTGGTATTTGCTCCTGGAATAAACGGTGTTGCAAACAACTCTATTCTGTATTCGTCTGGTACAACATCATTTACTAACTATAAATCTTTTGCAATTAAAATTGTCATGTCTGGTTCTGATACAGTAGACGTTCCATTAATAAGAGACTTACGTGTTATTGCTTTACCGGAGGGTAACGTATAATGGCACTAGTTAAAGTAGAAAATCATAATAACTTAGTCCGTGATACTTCTTCTGGTGCTGTTCTAAATACAGATAGAACCGGATTGCAAGAGTATTATCGTAGGCGTGAGATTGCAAAGAAAGAACTTCTGGAAAGAGAAGAAAATAAAATGCGTTTGCAAAAAATGGAACAAGAGATGCAAGAGATAAAAGAATTGTTAAAAGAAATTGCAATAATTAGGAAACAATAATGGCATTAATAAACAATATTAATACGCAGAATACCTTTGACCAATGGGTTACCACAACTCAGCAATTAGTTTCTACTGTAAATAATTTTACAGATGGTCCTGCGATTATTGCAAATACCAGTCTTGATATTTCAGGAACAGGTAGTAAATTAAATGTTCGTAATAGTGGTGCAATCAACACATTCTATGCGAATACTGCAAACATAGCAAACATTTCATTTTCTCAAAATGGAATGACTATTCCCGGTAATGTTGCAACTTTAAATGTGACATCAAACATTGCAATTGGTGCTAATGCATCAATTTCAAACAATGTAAATATTGGTGGATCCGTTATCGTTTCTCAAAGCATGAATGTTGCAAGTAACATTACCGTAAATAACATTACTGTTTTTGGTAGAGTAAACGCAACTTTAGGAATAACTACATCAGGTAACACTACATTTGGTAATGTAATTGTTACTGGAACAAGTAATACAAAACATTTTGAGTATACTACTGCAAATGGACAGACTCTTGCAGTCACAGGAATTGCCACGATGAATCGTGCAGCAGGAAATGTGTTAAGTCAAATAGAAGAAATTTCAATAGCACTATCACTCGTTTTAGGATAAGAAATGGCAAATACGTACAGAAAGAAAATTGCTGGTGGTGTTGGTGTAACACTAACTGATGTTTATGTTGCAAATAGTGGAATTCAAGGTATTGCAATTGGTATGACTGTTGCAAACATATCTACCGCTCCTGTATCTGCAAACGTCAAAGTGTTTAGCGCAGCAACATCAAATTCAGCATTCGTTGTTAGAGAATCAACGATTGCAATCGGTGGTACATTAGTTCCACTTGGTGGCGACCAAAAACTTATTTTAGAAGCAGGAGATAAGGTACAAGTGCAAATGTCAGCTGCAGGTTCTGGCGATGTAGTTATATCGGTTCTGGAGATTAGTTAATGTCATACCTAGGAAATACGCCAGACAAGAATATAATTTTTTATGTTCTTGGTATTGACAAATTTAATGGTACAGGAGCCTGTACTACGTTTACCATGTCAAGAACATTGGCTCAGGATATTGATGCACAAGTTCTTGTTAATAATGTTCAACAAGCACCTATTGACGCATATTCTGTTTCCGGAAGTTCATTAGTATTTACAGAAGCACCATCTGTTGGTACTGAAAATATTCAAGTCATTTATCGTACTCAGAATGTTGTATCGTATAGTCAGTTATCAACTTCAGAAATTCAAGGTGAAGCTGTTACTGCCGCAAAACTTGCAACTGGTTCTGTAACTGAAACTAAAATTGGAACAGGTGCTGTAACAGTTACTAAAATTGGTACTGGTGCTGTAACAAGTGTTAAACTTGGAGCTGGTGCTGTAGAAACTAGTAATATATTGGATGGTGCAGTAAACGCAGACAAAATTGCAACAAATGCTGTTACCGCAGATAAAATTATTGCGGGTGCTGTAACAAGCACTAAGATCGGTACAGGTGCAGTTGGGACAACACAATTAGCTACAGGTATAAGTGTAACAATTACAGGCGGAACTATTTCAGGTATCACAGACCTTGGAGTTGCAGACGGTGGTACAGGAGCATCTGACCAAGCAACAGCAAGAACTAATTTGGGGTTAGGTTCAATATCAACGCAAGCAGCAAGTGCTGTTGCAATTACAGGTGGAACAGTTCAGGGAGTTTCAAGTTTAACTGGATTTACATCCAATCCAACTGGAACAACTGGTCTTTTCTCATTAGGTACTACAGGAATTCTAAACATAACATCTGGTGCATATGCAACAACTGACGGAATGACATTTGGTACAGATGGTGCAGGTGCTAAGAAATTATTTGTTTCTGCTAGTTCTGATTCTGCTGCAGCATTTAGACGTAGAACAACTGACGGACAAGTAGTTACATTTACCAAAGATGTTACAACTGTCGGTAGTGTATCTGTTACTGATACCGCAACCGCATATAATACAAGTTCAGATCGTAGACTGAAAGATTATATTCAACCATTCACAAACGGACTTGAGTATGTAAATCAGATGCGTCCTGTTCATTTTAGATGGATATCTAACAACAAACAAGGAATTGGATTTATTGCAGATGAACTACAAGAGGTAGTTCCACAAGCAGTTACAGGTCATGCTAATGGAGAAACATATCAAGGTGTTGATGCATCTTTTGTAGTTCCTTATCTGGTAAGTGCTGTACAAGAATTGCATGACCAAATCTTAGAATTAAAAGCAGAAATTAACACTTTAAAGAATAGTTAACCATGGCATACATCGGAAATACTGTAAGGTCAGTACCTTTTATTGTTGACACTTTCTCTGGAAATGCATCAGCAACTAATTTTACGTTGACAAGAGCTCCTGCAAGTACAACATCAATTGCTGTATTTGTGAATGGTGCTTATCAACAACCAACTGCTAACTATTCGTTGGACGTAACGACTATTTCGTTTACTGTTGCACCTCCAACAGCTACAAATAATATTCAAGTATTACATATTGGTGAAGGACAGATTGCATCACAAGTTCCATCAGATGCAACGGTAACAACACCAAAGATGGCAGCGAATGTTGCGGTGACCGCATTTACTGCGAATACATCTTTAAGAGTTCCAGTTTACACAAGTAATACTACAAGAAATTCTACGATTACAACTCCTCAAATAGGTATGGTAATAATTTCTGGAACACAGTTTCAAGGTTACGATGGAAGCGGGTGGGTAGTTCTAAATAATAATTAAGGAGTGTACATGTTTTATCAATATGGTGTTGACGTAGCAGTTAAAAAATTAAGACCTGGAGCAAAATTCTCTTTGTACAATTTGGACATTACTGGATGGGAAGATCCTGAAGGTAGAGAACCACCAACACAAGAAGAAATCTTAGATCAAATTGAAAAAGATAAAATACTACATGATTACTACATGTATCAGCAATTAAGATTTAGAGAATTTCCAGAAGGTTGGCAACAATTAGAAATGCTTTGGGATGATATAGATCAAGGCAGAATTCCTGGAAAAGACAGTTCAATCTGGTATCAGAAAATAAAAGAAATAAAAGAAAAGTATCCTAAACCAACAGAACCCTTAGAGACATAAATGCCATTATCAAGAATTACGTCACAGTCAATACAAGACGAAACGATTATCCCAGCTGACATTCTAGATTTCTCAATTACCAGTAGTCAGTTGTCAAATACGGGAGTAACCGCGACCACATTTGGTGGAGGTACCTCTGGGACGGTTGTTGTTCCTGTTATTGCTACGGATATCGCTGGAAGAATAACCTCTGCGGCAAATCAAACTTTATCACTAACATCTTTTGGTGTTGTTGATGTTACTGCATTAGCAAGTTCAGGTAAAGTAAATGTAGCATCCTTACAAAGTAATGCATCAATTTTTACTAGCACTTTAAATGTTACTGGAACTACTTCAATAGCACAAGCGAAAGAAAAAGTTACTGTCACAGGAACTGGTGCAGGTGGTACTATTAATTTTGATGCATTAACACAAGCAGTTGCATATTACAATTCAACATCAACTTCAAATTTTACTGTTAATATTCGTGGCAATTCTGGAACATCATTAAATACTGTTATGAATACTGGTGAATCATTAACGATAGTTGTTGTTTCAACTCAAGGTGGTTCTTCTTTCTATCTAACTGGAATTACCGTTGATGGTACTGCAACAGGTGTTACCACTCGTTATGCAACTCAGGCACCATCATCTGGTGGTACTTCGGGTATTGACGCATATACAATAACCATTATTAAAACCGCTTCTGCAACTTTTACAGTTCTTGCAGCGCAAACTAAATTCGTAGCTTAAAAATACATGGCAACAATATCAACTTTCGCAGCATTTTCATCTAGAGGTTATGGAGCATTTACTTCAGGTAGATTAGTTCCTACAGGAGGTGACTTTGTTATTGACAATAATGGTGCAGGTAAACGTGTTCACGTATTCCTTGGTGGAGGAACTTTTACAGTACCAGCAGAAACACTACCCACAAATAGATTTGTTGATTTAGAAATTCTTGTTGTTGGTGGTGGTGGTCCTGCAGGATCATCTGATAGTGGAGGTGGCGGTGGTGGTGGAGGTGCTGTAATTTATGATAGTGCATTTAGAATTCCTAAAGGACATTCACTTTCTGTTACAGTAGGTGGTGCGGGGCAAGTAAGTAAAGTAACAGGACTTCATGCTGCTCCTGGTGGTGGTACCGGTGGAACTTCTGATAGATATAGTAAAGGACAACCCGGTGGTTGTGGTGGTGGAGGATCGTGGCAAAACGCTGGTCCTAACGGAGGAGAGTATACATTATCAAATCCTGGAGCAACTTGGGGAACATCTGGACCGGCCGCACCAGCGAATGTAACACCCGCATTTCCAACTCCTGCGATAGGACCAACATATGCTCCAGGTCTTACTGTTGACAGGACATTTAATGCAGGTTATCATAACAATCGTGGTAATGGTCAATACGGATGTTCATCTGCTACACCAGATTCATCAAAAGGAATTGCTGGATCAATAACTTCTCCAGCTCCAGGGACATCATATAGTCCAAAAGCATTCAGAATGCGTGGAGGAGGTGGTGCATCTTATGTTGGTGGACTTGGAGGACAAGGAATACTAACAGATTTCCGCACCTTAGAAAATGGTACATATGAATTTATACTTGCTGGAGGACATGGTGATCTTCCAAACAATGGTGACAGATCATGGAATTCCTTAAAACAAGTTGCTGGTGCTAAAGGATTAAGGGATTCTGGAGTTTATAATGGAACTTTTTATGATGCTGGTGATTCGTACATATCATCACCATCACAAGTAAATTGGGAAACTGAATATGATAATCCAGTTCAAAGTTCTGTAGAAAATGCTCCTTCAGGTAGTGAAACGTATGGGTCGGGTGGAAGTAGAACTCATGAACAAGACGGAGGACGAGGTTTTCTTATTTTAAGATATCTTGATTCTGCGGTAACTAGTGCATCAGCAAATGTTTTTGGTGGAAATATTTCAACTTCTGCAAACGGTCAGTACAGATATCATATCTGGTATGGTGATGAAACGAATGATGGTTCTTATAAAGGAACTAGTGCTAATTCACAAGGATATATTGCGTTTAATGATGAAGGTAATTATAGAGCAAAGTATTTTAATAGTAATACTGAAGAAGCGTATTATACTGTAAAAGGTAAGGACGGACAACCACGAGGTGCAAACACAACACCATTTTATTTCTATCAAGATGTTCCAGCATTTAGTGTGCAATATATGCTTGTGGGTGGCGGTGGTTCTATGGGGACAAGAGGAAACTCAGTTCATCCTGGAGGATTAAATTACTTAGTTGGAGGAGGGGGTTCTGGAGGAATTGCAATGGGATCCTTTACTACTCCATCTCAGGCACCTTCTTCATATAATATGCCAGAACTTCCATCATCATTAGCTAATAGTGCTAGTTTTGGTGACCAAATAACCGGTTCGTTTCAACATAGACTTGGGTATATTGAAGTACGTGCGAATAGTCTATTAACTACCAAATTATCAACAAGTAAATATCTTTCATCGTTAGATAATGATGTTAATGCATATCATAGACAGAGACAAGGAACAATAAGAATTCGTGGAAGTGGTAACGAGTCAGCTAGATTGTTACAAAGATTACGCCGTGATACTATTGAAGGATATTTTGCGGATAATGGAAATAATGATACAGGTAAGCGTTACTTAGTTTACGCTTCAAATAATCCCGGAGATCCACAATCTGATGGATGGGGATCTTCTATTAATCTTAATGATGGTTATGAATCGTATTTTTACACTAATTATACTAGAGTAAGAGCAGGACGTAAAGCACATATAATGCAAGATGGTAATGATAATAGTGGTCCAACAACTGATTACTCAGAAGGAAATCCTTCTTGGAACAATAACATAGAATTTGAGTTGGGAACTGGTTCTACCGCAGAAACATTTGTTGCAACACCAACAGGAACTCATCCACAGACTGGTGAGAGTTACTATAACGCACTAAGAATAACTAGAGCACTTCCAAGAATTTCTAGTGGTGGTGATGACCTTGGAACAAATCGTTATAGTCAATTTCATAGTGCAATATCAAACTTTAATAGTAGTTCTCCTGGGTGGGAAGTAAGAGATCCACCAATGCAGTCGGGATTGAATAATGTAGATAATCTTTATAATAGAAATTTTAATATGAATGTTGGTAGTGTTTTTGGTGGTGGAAGAACGCTACGTGGTTCATATGTTCTACAACAAGGTGAAAACACAGCAACTAGAAGATTTGAACACATTAACTGGGATGATGGAAACCACAATGTTTCTGTTGACGCTGGTTGGAAAATAGTTGATGTTAATGCTGGTACTGTCAACAGAATGACTTATACTACTGAATCCGAAGATACAGTTAGAACCCGTGTTGAAGTTTGGAGAAGGTCATTAAGAAAAATTTGGATAAGACATTTATTTGCGTTTGACACAAGTATCGGTAATGGTGGTAAAGGTAATAAACAGCCATCAGCACGTAGACGTTCTGGTGGAACCACTAGTTTACATATGCAAAATGATGATAATCCATCTTATTCAGCTGGTGGAGGTGGTGCAGGAGGATGGCACACATATTCCAGCGAAGGAGAATCACCGGTTGATGCAGGTGGACCAGAAATAGCAACATCAGACAGAAGTCCTGGAACTTATGCTGGAGCAGGTGTAGGAACCAGTCCAATGAATTGGGGAACATTAACTCCAGCAGGTTCTGGTGGTGGTGCTGCACATTCTATAAATGCTCTTAGTGAGAGTAGCAATCCAGTCCCTGGTGGTAGTGCTGGTCCTGGTGGAAGCACTTCAGAAACATTAGGAGCATATGCTTCTGGTGGTGGAGGAGGCGGTTCAATTGCCGACAGAGATTCTACAGTTAAATTTGGAGGAGCTACAAGAGGTTTAATATTCTCTGGTGGACGAGACTCTAAAAGAAACGCAGGAAATAGTTCAAATGGTCATGGTGGTCGTGGATGGTTTGGTAGCACAACCAACTGGCCAGGAACAGTCGGTGTACAAAATATTTCTGGAACAAACTATTATTATTATGTTGATGTAAATCAATTTCCACACAATGCACAATTTGCTGCAGGTGGTGGAGGTGGTGCTAGCAATGCCGACGGTGGTGATGGATCTGGAACATCTGGTGGAACTGGTGGTAACGGAGCAGATGGTGTATCTTATTCATTAACTGGTTACGCTACAATTTATGGACATGGCGGTGGGGGAATGGGAAGATTTGTTAATGGAACTCCAGGAAGTGGACAACCAGCAGACCCATCAACACAAACTGTTCCTTCGGGAGCTCCTAGTGGTGCTCTATACTTACCTTATGGTGGTGGAGGTGGTTATTCTGCTGGCAGACAAGAAGGTGGAGGAGCAGGTGGTGGACCAACACAATATTATCCTGGAAGTGGACCTTGGCCAACTGCATATGATGTTTCATTTGGTACTGCACACATGGATTATATGCGTTATATTAATTCCAATGTCCCTGGTCCACAAAAAGGAGATTTTGGTACTGCATATTCTGGGAAACAAGGTGTAGTAATTATTTCTTACGATAGAGCTCCTTACTTCAGTTAATACCTTTCTCCCGTTTCAGTTTGACTAAATAGACAATAATCGGGAGAAAGTATGGCAGACTTCGTTGAACTCACATTAGAAAAAGGCGCTACGTTTAGTAGTACAATTACAGTTAAAGATGACCAAGGATTGGAACAAAATTTAACTGGATACATCGCACGTTCGCAAATGCGTAAATCGTATTATGCGAATTCAAAACATGATTTTACTGTTACAGTTACAGCACCATCAATTGGATTAATTACCATGGGAATGACTGCTGCAAATACTTCTAACATATCTCCTGGTCGTTACGTGTATGACGTTGAAATAGAAAATAACTCTGGTGATGTTACAAGAATATTTGAAGGAATCGTAACCGTTCTACCGAATGTTACCAGATAAATGGCTAATTATACAGTACAGATAAAACCGAATAAAACTGCGGTTACTTCGGTTCAAATTGCAAAAACTCCAGCGATATATCTTTCACAGATTGCAGACGTTGACGCCGGTGATCCAGATAATGGAGAAGTCTTAGTGTACGATTCCGTAACGCAAAGATACGTCATTCAAGCAATACCAGTCATTAGAGGAGGGACATTCTAATGGCTCTTGGTAATACAACAATACAAATAAAATATTCTACAGCAAATGGTAGACCAGCATCTTTAAATGTTGGCGAACTTGCTTATTCGTTTGCATCAAATACATTATTCATTGGTACGTCATCAAGCACTACTCTCAATATTGGTGGTCATACGATTGCAAACGTAGTTGAGAATAGAACTTCTTTAGCATTACCAAATACTTTAGTTTTTCGTGACCAGTTTGGTAATTTTACTGCAAACGGAATTAATGCTCCTATACTTGGAAACGCAAATACTGCCACTAGGTTTGAAGTCCCAAGATATATTAATATCTCTGGTGACGTAGGAAATACAAGTAATCTATATGATGGTAGTTCAAATGCAGACATCATTCTAAAACTAGATGATACTGGAATTGCTGCTGGAACGTATGGTGGAAATCGTACAGTACCAGTTATTAAATACTACGCAAATGGTATATCATACTTTGCTGGAAACGTAGCCGTAGATACAACTTTATCATTTGCCGGAGATTTTGGTACTGCAAATTTAGAGACTCGTACTGATACTCTTACGTTTGGTGGTGGTGATGGTATCATTACACATGCACATGATTCAAATAATGTTGTAGATATTTTTGTTGATGAAACCGTTGTTAAGACAGATAGAACAGACCAAATAATTCAAGGTAATATTGTTATTACTGGTAACTTGAATGTTCAAGGTAACACGTTATACACTCAAACTGAAACAGTATTAATTGAAGATAATATCATCACACTTAATGCGGCGATTGGTCAGGCATCACTTCCGATTAGAGATGCTGGTATTGAAATTGACCGTGGGTCATTACCAAACTCTCAGATTATTTGGAATGAGACAGTTGATCGTTGGACATATACGCATGATGGGTCTATATATTACAACATTGGTTCTGTACAAAATGCATTTGTAACATTTACTGCAAATGGAACACCAGTAACTCCACAAAGTAATAATGACACATTAACTATTAACGGTCTAAGTGGTATTCTTATTACCGCTAATGATAGTTCAAATACTATCAACATTGGTTTAACAGAACTTGCACAAGGTAACTCAGGATCACAATTATATGTTGCACCAAATGGTGACGATTCATATGATGGTTATGCAATCTCACGTCCTAAGAGAACAGTTCGTGCTGCTGTAAATGCGGCACGCCCTGGAACAAGAATATTCATTGCTTCAGGAATATATGAAGAAGTTACACCAATCATTGTTCCACAAAGAGTTGAAGTTTCTGGTGATGGTGAGCGTTCAACAATTATTAGACCGGTCGATCCAACAAAAGATATATTCTGGTTGAACAATAATTGTTTGATTACCAACATGGGGTTTGAGAATTACACAGCATCAGCATGTGCGTTTCCTGAACTTACAATTCGTTCCGCAACTGCACAGGGTGGAACTGCAAACACAATAACACTTGATTCCAGTTCTGATTCATTGACAAGTTATTACAATGAAATGCAAATTGAAATTCTTTCTGGAACTGGTTCAGGACAAACCAAAACAATATCTGCATATGACGGTTCTACTAAAATTGCAACAGTAGATTCTGCTTGGTCAGTTATTCCTAACAGCACTTCTGTATTTAAAGTTTCTATTCCTAGAAGGTCAACTCCTGCAGCAAATACTGCACGTTGGACAACCTTTATTACTGCATCACCATACGTTTATGTTTGTTCATCAAGAACAACAACTGGTACCGGACTAAAAGTAGATGGTGCTCGTGCAACTGGTAATAAGAGTATGGTGTCTGCACAGTTCACTCAAGTTAATACTGGAGGAATTGGATTCCATGTATTGAATGATGGTTACGCACAGTTAGTTTCTATGTTTAGTATTTTTTGTGATACTGGATTCTTAGCAGAGAGTGGTGGTACTGCATCAATGGGTAACTGTAACGTCAACTTTGGTAATCGTGGATTAAAATCAAATGGTCGTGGTGCATTAATAATGACTGGAACATTGAGCGCTAATGGTATTTTTAACGACTTTACACTCAATCTAAATAACATAACAGTTAATACAGATCCATACATGAGTGTTTCTGCAAACGTACCTTATGTTGGTTTGATTGGTTACGTTGATGGTGACGCATCGGATACATATTATTATGTTACATCATCTACTGTTCCATCTAGTGGAAATACATTAACAACAATAAAAAATTCATTAGACAATACTTTTATTTCTGGAACAACAATTAGATTTTATCAACAGTCTCAGCTTCGTGCATCAGGTCAGACGTTTGAATTTGTTGGTGCTGGAACATCATTATCAACTGCACTACCGAGAAATGGCGGGATACCAAATAGTGAAGCACAAATTGTAAGATCAAATGGCGGTGCGGTATTCTGTACTTCAACAAATGAAAGCGGAGATTTTCAAGTGTCTGATTTAATTATCGAACAAACTACTGGTACTATATCAGGTAGAACATTCAGTAAAAGTTTATATGCAGAACTGACTCCGTTTATTCTAGCATTGGAAGGCTAAAAATGGCAAGTGCAATTCCATTAAATTCGTTTAAAACTATAATTTCAAATGTTACTAATGCAGCGAATACTGTATATACAGCTCCTATCGGAGTTACAACAGTAGTTCTATTAGCACAAGTTTCTAATATTGATACTTCAACAGTTACCGTAACAGCATCGCATCGTCGTGGTGCGAATACAACACGCTTGATTGCAAACGTAAAGATTCCTATTCAAGATGCTGGAAGCTTGTTGACTGGCAAACTTGTTTTAGAAGCTGGAGATGGTTTCTCTATCCAAGCAGATAGAATAAATGCTGCTGAACTAACATTATCAATACTAGAAACTGCTAATGCGTAATAAACAGATACTATTAAGTGGTAGAGCAGTAACGACGAATGCCGCAAATGTAGCGGCAGATCGTTACTCGTTTCTAAATCTTAGTGATGCAGAACCAAATCTTGGAGTAGCAAGTGCTAACGACTATGTTTTAGTCTACAATACACATGCAAATACTTCTGGTAATAGACTTTGGTCTAAGAGTCTTATTACATCATACGACCATGCTAACTCTGCATATAGTTCACAGAATACAACTGGAGTGTATTCCAATGCTGCATATGCACAAGCAAACTCTGCATCCCTGTATGCTAATGGTGCTTTCGTACAAGCGAATGCTGCATACGGTTCACAAAATACTACAGGTACGTATGCAAATGCTGCTTTCTTAAAAGCAAACTCTGCATATGCATCTCAAAACGTAACTGGCACTTATGCTAATGCTGCGTATGCACAGGCAAACTCAGCTTCCTTATATGCAAATGGTGCATTTGTTCAAGCTAATGCTGCATACGGAAGTCAGAACACAACCGGCACTTATGCTAACGCTGCATACGCACAAGCCAATTCTGCATCGTTATATGCGAACGGTGCGTTCATTCAAGCAAACGCTGCATACGGTTCGCAAAACGTAACAGGAACTTATGCGAACAATGCTTATGTACGTGCAAACAATTCGTTAAATGCAAACGTAGGTGGCACGGTTACAGGTAACGTAACTATTGTTGGTAACCTAGTTTCTAACACATTGACTACAACTGGTAGTGGTGGAAACATTACTGGTGCCAATGCGATATTCGCAAACTATGTTTTTGCCAATAACATTGATTTACAATTACTGGCAAACGCTGCGTATGCACAAGCAAACTCTGCAAGTCTCTACGCAAATGGAGCATTTGTTCAGGCTAATGCTGCGTATGGTTCACAGAATACAACAGGAACATATGCTAATGCATCATTCCTAAAAGCGAACTCTGCATATGAAAGTCAGAACACGACTGGTGTTTACGCTAATGCTGCATATGCACAAGCAAACTCTGCAAGTCTTTATGCTAATGGTGCGTTTGTACAAGCGAACGCTGCATATAATTCTCAAAACACGACTGGAGTTTATGCAAACTCTGCTTTCTTACAAGCAAACTCTGCATACGCACAAGCGAACTCGGCATCCTTGTATGCCAACGGTGCGTTTATACAAGCAAATGCTGCATACAATAGTCAGAATGTAACTGGTACATATGCGAACAATGCATATGACCAAGCAAATTCCGCAGCATCATATGCTAACTCTGCATTTGTAAAAGCGAATAGTGCATACGCAAGTCAGAACACAACTGGTGTTTATGCAAACGCAGCATACGCACAAGCGAATAGCGCAAGTTTATATGCCAATGGTGCATTTGTTCAAGCGAATGCTGCATATGGTTCACAGAATACTACTGGTGTTTATGCGAACTCTGCATATGCATCTCAGAATGTAACTGGAACGTATGCTAATAATGCATACGTTCGTGCAAACAATTCTCTTAATGCAAATGTAGGTGGTACTGTTACTGGTAGTGTTAATGTTACTGGAGACTTGGCTGTTTCTGGAAACCTTTATATTTTAGGTAATGTAACCACTATCGGAGCAGACTCTTTATCAATTGAAGATCCAATAATATTGTTAGCCAATAATAATATTACGGATGTTGTTGATATAGGTTTTGTATCTCATTACAGTAATAATCCAGTAAGACATGCTGGATTAATTAGACATTATGTTGATAAAGAGTGGTATCTTTTTGATGGGTATATTCCTCATATTCAAGATACAAATTTATTAGATTTAAGTAATACAAGTTTAGTTATTTCAACTTTGAATGCAAACTTATCTGCAAATCTAATAACACTAAGAGGTATAGAACTAGGTTACTATGCAAACGCAGCATTCTTGCAAGCCAATACTGCATATGCATCTCAAAACGTAACAGGAACATATGCTAACTCTGCATATACACAAGCTAACTCTGCAAGTCTTTATGCCAACGGTGCATTCGTCCAAGCAAACGCTGCATACACATCTCAGAATGTAACTGGTACCTATGCGAACAATGCATACGATCAAGCAAACTCTGCAGCATCATATGCTAACTCTGCATTTGTAAAAGCAAACTCTGCGTATGCAAGTCAGAATGTAACTGGCACATATGCTAACAATGCATACCTACATGCAAACTCTGGTTTTATTCATGCGAATTCTGCGTTTGAAACGATAAACAATTTTTCAGTAGTTGCTAATACTACTAATACAACCGTAATTGCAGTAAACGATCATGCGAATGGTGCTTTCTTAAAAGCAAACTCTGCATATGCAAGTCAGAATGTAACTGGAACATATGCCAACGCTGCATATGCACAAGCGAACTCTGCGGCACTATATGCCAACGGTGCGTTCATACAAGCGAATGCTGCATTTGAAGTTGCAAATTCTGCTGCACAATCAACATATGCAAACGCAGCTTTCCTAAAAGCAAACTCCGCATACGATAGTCAGAATGTAACTGGCACATATGCAAACAATGCTTATGCACAAGCGAATAGTGCAAGTCTGTATGCGAACGGTGCGTTTATACAATCCAATGCTGCCTATACATCTCAGAACGTAACTGGAACTTATGCAAACAACGCATATGCACAAGCGAACTCTGCTGCGACATATGCTAACGGCGCTTTCATTGTTGCAAATACACCATCACATGTTGCGAACTCAGCTGCACTTTATGCTAACGGTGCATTCATACAAGCGAATGCTGTATTTAATGTTGCGAACTCTGCAGCACTTTATGCTAACGGTTCTTTCATACAATCAAACGCTGCATACAGTTCACAGAACACGACTGGTGTTTATGCTAATGCTGCGTATGCACAAGCGAACTCTGGTGCGTTATATGCCAACGGTTCTTTCGTACAATCAAACGCAGCATTTGATATTGCAAACTCGGCAGCTTTATATGCCAATGGTTCGTTTATACAAGCGAATGCATCATACAATTCACAGAATGTAACAGGTACATATGCTAATGCTGCATTCATTCATGCCAATGCTGCATTTAATGTTGCAAACAATTCTATTGATACGTATGTTCGTGCTCATGCTAATGCATCATACAATACTGCAAACGCAGCTTTTGTTAGAGCAAATTCATCAGTATTCTCTATTACTGCAAACTCGTATGAGATTTATACGAACACATCAACTGGAAACATACAGATTGGTCTTGCAAATGTAAACGCAAGTATCGGTACGTATGGTGGTGCTACTGCAATTCCAGTTATTAATGTTGATGGTTACGGTCGTGTACAGTCAGTTTCTAACACCACGATTACTGTTCCTCCTGGAACATATATTTTCCCGAACACCGGTCAACTTACAACAAATTCGAATTTTGGTAATGTACTAATTGGGTTAGCTAATGTTAATTCAACTATAGGTACATTTGGTGGTGCTTCTGTTATTCCAATAATTCAAACTGACGGTTATGGTCGCATTACTAATATCGTTAATTCATCTATTAGTATACCATCCGGAACGAATATTGTCAATAGCAGTTTTATTACTGCCAACTCTCCAAATGGTACTGTTGCATTATCTCTGGCAAATTCTGGTGTAACTTCAGGAACGTATGGTGGTGGAGGTAATGTACCAGTAATTACGATAGATCAATATGGTCGTATAACGGTAGCTTCAAACACAGTATCTTCAACAAATGCATTAAGTACGATTATCAGAAATTCGTACACAGCAACTGCTGCACAGACAGCATTTAACACAACTACTTCGTTTACTCCAGGGTATGCAGATGTTTATGTCAATGGATTAAAACTAAGTCCTGCTGATTATACCGCAAATCCAGTTGGCAGTATTAACATACTAAACCCAACATTAATAGATGGTGATGCAGTTGATATTCAAACCGCAACTACATTTATTGTTGATGCAAATACAAGATACGAAAAAACTACGTTTACTGCAACTGCTGGACAGACTGCATTTACGGTATCATACGTTGTAGGTAGTGTAAATGTATATCTAAATGGTTTACGTTTAAAAGAGACTGATGACTTTGTTGCAACCAATGGTTCAACTGTAACATTAACTGTTGCTTGCGAACTAAATGATATAGTAGAGATTGAACGATCTGGTATGATGTATACCTATCTTGATAATCTTTATCTCTCAACAAGGTATGCTAATACAGCAATATCAAATGGACAGACTACGTTTACTGTAACTGGTGGATACAAGGTTGGTTTTGTCGATGTCTACTTAAACGGTATTAAGTTAAACATTCCATCTGACGTAGTTGCAAGTGATGGTTCGACTATTGTAATGCAATCATCAATTGTTGAGACTGGTGATAATATTGAAGTTGTTGGTATAGGTCCAGAGTTTACACCTGCCAATGCGATATCAGTACGTGGTGGTACAATTTATGGATCGTTGATTGTTACAGAGAACGTAGTTGCAAATGCAGTTAATGTTGCAACCGTTTACTTCAACGACGGAACAAAAATGATTACTGCTGCGTCTGGTTCAGGCACAGGAATAACATGGAAGATAATTAGTGCGAATACAACGGCAAATACAACAGAAGGTTTCCTTGTAGATACAACGACTGCGAATGTTTATATCACATTAAACTCATCACCTAGTCTTGGAAATACTGCTCGAATTGTAGATATGGCAGGAAACTTTGCGATAAATAACTGTATCATCAAAGGAAATGGTAATAAGGTTATGGGAAGTACAGATGACTTTATCATTTCATCAAACAACGCTGGCATTGGTCTAGTGTACAGTAATGCAACTTACGGTTGGAGAATAATTGAGAATCCATAATGGCTGATTTAAGAGACTATACAAAAAAGAACCCCATATTTGTTGGAACAGATGGTATTAGATTACCAATTGGAACAGGCGCACAAAAAGGTGCGTCATCAAATGTTGCAGGTACTCTACGTTACAACACAGATATTAGTAGTATAGAATTTTTTACTCCATCGGGTTGGATTCCCCTTGGAGCTCCACCAGCTATAACTACAGTAACTCCTTCAACTTTTAATGGTACATCTGGATCAGAATTTACAATTAACGGTTCAAACTTTAGTTCAGATGTTCAGGTGTATTTTGTTACATCAAATGGAACTAACATATTAGCATCAACTGTTACGTATATTGGTAATTCACAATTAAAAGCAACTACTCCTAGAAATATCACAGTACAAGAAGAACCGATTAGTGTTAAAGTAAATCAACCTTCGGGAATTTTTACAAAACCAGATTGTATTGATGCTGGTGGTCTACCGAGTTGGATTACTACAGCAGGAACATTAGGAAGTATATTTGGTGCAAATACAGTTAATGTATATGTGTCTGCAACGGACCCTGAAGGTTCATCAATATCATATCAAATAACATCAGGTTCATTGCCTGCAGGTTTAAGTTTAACTTCGGCAAATGGATTAGTTCAAGGTCTTGCAAGTTCAGTCTTAGCAAACACAACTTATAATTTTACAATTAAAGCAAACGACACGGCAACTAATAATACTGACAGAGCATTCAGTTATACTGTATTAAATCGTGCTCCTGTAATCAATACTGCTGCAGGAAGTTTAGGAACAATCTATTCTGGAAATGCAGCTTCGGCAACAATTTCTGCATACGATCCAGACGGTGGAAGTATAACATTTGCTGTTGCTTCTGGATCATTACCAGCAAATAGTTCATTAGGAACTGCAAACGGAGTCATACAGGGAACTCCGATTCTTGTAACTACCAATACAACATATACATTCTCAATTAGTACAACTGATGAAGGTAGTTTATCTGCATCAAATACCTACACATATACTGTATTAAATCGTCCTCCTTTGTGGAATACCAATCCGACATTGACAACTATTAATGGTGCTGACCCTTACACACCAATTACAATTAACGCATACGATCCAGACGGAGCGAGTATAACATATTCTTTAACTTCTGGTGCTGTTCCAAGTGGATTAACATTTGTTACTGCAAATGCTACACTTACTGGAACACCTGATGAAGTTGAATCTAATACCACAAGTACATTTGTTGTTACTGCAACCGACGTTGGTTCAGATGCAAATGCAAGAACATTTAGTTTAACAGTTACACCAATTGTTGATGCTCAGTTTTCTAACACAGTTTTATTATTGCATGGTGATGGAAATACTTCAATTAGAGATGCCTCATCAGATAATCGCCCATTAACTGTTTTTGGAGATGTAAAGACAACTAACTTTAGTCCATTTTCAAATACTGCATATGGTTCATATAGTGGAAATTTTGGTATGGCTGCAGGCAACTTGTACTATCCTGATAGTGATGCATATACATTAGGTAGTGCGGATTTTGCAATTGAATTCTGGTGGTATCCTACTAACATATCTTCAGAAACAGATATGTTTGGTCAATGGTCAAGTGGTGGTAATGATGAATCGTGGTTAATACATTGCCGTTCATCAACCTTTGGACTGTCTTATGTAACGGATGGTTCATCTGACATTTATGTAGAAAGTGGAACTAAACCAACATTAGGTCGTTGGAATCATATTGTAGTATGTAGAAATAGTAATACCATTTCCATTTTTATAGATGGAGTGAGAACAGCTACTGGTTCTGAGTCAGGAGCGATTAGTAATTCTACTAGAGTGTGGTGCGTGGGTGGACGTGGAGGAAGTTCATATGGAAGAATAAATGGAATGATTTCTGATTTCCGTATCGTAAAAGGTAACGGACTCAGTCCATATAATGCAACTTCTTCTACATTAACTGTTCCAACTGCACCGTTGCAAGATATTGCTGGAACAAGTTTTCATATCTTTAATAGAGCAAGAGGATTTACAGATACTATAACTGGGAATATTCCTACGGTAGTTGATGCAGTATTATTAACAGCAAAAAGTCCATTTGGAAACACAGAAGCAGATACTACCACAGGATCAATGTATTTTGATGGTTCAGGAGATTATCTCAGTCTAGGAGCACCATACAATTTTGGTTCAAATAACTTTACTGTAGAAGGTTGGTTTTATTTAACCACAATATCTGGAACTCAATCACTTTGGGGATCATCTAATGGTGGTGGAGGACAATCTAAACTTCAAGTATATGTCTCAAGTGGAAATATTACTTTAGATTTTAATGGAAGTGCTGTTGTTGCAGCTACAGCAGCAACATATCTAGTTCCTGGCACATGGAATCATGTTGCGTATTGTAGAGGTGGAACCGGATCTAATCAAACCGCAGTTTTTATAAATGGTGTTCGTGCTGCGGTTGGTACATTAGGAAGTCAAACTGGAATTACCGATCATTTTAAAATTGGAAATAGTGAAGCTGGTGTAATTGCTGCGTCTTACATTTCTAACTTTAGAATTGTTGATGGTACTGATGTTTATGGGTATACAAACACAACATATACTGTCCCAACAACTCCATTAACAAATATAACGAACACAAAATTATTAACTCTACAGAATCGTCAACCACACAACAATCACGGATTTATTGATAGTTCTAGAACTAAGAGTTTAATTACAAGAAACGGTAATCCTTCACAAGGTACGTTTACTCCGTTTAGTGCTGACTCTGGAAAATGGAGTGCATATTTTAATGGAAGTAGTGGAGTAAGATTTCCAGATAGTTCTGTTTTCTCAATGGGAACAAATCCATTTACGATTGAAGCTTGGGTGTATGTAACAAAGACACAAGGAGCTGGATATTCTATTATTAGTCAATGGATAGACGGAAATGATAGTAACAGTTCATGGATGATTGGATTTAATTGGGGTGGAGGATCAGGTGGTTCAAAATTTGAAGGAACTATTTCTATTGGTGGATCTGTTACTTCAGTAACAGACACGGTTGATTGTACACTTAACACTTGGAACCATGTAGTTCTTTCTCGTTCTGGTTCTCCAGGAACATTAGCATTATTCGTTAATGGAGTTCGTAAAGCTACAGCAACTCCTACAGGTTCACTTATTGATGCTACTAATTCAGTTGGTATAGGTATTCGTGGTGGTACTAATGGTTATTACGCTGACGGAGTGTATATTTCCAATGCTCGTGTTGTTAATGGAACAGACGTATATGGAGCTACTAATACATCATTTACAGTTCCAACAACACCATTAACAGCAATTACAAACACTTCATTATTAACTTGTCAAGACAATCAATATAAAGACAATTCACCTAACGGATTAACTTCAACTACTGTAAGTATTCCACAAGTAAAAGCATTCTCACCATTTGCACCTAATAACAAATATTCTACTGCAAATACTGGTGGTTCAATATACTTAGATGGTTCAGGTGACCATCTTTATGTTGGACATCCTATTGACTTTTACTTAGGTAATAACTCAAGTGGTTATGATTTTTCATTCGAATGTTGGTATTACACTACAACTGCTGCTTTTCAAGGATTACTGTCTAAAAGAACAGGTGGGGTTGCATCGGGTTGGGAATTTGCAACTTCTGGAATGTATGGGGATTTAAACGGAACTTGGCGTGATTCAAATTCTATAGTTGGAGAAGGAGCAGGTACATATACTTCACAAAAATATGGACAATGGACACATATTTGTTACACTCGTTCAGGAACAAATGTTAGAATGTTTATTAATGGTAAATTAACATATGTTAAAACAGATATATCCGGTTACATACAACAACTAACCGATAAGTATTTAACCATAGGTGCTAACGGTGCAAATGGTGGAAATGAAAATTTATTTAATGGTTATATTTCTAGTATGAGATTCTGCATTGAATCAATACCTACTGGTTACCAAACAGCTAGCACTACTGCAGGAACACAAATATTTACTCCACCGACTGCTCCGGTTACATTAACATCACAAGGAGCTTTGGCAAATTCAGTTGTAATGCTAACAAATTTTAATAATGCAGCTATTGTAGATTCAACTGCAAAAACTATACTTGAAACCACTGGCGAAGCAAAAGTAAATAATTCCATTTATAAGTATGGAACAGGAGCATTGACATTTGATGGTACCGGAGATTCTTTGTTGTTTCATAATCCAATTGATTTTGCGTTTGGTATCGGAGATTTTACTGCTGAACTTTGGTTGTATCCAGTTTCGTGGGACTCAAACATGGTTGTGTTAATGGGTTATAGTTCTACTGGATTTGGAATACAGAGATATGGTGGTGCTAGTAATCTAGGAATTATTATTAATGGATCATGGGTACTAACAGATGCTACCTTACCTTCCACTGGACAATGGACACATATTGCTGTTACAAGAACTAGCGGAACATTACGGTTTTTTGTTAATGGGGTAGTTTCAGGAAGCACTCCATCAAACACATCTGACATTAGTGGTGGAATGTACGGTGTTGCTGGATACTCCGGACAAACTTATTTTAATGGACACATGGAAGATATTCGTATTACCAAAGGTTCATCTCGTTACACAACAACCTTTACTCCTCCAACTAGAGGATATCCAGACAAATAAGATATGGCAACTACAAAATCATCTAATACGGTAGTAAATATTAAACAAGTACCTATTGCTTTTGCACAGGCTAATACTGCATTTGCATCTGCAAACAATGTAGCTCCACAAATACAACCTGCGTTTAGTACAGCTAATTCAGCAGGACTTTATGCTAACGCATCTTTCTTACATGCTAACAATGCTTATGTACGTGCAAACAATTCTCTTAATGCAAACGTGGGTGGAACAGTTACTGGTAATGTTGTAGTCATTGGTAATGTGGTATCAGATGCATTCCAAACATCTGGACCTGCTGGTGACATTACTGGTGCTAATGCAATATTCGCAAATTACATTTTTGCAAGTAACACAAATTTACACTTACTTGCAAACTCATCATATGCACAAGCAAATGCTGCATTCAACGCTGCGAATAATGCATCAGATTCATGGGTACGTAATCAAGCAAATCTTGCTTTTGACAAAGCGAATACTTCATTATCAAACACTAATTTAAATGTTTTTGGAACACTCAGAATGTTAAATCAAAGTGGTGATGAAGGTGGTGAATTATTTTTAGATAAACCAGTATCAAATACATCTTTAGCAGCTGGTGTAACAGTTGATATTTTTCAAAATAAATTAAGAATTTTCGAAACTGGTGGTAGTATTCGTGGTGCTTTTATTGACATAGCTAATACTACTGCTAACGGAGTTGGTAGTGAAATAGTAAAGTATGATGCAAATAATTCATCTACTGGATTCCTCTCACTACCTAATGGAACAACAGCACAACGTCCCGCATCAACTGCTAACGGCGTTATGAGATACAACACTAGTAATAATGTAGTAGAAGTTTATATGCCTACTGCTGGATGGACAATTATTGCTTCTGATAGTCTTATTGTAGATTATTTAATAGTCGGTGGAGGTGGTGCTGGTGGTTCTGGTCACGCAGGAGGTGGAGGTGCTGGTGGTTATATATCTGGTTCATCATTAACAGTATATAAAGGTACATCTTATCCTGCTGTAGTTGGTGCTGGTGGAACAGGAGCTACTTATAACTCATCTGCTCCATCAGTCGGATCAAACACTTCTATTTTTGGATATACTGCGATACGTGGTGGATACGGTGGAGGACAAAATCAACCGGGTATTGCAAAGGATGGTACATCAGGTGGTTCAGGTGGTGGCGGTGGAAATACAACTAGTGGAGCTGGTGATGGTGGTGCAGGAACACCGGGACAAGGTTTCCCAGGTGGAATCGGTTCTGGTGGAAACTCATGGTCTGGTGCTGGTGGAGGTGGTGCAAGTGCAGCTGGATCAAACAATCCAAATTCTAGTACCGGTGGTGCTGGAGGAGCCGGAATTGAATGGATTAATAGTGTTGCTTACGCTGGTGGTGGTGGCGGAGGTGGTGGAAGTCCAGCTGATGATACTGGTGGTGCTGGTGGATTTGGTGGAGGTGGTCCAGGAGTGGCGGGTGGATCACGAACTGCAACATCAGGAACAACCAATCGTGGAGGTGGAGGTGGAGGATCAAGAGATGGTCCCGCAGGAAATGGTGGTTCTGGTGTAATAATTGTTCGTTACCCTGGAACAACAGAAAGAGCTTCTGGTGGAACAATAACAACATCAGGCGGATATACATATCATACGTTTACAGGTTCAGGAACTTTTTTACCAACATAAAAGAATATGTCAAAAGCTTACGATAACGCAAAAGAATTAGAGTACATTAGTTTCGACTCTACAAATAATAAAATAAATTTCAGTATTGGAATTTCTACAAACAATGCTCCTGTTGCTGCAAGTGTCTATGATGCAAACACAACATCTAATGGTTCCTTTACATTACCTGCGGGTAATACTGCATCACGTCCTGCTTCAGCTGCAAACGGTGCAATTCGTTTTAATACAACGATTGGTGCAGGAGAAATGTATTTTGAAAAGAGTGGATGGTCGACTTTTGTAGGTGAACCATTAATTACTAGTGTAAGTCCTGAAACATTTAACGGAACATCTGGAACAGCATTTGAGATTATAGGTGTACGATTTGACCAAGACGCACAGATTTATTTTGTAGCAGCTAACGGAACATCTTATCTTGCTGGATCAACAGCATTCTATTCTCCAACACGTATTGTTGCAACTACTCCTAGAACTTTTACTGTTGCATATGAACCATTGAGTGTTAAGATTGTTCAAAACTCTGGAACATATACAAAAGAAAATGCAATTGATTGCGGTGGAGTTCCTTCTTGGATTACTACTGCTGGAAATTTAGGTACTATCTTTGGTGCAAATACAGTTAATGTATATGTGTCTGCAACGGATCCAGATGGTAATGCAATCAGTTATTCTATTACATCTGGTTCATTACCATCAGGTTTAACATTAACAAGTGCTAATGGATTGATTCAAGGATTGAATCCAGGAGTAACAACAAATACAACATACAACTTTACAATTACTGCAACGGATGCTGTTAATAATACAGACCGTGCATTTAATTATGTCATTTTAAATCGTCCACCAGTTTGGAATACTGCTGCAACTTTATCGGACATTACTGACGATAACGTATCTTCTTATGTAGCAAATACAACTGTCAATGCATACGACCCAGATGGTGGTTCAATATCTTATACATTAGCTAGTGGTTCATTACCAGCAGGTATGACATTCGTTACCGCTAATGGTGCGTTAGTAGGTCCGGTTACTCCAGTTGATTCTAACACTACAAGCACATTTACTGTTACTGCAACTGACGTTGGAAGTTTAACAAACACTAGAACATTTAGTTTAACAGTACAATCACCATTACCAGATGATAATTTTGCCAATACCGTATTATTACTACGTACAAATTCGGACACAGTAATTAAAGAATCATCGACAAACAATTTACCAATAACTGTCCTTGCTGATTCTAGAGCATCTAATTTTAATCCATATAATACTTCATGGTCGGGTTATTTTGACGGATCAAGTTCTATTAGAACTGTTGCAAATCCAAATTTAGCTATTGGTACTGGAGATGTGACTGTTGAATTTTGGATGAACACATTTGATAATAGTGATAATGGAATTTTTGGAACAACAAATGAAGCTGCATGGAATGATAATTCTTGGTCATTTATTTATAGTGATAGTCAAATATCTTTATATAACGGTAATGTTGGTGGTGTTTTTTGGAGTATAGCAACAGGAACTTTACATGATGGTAATTGGCACCATATAGCAATCGTCAGAAGCAGTGGAACGTGGCAAGTGTTTGTTAATGGAGTATCTAAAGGTACAACCACAACACAAGGATCTAGAAGTTTAGGTAACAATACGTGGCGTTTTGCTGTTGGTTGTATTGAGCCAAGTAATGCGGACCTTAAATTCACAGGTTATATTTCAAACTTTAGACTTAATAATACAGCCCTATATTCCTCAAACTTTACACCAAGCACAACACCATTAACTGCAATTACTGGAACAACATTACTTACTTGCCAGTCAAATCGTTTTGTTGACAATAAGACTTCACCAACATCATTTACTGCTGGTAGTTTTCCACAAATTGTTGGACTAAGTCCATTTGCAGAAACAGATACATCAAATGGATCAATGTACTTTGACGGTACCGGAGATTATTTAACCATTCCAAATAATACGGCTTTTAGCTATAATAGCACATTTTCAGCTGAGTTATGGTACTACTCAACACATACTAGTTGTACAGATGTAATTCCTTTTTCGGGAAATGGTAATTGGGACTTTATTATTCCAGCTGCGACAACTGTTGCCTTTAGATGGTTTGTTCCAGGTTATGGTGACACAAACGCACATACGATGATACCAAGTAGTTGGAATCACATTGCAGTAGCGGTAAGTGGAGGAAGACTATCTTTTTACCTTAACGGTACTAGAATGTATACTAATGATGCTGTATCATTTTCTCTTGGCGGAAGTGATCCTTCAAGAATAGGTTATGGTAGTAACAGTATAATGAAAGGTTATATATCAAATGTTCGTGTTACTAGAGGATCAACACCATATGATCCAACACAAACAACTATTACTGTACCAACTTCACCATTAACTACAGTTTCTGGAACTACATTTTTAACTTTACAGAATCGTAAAGGACACAATAATCATGCATTTATTGACGAATCAAAAAGTAAATCTTTAATTACTCGTTTTGGTAATACAACACAAGGTACATTTACTCCGTTTAGTCAGACAGGGTGGAGTAATTATTTTACTTCCGCTGGACTTTCAATACCTTATGCCGATGCTTTGCAATTACAAAACACAAACTGGACTATTGAGAGTTATTTTAATCTGTCTAGTGCGTCAGCAGAATTTTGTGTTATGGGTGCATCAAACGGTGGTGGTGGCGTACCTAAATATTTTATGGGTGGGAACTGGAATACTTCGTTTGGTTATACAGCAAATAGAGCGACATTTTTTACTTACACCTCCGGAGGTAGTAGATTTATAGACGTTCCATTCACTTGGGAAATTGGTCGATGGTATCACATGGCGGCTGTTTATACTCATTCAAACACAACTATCACTCTTTACATAAATGGTGTAAGTGTTGGAAGTATGGTTTTCGGTATAGATAATTGCACAGGAAATATACTAATTGGAAGAAACGGTGAAAATGGTGGGGTTATAAATGGTTATATATCTAATTTTAGATATATCGTAGGAACATCACTTTACACGACTAACTTCACTCCAAGCATTACACCACTAACAGCAATTACCAATACACAAATTCTTACGTGTCAGTCAAATAGGTTTATAGATAATAGCGCAAGTAATCGTACAGTATCCGTAGCTACTGGATCTCCATCAGTCCAAGCCTTCAGTCCATTTGCTCCAAACACAGCATACTCTGTTGCGAACACAGGAGGATCATTTTATAATCAAGCTGCTGGTGATGGCTTAAAGTTTCTTACATCAAATCATTCTTTTGGTATTAATGGGGACTTTACAATAGAGATGTGGTACTATCCAACAGGACAAACTGGAGATTATAATTTACTTTGGGCTCTTACAAATAGCACTTCGGATGACAATCCATCAATAGGATTCTTTTTTAATTCCTCTTATAATTTATTCTGGTTAAATAATGGTGGAGGAGGAAACGGATTTGATGCCGGAACTGGTATTAATATAGTTCCTTTTCAATGGACTCATATTGTAATCTCACGTTCAGGAGCAAACACTCGTTGTTGGACTAATGGCAAATTAAGAATTAGTAATTGGGGTGTTAGTGCTATTAATACTAGTAAAAGATTTTTATATGTTGGAATGGATCGTACCGCTTCAGTCACAACTCCCGGGTATACTTCAGGGTTTAGATTTGTAAACGGAAACGCATTATATTCTGGAGCAAGTGATTTCACACCACCGTCTGCACCACCTACCGCAGTTGCAAATACTGTCGCATTAATAAATGGAACTAATGCTGGAATTTATGATGGTACTGGTAAAATCAATTTTAGAACAGTTGGTGATGCAAGGGCAAATACATCAAACGCTAAATTTGGTTTATCAAGTTTTTCAGCTGGAACAACAGTCGATACTGGAAGTTATCTATCGACAAATGACATTTACCTTCCAGAATTTGGTACTGGAAATTTTACGGTAGAAGCGTGGGTTAGATTAGACACCACAACATTTGACCATACTGCTATTGGCCCAATAGTTAGTTATGGTAATGGTGGAGGAAATGGTCCGTTAGGAACATATTCTGCTTGGCAACTTGATATTTTAAATGGTGGAGCTGGTTTAAAATTCTACAGATATGATGGATCTGAAACTATACAAACTTTTTCTGGAACAATTAATGCAAATAGATGGTATCATGTTGCTATATGTAGATCAGGAACATCATTAAGAGCATTTATTGATGGAACTCAAATTGGATCAACAGCTACATCTAGTACAAATTATTCTAGAGTTAATGGAACAAATAGAATTTTGGTTGGTGTACAATCTGGTGGTGGTGGAAATGCTCAGTATTATAGATTCCCAGGATTAATTCAAGAACTTCGTGTTACTAAATCAGCACGTTACACAACAAACTTTACACCAGAAACTAAAGCATTTCCAAACAAATAAATAGAGTATAAAACAACATTTATATCTTAATAGGAGAAAATAGTAATGGCACATTTTGCAAAACTTGGTATTGATAACATAGTGCTAGAAGTATTGGTTGTCAATAATGTAGATACGATGACTCCACAAGGAGAAGAAAGAGAAGAAGTTGGTGTAGAGTTTCTTAAAAAATTAACAGGTCATGAGGTCTGGAAAAAAACTTCATATAACGGAAACATTCGTAAGAACTATGCAGGTATAGGTTATACGTATGACACTTCCCGTGATGCATTCATTCCACCTAAACCATATCCTTCATGGACATTAAACGAAACTACTTGTCTATGGAACGCACCTGTTGCATATCCAACAGACGATAAACATTATATTTGGAATGAAGAAACTACCAGTTGGGTAGAAACAACTTACTAATAAGTGTAAAATAAATGGCATCTAAGGTCTATGACAATATAGTTGAATTAAGTAAAATTCAATATATTTCTGGTAATAATACTATAAACTTTATCGGTACTCCTATTAATAATGGAGCTGCTATTGTTGATGCAACCGCCGGTCTATATGCTAATGGTGCGTTTTTACAATCTAATTCATCATTTAGTACGGCAAACTCTGCGTCACTTTATGCCAACGGTTCTTTTGCACAAGCTAATGCTGCGTTTAATTCTGCAAACAATGTAGCACCACAAATACAACCTGCGTTTAGTACGGCAAATTCTGCGGCACTTTATGCTAATGCTGCATTTATAAAAGCAAACACACCATCGGATGTTGCAAACTCTGCGGCACTTTATGCTAACGGTGCTTTTGTAAAAGCAAATTCTGGAGCTCAGTATGATGCGAACTCAACATCAACTGGATATTTTTCAATGCCAATTGGAACAACAGCAGAACGTCCGGCTTCACCAATTGCAGGTTCAATCAGATACAATACTACATTAGGTAGAATAGAAGGATATACTGCCGGTGCCGGATGGCAAAATATTCTCTCAGATCAGTACACCATCCAATACTTAGTTGTTGCTGGTGGTGGTGCAGGTGGTGGAGGTAATAATGGTGAAGGTTCTGGTGGAGGTGGAGGTGCTGGAGGTTTAGTTCAGTCATCTTTAGTTGTTACTCCTGGAAATGAATATCCAATCGTTATTGGAGCCGGTGGTAGTAGTGGTCCAACTGGTGATGCTGGAAATGCTGGTGGAAACACAACTGCATTTTCTCAAACTGCTATTGGAGGTGGACGAGGATCACAGGGTCATGCTGCAGGTGGTCAGAATGCTACTAGTGGTGGATCAGGTGGTGGTGGTGGTGCTTTTGGTAATAGTTCTGGTGCTGGAACTCCTGGGCAAGGTAACCCTGGTGGTAATCCTGGAGCTCCTCCTGGTGGTTCAAGTGGAGGCGGCGGTGGTGGTGCAGGTGCTTCAGGTGGTGCTGGTTCAGGCGGTGGTGCAGGTGCTGGTGGTGTAGGACTTGAATGGCAATCACTTGGAACATTCTATGCTGGCGGCGGTGGTGGCGGAGGATGGAATGGAGGTCCTGGTGGAGCTGGCGGTAGCGGAGGTGGTGGTCAAGGTGGTGCTCCTAATGGTTCCGGACAAACTGGTGGTAGCCCAAACACCGGTGGAGGTGGTGGTGCTGGTGGAGAAAATCCAGCTAGCACTTCAGTAGGTGGTGCGGGTGGCTCAGGAATAGTCATCGTTCGTTATACGGGAACACAAAGAGGTAATGGTGGAACCATCAGTCAATCAGGTGGTTATACATATCATACGTTTACAGGTTCAGGAACATTCACAGCTTAACTAAATAACTAAATGGCTACAGCAGGAAATACAGTAAATAAAATACAGAGGTTTTCGTATACTAATGCGAACAACACAACTGTCTATAACACCGACTTAACTGTTAAGGGAAATCTTACAGTCGTTGGAGCATCCGTATATGCACAAACTGAAGTTGTTCTAGTTAAAGACAACATCATAACACTTAATGCGGCGATTGGACAATCCGATACACCACTATTCAATGCAGGTATTGAAGTTGATCGTGGCAATCAACCAAACGTATCGTTGATATGGAGTGAATCTAATCAAGCATGGCAATTTACCAATAACGGTTCAACATATGAATCTCTTGGTGGAGGTTCATCTGGTGTTTATGCCAATAGTGCATTTTTACAAGCAAACGGTGCATACGCTCATGCTAATGCAGCATTTATATCTGCGAACAATGTAGCACCTCAAGTACAACCTGCGTTTGATAAAGCTAATGCTGCATACGCTCATGCTAATGCAGCATTTATATCTGCGAACAATGTAGCACCTCAAGTACAACCTGCGTTTGATAAAGCTAATGCTGCATATGCGTTTGCAAATACAACTACTGCATGGGGTACACGACAAGCATTCAAAGCTACTGCTGGACAAACAGTATTTTCTCCAGGGTCTGGTTATCTCTCAGGATACATCGACGTTTATTATAACGGTATTAAACTATACGACACAGAAGATTATACTGCAACAGATGGTATTAATGTCACTCTTGCAAATCCTGCTACAGTAAATTCTATTATTGAGATTGTTGGATTTGGTGCAAACGTACCTGTTGCAAATATCTACGTTTTGAATTCAATGGCAAGTATTGTGAATCGTCAAACATTCTATGCGAATAGTGGACAAACAACATTCACAGTAACAGGCGGATATCGTGTTGGGTATATTGATGTATACTACAACGGTATTAAAGTCAATATTCCAGAAGATGTAACAGCAGGAAATGGTACAACGATTAGTTTTGTTACTTTAACTCCAACAGTAAATTCTATTATTGAAGTTGTTGGGTTGACTCCTAATGTTGCACTTGCAAATGCTATACCAATTACAGGTGGTACAATTTCCGGAGGATTAAATCTTGCAGGTAATGTAAACCCAACAACTGATAACACTTATTATTTGGGTTCGTCAACAAATCGTTGGCATAGTTTATTTGTTGGTCCAGGGTCAATTGATATTGGTGGATTAAAGTTAAGTAATGTTGGAGGAGTTCTTTCTATATCTTCTCCAGGGTCAGCACCAACTCCAATCGCAGGAGAAGATAATTGGGTTCGTGCTCAAGCTAATGCATCTTTTTTACAATCCAATTCTGCATTTACATCTACCAATGCATCTTTTTTACAAGCTAATTCTGCATTTATATCATCTAATGCTGCGTTTAATAAAGCAAACTCTGGAGTCCAATACAATGCAAACTCATCAACTACTGGTTCGTTAGCTGTACCAATTGGAACAACTGCTGAACGTCCTGCAAATCCACAATCAGGAATGCTTCGATATAATACAACAACCGCATCATTAGAATCATACATGCCTACCGTTGGGTGGAAAACAGTTACTTCAGATTCATTTACGGTTGAGATTTTAATTGTTGGTGGTGGTGCTTCAGGTGGATATTCTGGTGGTAACGGATACGAAGCTGGAGGTGGTGGTGCTGGTGGTTTACTATATTACGGAGCAGAAACTCCATTTACAGGAGCAGCTTTAGTATTAAATCCCGGAACATCTTATACTGTTACCATTGGTGCAGGAGGAGCTGGAACTAATAGCACTACTGCTAATGGAAGTAATAGTGCATTCCACACATATACAGCTGAGGGTGGCGGTTCTGGTGGTAACAACAATAATAGTGCAGTAGGATATCCTGGAGCTTCTGGTGGTGGAGGACTACAAGCTAATGCAGGAGGTGCGGGTAAATCCGGACAAGGATACCCTGGAGGAAATGGAACAGGTTCAAAAGCAGGTGGCGGAGGTGGTGCTGGTGGCCCTGGAGGAAATGGTGACAATCCAAATGTAGGTGGTGGACATGCTGCAGTATATGGCATTTCTGGTACAAACATTCAGTATGCTGGTGGTGGTTCTGGCGGTAATGCAGCAAATACTACTACTCAAGGTGGAGGAGGTGTTGCTGGACCATCGGGAACAAACCATGCTACTATTGCTAATAGAGGTTCTGGTGGTGGAGGTTCAAATCCTGGAGGACCAACTGGTTCAGGCGGTACAGGAAGTTCTGGTGTAGTTATTCTTCGTTATCTAGGAACACAAAAAGCTTCAGGTGGTACTATAACTTCAATTGGTGGTTATACTGTACACACATTCACAGGTTCAGGAACATTCTCGGTTACGTAAAAAATATGTCAAAAGCAGCTAATAACGCAACAGAACTAGATTACATAAACTATATTCCATCGAATAATAGTATAAACTTTACGGCTACAGTAATTGGTAATGGTTCTCCTATTGCAGATGCAACGGCAGGAGATTATGCAAATTCATCATTCATAAAAGCGAATAGTGCATATACAAGTCAGAATACAACTGGAACATATGCTAATGCTTCATACGCACAAGCAAACTCAGCGGCACTTTATGCTAACGGTGCGTTTATAAAAGCTAATTCTGCAGCACAATATGGTTCAAACACTAGTACCACATCGGCACTTGCATTACCTTATGGAACAACTGCGGAACGTCCAGCAAGTCCTCAAGTTGGAATGCTCAGATACAACTCATCATTGAGTAGAGTAGAAGCATATCTTTCTGCAACTGGATGGGCAAGTGTTATTGCCGACACATATCAAATAGACTATTTGGTTGTTGGTGGTGGAGGTGGAGGAGGTTCTCGTCACGGAGGCGGTGGCGGTGCAGGTGGATTTAGAGCTGTTACAGGATTTCTTGTAACTGGAGGAACTGCATATCCCGTTACTGTTGGTGCAGGTGGTCCGGGAAATAGTGATGCTGGAACTGCAACTGTTGGTACAAGCGGTAGTGATTCTGTTTTCTCAACTGTAACATCACTTGGTGGAGGTGCAGGTGGAGGAAACGCTGCTCCAGGTGGTTTGGTTGGTGGTTCAGGAGGTGGTGGTGGAGCAGGTAGTCCTGCTGGAGCTGCAACAGCAATAACTCCAGTTTTTGGAGAAACTACAACTGTACAGGGTTATGCTGGTGGAAGTGGTGCAAGTCCGTTTAATCAAGATTATCTTGGTGGCGGTGGTGGTGGTGCAGGTGGAGTTGGACAAGTTGCCAATGGCGGAAAAGCAGGTGGTGCTGGTGCAACATCAGCAATAACTGGTTCAACTGTAACTTACGCTTGCGGTGGTGGTGGTGGTGCGTTCCAAGGACTGGGTGCTGGCGGTCCTGGTGGAGATGGTGGATCCAGTAACGTAAACGGCGGTAGAGGTCAAGGTAACAATGCAGGTAGTAACGGTACAGCATATACTGGAACTGGTGGAGGCGGTGGTGGTTCTACGGGAGGATTCAATGGTGGATCAGGAGTAGTTATTATTCGTTACACAGGATCACAAAAAGGTTCAGGCGGTACTGTAACGTCATCGGGTGGTTATACGATACACACGTTTACAGGCACAGGAACATTCACAGCATAAATAGACGACTATGGCAAAACCAAGCAACCGCACAGATTTTAAAGATTACTGTTTAAGAAAACTAGGTTTTCCAGTAATTCAAATTAACGTAGATGACGATCAAGTAGAAGATCGCATTGACGAAGCACTTCAATTCTGGAATGACTATCACTATGATGGTACAGAAAAGACTTACTTCAAACATCGTATTCAACAGGCAGACATTGACCGTGGATGGATTTACTGTCCAGATTCGGTTACATTCGTAACTGGTGTTATCCCTTTTGATGAATCTAATTCGTCAATCAATATGTTTGACCTTCGTTATCAATTACGTCTGCATGACCTCTATGACTTCACATCGGTATCGTATGTGTCATATGAAATTACAATGCAACACATTCGTACATTAAATCTATTATTTTCTGGTACTCCACAATTTAGATTTAATCGTCATCAAAATAGATTACACTTAGACATCGACTGGACAAGAGACTTACAAGTTGGTCAGTATGTTGTTATGGAATGTTATCGTAGAATGAGTGCTGATGTAACAACATTAACTGGTACAGCAACCGCCAATACTACATCAAATTTTGTAATAGGTACAGGTACATATTTTGATAAAGAAATATTAGAAAAAGATTTTGTTACTATTGGTACAGAAACAAAACAAATTATTACAATTATTTCTCCAACACAAATGATAGTGGATAGTCCATATAGTTCTAACACAAGTGGACTAACAATTGTTAAAGAAGGCGATACCGATGTTTGGAATGACCGTTTTCTAAAAAGATATGCGACTGCATTAATCAAACGTCAATGGGGAAACAATCTTAAAAAGTTTGGTGGAATACAAATGCCTGGTGGAGTTGTATTAAATGGTAAAGAAATATACGACGAAGCTGAAGAAGAAATAGAAAAGTTAGAGGAAGATTTAATTAGTACAAATGTGTTACCAGGTGACATGTTTGTAGGATAATGACGAATGTCAACTAATTTTTATTTTAATAATTTTCCTAAAGATCACATAACCGAAGAACAACTTTTAGTTGAAGATTTGGTTATTGAGGCAATGCAAATCTATGGCATGGATGTTTTTTATCTTCCAAGAACTAGTCGTGATGTAGTAGATACAATCTATGGTGAGGACACATTAAAACAATACATTAATGCCTACCCAATTGAAATGTATCTTGAGAATGTTACGGGTATGGAAGGTGAAGGAGACTTCATGTCCAAGTTTGGTCTTGAGATTCGTGATGAGATGACCTTACTTGTTTCACGCCGCAGATTTAAATACTCAACAGGTGCATCTAATCTAATTCGTCCACGTGAAGGTGATTTAGTTTATGTACCTTTATTACAAAACTTTTTTGAAATAACTTTTGTCGAACATGAAAACGATCAGGCAATGTTCTATACGTTAGGACGTGGTCGTGGTGGTAATGTTTATGTGTATGCATTGAAGTTGAAACAGTTTGTATTCTCAGATGAAGTTGTTGATACTGGAGTTACAGAAGTTGATGAACAAGTGTTTGATTTGTATAGAAGAACGAATGTTCCTTATGCTGAAACTGGTAATAATATTAGATACTTGTTAAATGAAATTGTTTATCAGGGAAGTAGTCTTGCAAATGCAAATGCACAGGGTATAGTTCATTCAGTTAATACTACAGGTAACAATTATTTGGATCTTGTTCGTGTTCAAGGAAACTTTGCAAACGGAACTATTATAATTGGTGCGACAAGTAATGCACGTTACTTAATGCTTGGAACTATAGACGACATGACACCATTTGATACACAAACAGAAGATTTGATTGATAACAATGCTATTGAGTTTGAATCAGATGACATCATCGATTTTACTGAAGTTAATCCATTTGGTGAACCATAATGTTAGGTAATGCACACTTTTACAATCGTACCATTCGCAAAATTGTTATTGCAATGGGTACAGTTCTAAACGACATTCAATTAGTAAGATATACTAAGGATGGACTGACGGCAAAAGAAAAGTTTAAAGTACCTTTGTCGTATGGTGCCAAAGAGAAGTACATTGTTCGTATTAATTCAGATCCAACATTAACTAAATCAGTTGCTGTTGTAGTACCACGTATTTCATTTGAACTTACTGGTATGAGTTACGATTCATCACGCAAACAACAAACAACATTGATGAATTGTTCTACTGGCACTAATACAACTTCAAAGACACAATATTTGCCAGTACCATATGACTTTACGTTTGACGCTGCAATCTATGTGCGTAATACCGAAGATGGTACACAAATATTAGAACAGATTCTTCCATTCTTTACACCAGACTTTACTGTAACAGCAAAGTTGGTACCTAGTTTAAATCGTTCATATGACTTACCTATTATTCTAAATTCAGTTTCAAATGAAGTAGATTATGAAGGAGACTTTATGACTACTCGTTTAATTATTTGGAACTTGACATTTACAGTTAAAGGTTACATATTCCCAGGAGTAAAAGACTCCAAGATTATTCGTGGTGCAAATACACGTATTGTTGATCTTGCAAACACATCACAAGTTTACGTGAAAATTAATTCACAACCTAATCCTGCAAACACCGCTCCTGGTACTCCGGATGATGAGTTTGGATTTGCTGAAATTATAACTGAGGCTCCGTATGCATCATGAAAAAACTAGACCAAAACTTATCTGATGTTTTTGACATTGAACCACTAGATTCGGTCCAAGTAAGTCAAGAAATTGTTGCAATAAATAATCCAGTAGTTACAGATGATGCAGACTTTGCCAGAACAAATATTAGGGAACTAATTAATACTGGTAACTTTGCATTGAATAATCTTTTAACTGTTGCAAAAGAATCAGAAGCACCTAGGGCATATGAAGTTGCGGCAACTTTAATTAAGAATCTCTCAGACCTGAATAAAGATTTGATGGAGATTCAAAAACGCAAACAAGACTTGACAGGTGAGAGTACAAAGAATAAAAATATAAATGTAGACAAGGCAGTCTTTGTTGGTTCTACTACCGAATTAGTTAAATTTTTAAAAAATAATAAACAGGAAACCTAATGGAAACATTAATTCAACAATTACGTACTATCCTAGGTACAAATTTTGGTTTGTATTTTAAAGCACATTCATATCATTGGAATGTTGAAGGACCACACTTTAGCGACTATCATGTATTTTTAGGAGCGTTATATAATGCAGTTTTCGCAAATACAGATTTGATTGCAGAAAAACTTCGTATGTTAGGTGTTTATGCACCTCCTTCATTGGCACGTATGTTAGAAAACTGTGATATAAGTACAGATGCAGTTACAATTCCAGATGCACGTATGATGTTTATGGAATTAAAAATAGACAACGACAGATTAATAACACATCTTCGTGCAGGTATTGCTGCAGCAGAAGGTGCAAACGAACCTGCGATTGGTAACTTTTTACAAGACCTTTTGGATCAACATCAAAAACATGCATGGATGATTAGTAGTATTATAAAATAATGAATGACGGATATCTTGGTAATGAACGATTAAAACGTGTAGGGATAGAGTTATCCTATACCGAAGAGCAAGTATCAGAAATTTTAAAATGTACTGAAGATCCAGTATACTTTATTAAGACCTATGTCAAAATTGTAAACGTAGACCACGGACTTGTTCCATTTAATATGTGGAACTTTCAAGAGGACATGGTTCGTGACTTTCACAGCAATCGTTTCTGCATCGCAAAGATGCCACGACAAGTTGGTAAGACAACAACTACAGTCGGATATATGTTATGGTGTGTACTTTTTCAAGAAGAATATACAGTAGGTATCCTTGCAAACAAAGGACAACTTGCACAAGATATTCTTGGAAAGATACAGAAGGCATATGAATATCTTCCTATCTGGTTGCAACAAGGTATCATTACTTGGAACAAACGATCACTAGAACTTGAAAATGGTTCTAAGATATTTGCGTATGCAACATCAGCTGCAGGTGTTCGTGGTGGTACGTACAACTTAATCTTTCTTGATGAGTTTGCATTCGTTCCACATAACATGGCAACTGAATTCTTTACATCAACATATCCTGTTATCTCGTCTGGTAAAACGTCTAAAGTAATTATTGTTTCTACTCCTAACGGATTGAATCTATTCTACAAGATGTGGAAAGATGCGACAGAAGGACGTTCAAACTATAAGACGCTTGAAGTCCATTGGTCACAAGTTCCAGGGAGAGACTTTTTATGGAAAGAAGAAACGATACGGAACACTTCTGAAGAACAGTTCCGACAAGAATTTGAAACAGAGTTTATTGGTTCAACGGCAACTCTTATCTCTGGTTCTAAACTTAAAACTCTGGCTTATTCAAATCCAGTTGAAAGTCAAGAAGGTCTGGATATCTTTGTTAGACCACAACCTGGGCGAATGTATATTGCATGTGTTGATCCATCCGAAGGTGTGGAACAAGATTATTCAACGATTAACGTATTAGATGTAACGGAGTCACCCTATGTACAAGTTGCAAAGTATCGCAGCAACAAAATACCACTACTATTTCTTCCTACAATCATCTACTCCTTGGCGAAAAAGTATAATGAAGCGTTTGTATTAATTGAGACAAACAGTATTGGTAAACAAGTTGTAGATATTATGCATTACGATTTGGAATATGAGAACATTTATAAAGTAGAACATCATCACATCAAAGGTCAAAGTATCTCTGGTGGATTTAAACGTGCCGCATCATTTGGTGTTCGTACAACTAAATCAGTTAAAAAGATTGGTTGTGCCAACTTAAAGACACTAGTGGAAAACGATAAGTTGATTATTCATGACTTTGACACTATTGCGGAAATGAATACTTTCTCTCGATATCTGGATACTTATCGAGCAGAAGAAGGAAATAATGATGACTTAGTTATGGGCCTAGTTTTATTTTCATGGTTGGCAGCACAAAGTTACTTCCGTGAATCAACGAACATAGATGTTAGAAAGATTATGTTAGAAGAAAATAACATGTTAGTAGATGAAGATTTGACACCTGTTGGCATCATAGACAACGGTTTACAACCCGAAGAATATGACGATGGACAGGACAAATGGCGTTATGCTGAAAAATTGGGGTATCCAACATCAAGTTTATAAAACACTAAATAGACGATAAAGAAAAAATTTGATCCCTCAACTAAAGGAGAAATCCAATGGCATTTAGAAATCCGCAGTCTGTTCAACTTTCAGCCGGCGTAAGCGTATCAGAAGTTGATCTGACTACTGTTATACCGTCTACTAGTACCTCTATTGGTGCTTTTGCCGGTCCGTTTTCTTGGGGCCCAGTTAATGAAGTGATTACTATATCTGATGAAACTCGTCTTGCTGATCGTTTCGGTACTCCAACGTCCAGCAACTATGAATACTGGTTCTCTGCAGCAAACTTTTTAGCATACTCGAACTCATTACGTGTTGTTCGTTCTGCAAATACAACATCAACACTCAACGCTAGTGCAAATGGCGCAGGTATACTTATTGAGAATGACACAGACTATGACTTAAATCATTCCACAGCAAATACACAAAACGGTCCATTTACTGCAAAATACGCAGGAGAGATTGGAAATTCATTAAAGATTTCTATCTGTCCTACTGCTGCTGCGTTTTCATCTAATCTAACATCAACAACAGGAGTAACATGTAACGCTACTTCTGCTGGAGCAACAACGATTGGTGTTACTGGTTCAGCAACAGCTAATCTAATAGTGGGAACTCTAATTTCTTTTGACGGTGGAACATCTTATGTTCGTGTTGCTAACCTAACTGCTAACTCAATTGGTATAGGTTCAGCAGTCGGAACAGGTGGTATTGTTGTAGGTGCTCCACTTCTACGTAAGTGGGAATATGCAGATAACTTTGGTATTGCTCCAGGAACATCTGACTATGCTACTTCAGTTGGTGGACTTAATGACGAAATGCACGTTATTGTTATTGACGAAGATGGTAAGTTTACTGGTGCAGCAAATACGATTGTAGAAAAATGGGCATTTGTATCTAAGGCATCTGATGCTAAATCAGCTGATGGTTCATCAAACTACTATAAAAATGTTATCAACGATAAATCAAGATATGTTTGGTGGTCAGGACATCAACCAGGTGGTACTAATTGGGGTACTGCTGCTGCAGGTTTAACATTCACACAAATTAATACCAACTTTACAGCATCCCTATCTGCTGGTGCAGATGGCACAATCGGTAATGCAGATATTATTGCAGGTTATAATAAGTTTGCAAATCCTGATTCAGTAGATATTGGTCTAGTTATTTCTGGCCCAGGTAATCAAACAACAGTTACAAGCATGATTTCTTTAGTAGAAAATCGAGGAGATGCTGTATTATTCATCTCTCCAAATAAAGCAAATGCTGTAGACAACGCAGGAGATGAGGTAACTGATATTGTTGCATATCGTGACAATCTAGCTTCATCATCATATGTTGTTATGGACTCTGCATGGAAATATCAGTACGATAAGTATAATGACGTATATCGTTGGGTACCATTAAATGGTGACATCGCAGGTCTATGTGCTCGTACAGATTTAGAACGTGATCCTTGGTATTCTCCAGGTGGTTTCTCACGTGGTCAGATCCGTAACAGTATCAAACTAGCATGGAATCCAACACAAACAGAACGTGATGATTTATATATTAAAGGTATAAATCCAGTTGTTACTTTCCCAGGTGAAGGTACAGTTCTATTTGGCGATAAGACTATGTTAAGTAAGCCTTCGGCGTTTGATCGTATCAATGTTCGTAGACTATTCATTACACTAGAAAAAACTATTGCCCGTGCTTCAAGATCGTCATTGTTTGAATTCAATGACCAGTTTACAAGAGCTCAATTTGTTTCTATCGTAGAACCATTCTTGCGTGATGTGCAAGGTCGTCGTGGTATTACAGACTTCCGTGTAGTTTGTGACGAAACAAATAACACCGCAGAAGTAATTGATCGTAACGAATTCCGTGGTGATATCTATATCAAACCGGCACGTTCAATTAACTTTATCCAACTAAACTTTGTTGCGGTTCGTACAGGCGTAAGCTTTGAAGAAATCGTTGGCAGATTCTAATAAATAAGAGAAACAGGAGAAACTAAATGGCATTTTCAGTAAATGAATTCCGCTCTCAAATGCAAGGGGACGGAGCACGTCCTAATCTATTTGAAGTCGCTATGCCCTTCCCAACTTTTTCATTACCAGCGAACGCACAAACTAAATTAACTTTTATGTGCAAGACGGCGCAGTTACCAGGTTCCACTATTGGTACTGTGCCTGTTCAATATTTTGGACGTGAATTAAAGTTTGCAGGTAATAGAAGCTTTGCAGATTGGACAATTTCTATCATCAATGATGAAGATTTTGTTATTCGTAACGCATTCGAAAGATGGATGAATGGAATTAACAGTCACAACTTAAACGTAAGAAACCCAGCAGCACTTTTGTTAAGTTCTTACACAGTTGATGCTGATGTTAAACAGTTTGGTAAACGTGGTAACGAATTAAAGAAATATAAATTCATCGGTGCTTTCCCAACAGATGTATCACCAATCGACGTTGATTGGGGTTCAAATGATGCAATTGAAGAATTTACAGTAACTCTATCATATCAATGGTGGGAATCCATTGAAGATGGCGTGGTCTAAAAGGGAGTAGGGGATTTTCCCCTATTCTCTCTTTTTATAGAATGAGAGGTACCTAAAATCGCAATCAAACTTTTCGGATTCACCCTAGGTAAATCGGACATTGTTCAGGAACAACCACCTGAACAACCGTCGTTTACTCTACCTACTTCTGCGCTTGATGATGGTGCAGTCACAGTCACTTCCAATGCTTATTATGGAACATATGTTGATTTAGAAGGTTCTGTTCGTAATGAACTAGAACTCATTACACGTTATCGTGAAATGGCTAATCATCCAGAATGTGAAATGGCAATTGATGAAATTGTTACAGAAGCAGTTTCATTTAATCCAACTGGAAGAATAATCAATATTGTCATGGACAATTTGAAACAACCAGACACAATCAAGAAGAAAATTAGAGATGAGTTTGATAACGTCTTAACAATGTTAAACTTTAGTAATCTTGCTGATGATTTGTTTAAGCGTTGGTATATTGACGGAAGAATCTATTACCATGTAGTTGTCAATGAAAAGGCACCTAAAGAAGGTATTCAAGAACTACGATATATTGATCCACGTAAGATTCGTAAAGTCAGAGAGATTGCAAAAGATCGTGATGCAAAGACTGGCACAATGATTATCAAATCTATTGCCGAATACTATGTGTATAATGATCGTGGTACATCAACACAAACATACACCTCACAAGTAAATTCAGGTGTACGTATTGCACCAGAATCAGTTATCAATGTTAATTCTGGTTTAACAGACGCAAAGAATACGTTTGTTATTTCTTATCTACATAAAGCAATTAAACCACTCAATCAACTTCGTATGGTTGAGGATGCAATCGTCATCTATCGTATTTCAAGAGCACCAGAACGCCGTGTATTCTATATTGACGTAGGTAACTTACCTAAAGGTAAAGCAGAACAGTATCTACGTGACGTTATGGTTAAGTATCGTAACAAGATGGTTTATGATGCAAACACCGGTGAACTCCGTGATGATCGTAAACATATGTCAATGTTGGAAGATTTCTGGTTACCTCGTCGTGAAGGTGGTAAAGGTACAGAGATTACTACATTGCCTGCAGGACAAAACCTTGGTGAGTTAGAAGATGTAAAGTATTTCCAAAAGAAACTTTTACAATCACTTAACGTACCATATTCACGACTAGAACCACAACAAGGTGGAATGATTGGTCTAGGTCGTGTATCTGAAGTTACCCGTGATGAAATTAAGTTCACTAAGTTTATTCAAAGATTGCGTAACAAGTTCTGTCAAATATTTGATAGAGCAATGGAGATGCAACTTGTACTAAAAGGTATTTGTACAAGAGAAGAATGGGCACAGTTTAAAGAGTTTATTCACTATGACTTTATCAAAGATAATAATTATATCGAGATGCGTGATGCAGAAGTTCTCCGTGAAAGACTGAATCTTGCAATGCAGGTAGATCCATTTACTGGTAAATATTATTCACAGGAATGGATTAAGAGAAATGTTCTACGTTTGACCGATGCTGAAATATCAGAGATGGACAAACAGATGCAAAAGGAACAAGCAGGACCTGTACTTGCACCTCCACCTGAAACGCAGCCGGTTGATAATACACAAGATGATGCGTCTGCAACTACTGAGTCAGCTACTCCGCAACTTGATGCGGAAGTAGATAAATACTCACTCAAATAAATACATGTTAAGGAGTCTTAAATGGACATAAGAAATTTTATAGATTTAGTTGGTTCAAATCAAAATGCAGAAGCTAAAGATGCATTAGACGAAATTCTATCAGGTAAAGCTTTTGAAGCACTAGAAGGTCGTAAACAAGAAATAGCTAGTTCCTTATATTCTAGTGAACAATCAGAAGTTTCTAATGAGGAACCTGAAACGGAAGAAGAATGAAATCGTTATTAGAGTTTAAATCTATTACCGAAGAAGAAAAGGCAGACTACTCTAAGTTTGATGCCTTGATCCGTGCTGGACTTGCAAACAAAGCACAGGTTCAACGTATTCATAAAATCTTAGATAAGATGGGTGAAGAACGTCCAGTATTTAACAATGCTGATCGTGCCATCATGCAAAACCTATTCACTAAAATGGTAGATTTAATCTCTAATAATAAACAGATTTTTACACAAGCACGCCGTGCTGTGCGTGAAGAAATAGAAGAAGGTGTAATTGCAACATCCGATTACAAGATTGGTACAGATGGTCGTAAAGTAAAAGCACATCGTATTCAAGTTGGTAAACGTGATGAACCAGAAGATCAAAAGATTATGGAAGAACCTTTGGCAATAAAGGATCCTCCTAATGTTCTTCTACTAAAAAGAATTACGACTAGACTGTTTCCTGACGGAACAAGAGTTGCATTATATTATAACAAATTATTAGATAAGCATTTTACCATACCATATGGTCCTGGTATTAATGCACCATTGCAAGCTGAAGAATTACAAATGTCGGCATTTGATTCTTTACAGATGGTTCTTGCAAATGGAGAAGATACAGAAATTTCATTTGGTAATGAATACCGTATAGTAAGTTTAGTTGAGGCACAGTCGTTAATACGTCTATATCATAATTTAAGTGAAGAAAACAAACAACGAATGATTAATCAGTTAGATAATCCAGAGATGTTTGACAAATTTACCGATTATGCATTAAAACAATGAACCTTATAAATGCATTACTAAGTAATGATGTAATTAAATTTAAAGAACTGGTTTATGAGCAGTTAAGTATTATTGCTGCTCGTAAACTAGAAGAAGAAAAAAAAGAAATTGCTTCTGCTCAATTTGAAGTAGAGTTAGAAGAAGGAAACATTGTTACTTCTGGACGTGTTCAAAGAATACGCCGTCGTATTAGAAGAAATAAAAAAGGTAGAATTACAGTACAACGTAATGTACGTAGGTCTGCTATTAAAGGTTATAGACTTTCTGGTGGTACCGTAAGACGCATTCCTGTTCAACAGAAAATGCACAAGGCCAGAATGTTAAAAAGGTATTGGAAAACTAAAGGTCGTTCAAAATTAAAACGTACCTTAATGAAAAGAAAAATGTCTTTGAATAGACGCAAATCAATGGGGATAAAATAAAATGCCATTAGAGATTACCAACTCGTTAAGAAATCATTCTATTGCAAGGGCTACTGGTCCAGGAACATATACGATTGCTCTTAACGATCTAAGAAAAAATACAACAACCGAAGTTGTTAATACGGCTGATATTAAAAGAATAGTTTGGTCAACAAATGCTAGCATTACTATTGTACGTAATAGTGTAGAACTTGCATCTTTACATACTGCTGGTGAAATGCGTTTTGATGACTGGAATCACAGTCTTGCAAATAACAATGGTTCAAGCATTGTAATTACTATTGTAACTGGTGGAACAATTGTTTTAGAGTTATCTAAACAAGCATCGTTTAATGTGGATCCAGTAACAGGAGTAACACTATAATGAAACTAATTACCGAACAAATTGAGAACGTAAAATATCTCACAGAAAAAACTGAAGATGGTAAAAAGAAGTTGTACATTGAAGGTACATTCTTAGTGGGTGATGCAGTTAATAAAAATAACCGCATGTACAAGATGGACACCCTACGCAATGAAGTTAAAAGATATGACGAAGAATATATTAAGACCAATCGTGCATTAGGTGAACTTGGTCACCCAGATACTCCTTCTTTGAATCTAGAGAGAGTGTCACATAAAATTGTTTCTTTAGCAGAAGATGGTAACACATTCTATGGCAAAGCAATGATTCTAGACACACCATACGGTCAGATCGTCAAAAACTTTATTGACTCTGGTGTTAATCTAGGAGTATCATCCCGTGCTATGGGTTCTGTTACCATGACTAAAGAAGGATATAATCTGGTACAAGATGATTTAAGGCTTGCAACTGCAGCCGATATTGTTGCAGATCCATCTGCTCCAGGCGCATTTATCAACGGCATTATGGAAAATAAAGAGTGGTTGTTTGTCGAGGGACGTTTTGTGGAAATGGATATTGATAACGCCAAAAGACAGATCAAACAGGCATCTAAACAACAAATAGAACATGTAGCTCTGAATCTATTTGAAAATTTTCTCAGAAAACTTTAATTTTATAAATATTCAATCATAAAAGGAGATCCTTAAATGGCAACCAACAAATTACTAGAAGCAGCTGCTGATATTCTTGCCGGAAGCAAGAAGTCTGCCCCAGCTATGCCGACAGCAAAACTTTCAGGTACAGAAATGGACTTGGGCGGACCAACACCACAAAATGGCAAACCAGACGACGATTCGAATAAAATCGATTCGACTAAGGGTGCTAAGTCTGCAACTGCTCCAACAACAAAACCATCTGCTGCATCTTCGGATACTCAGAACCATCCACAAGGTGGAACTAAGACAATGAAGGAAGATGACGAACAAGACGAAGAATTAATTGCTGAAAAAATGCATGACGAAGAAAAGAAAGAAATGATGAAGAAGAAAATGAAAGAGGACGTTAATGCTCTTTTCTCTGACGATTCTACCATTTCCGAAGAATTCAAATTTAAAGCAGCTACAATTTTTGAAGCACGTATTAATGATCGTATTCAACAAATTGAAGAAGAAGTAGAAGTTAGATATGCTTCTATGTTCGAAGAAGCTGTAGAAGAAATCAAAAATGATTTGACGACTAAAGTAAATGACTACCTAGAGTATGTTGTTGAACAATGGTTGGCAGATAACGAAATCGCAATTGAATCCGGTTTACGTTCAGAAATTACTGAAGAATTTATCGCAGGACTACGTAATCTATTTGCAGAACATTACATCGATGTTCCAGAAGATAAAGTTGACCTAGTAGATGAACTAGCAGGACAAGTTGAACAACTGGAAGACAAACTTAACGAAGAAATGCAATATGGCATTGAGTTAAGAAAAGCTTTAATTGAATCAACTAAAAATGAAATCGTTCACAATGTGTGTGATGGTTTAACGGCAACTCAAGTTGAAAAGATCAGATCACTCGCAGAGAGTGTAGAATTCTCCACAGAGGAAGAATACACAGAGAAACTTGAAACAATCCGTGAAAACTATTTCCCATCAGGAATTAGAAAAGCTGATGTAACACATTTGCAAGAACAATATGAAGATGCTGACAACGAAAAGAAAGTCATTCATGACCCTTACGTTGCAATGGTATCCCAAGCAATTTCAAAAACAAAAATTTAAATAAACAAGGAGACTTATATGTATTTGTCAGAAGGCCTACAAACCAAATGGGAATCGGTGCTTAATCACCCAGAACTCCCAGCAATTAAAGATCCATACCGTAAAGCAGTTACGGCTTTGATTCTAGAAAACCAAGTTCAATCGATGCAAAAGGAAGGTCAAATCCTTACCGAAGCATCACCAACTAACTCTGCTGGTACAGGTGGTTTTGGTGGTGGCGCTACTGCAACAGGTCCTGTTGCTGGTTTCGACCCAATCATCATTTCTTTGGTTCGTCGTTCACTACCTAACCTAATCGCTTATGACGTTTGCGGCGTTCAGCCAATGACTGGTCCTACAGGATTAATTTTTGCAATGCGTACACGTTTTGGTACACAATCAGGAGACGAAGCATTCTATAACGAAGCTAATACTCGTCACTCTGGTGCTGAATCCGCTGTTGCAACAACTTATGCACTACAAGCTGATACAGCTGCATCAGACAACGTATTCGCAAACACAATTCTTGCAGGTCCTTCAATGGCTACAGCATCTGCTGAAGCTCTTGGTACTTCAGGTGCAGTTGCATTTGAAGAAATGGCATTCTCAATCGAGAAAGTTACTGTAACTGCTAAGACCCGTGCTCTAAAAGCAGAATACTCAATGGAACTTGCACAAGACTTGAAAGCAGTTCATGGTCTAGACGCAGAAACAGAATTGGCTAACATCCTTTCTTCTGAAATTCTTGCTGAAATCAACCGTGAAGTTGTTCGTACAATTTACACAGTTGCAAAAACTGGCGCACAAATTGGTACAACTACTGCTGGTACATTCAATCTTGACACCGACTCAAACGGTCGTTGGATGGTTGAAAAGATCAAAGGTCTAGCATTCCAAATCGAACGTGAAGCTAACTTCATCGCTAAGACAACTCGTCGTGGAAAAGGTAACATGGTTATCTGTTCTTCAGACGTAGCTTCTGCTCTAGCAATGGCTGGTATTCTTGACTATCAATCAGCATTGCAAGGTCAAGTATCATTGACAGTTGATGATACTGGTAACACATATGCTGGTACATTGTTCGGTCGTATGAAAGTGTACATCGATCCATACTTCCCAACTGGCTCTTCAACCGAGTTCGCTGTTGTTGGTTACAAAGGTTCGAATGCTTATGACGCTGGTATCTTCTACTGCCCATACGTTCCTCTACAAATGGTTCGTGCAGTTGATACAGGTTCCTTCCAACCAAAAATTGGTTTCAAGACTCGTTACGGAATGGTTGCAAACCCATTCGCAGAGGGTACAACCCAAGGTTCAGGAAACTTGAATCGTCAATCGAACTTCTACTATCGTGCAATCAAGATCGCAAACTTGATGTAATCAGTAGACAAAACATAATAATAACTATAAGATGTTTTAGAGGGATCTTCGGATCCCTCTTTTTTTCGCACATAAATATATGCATCAGTTTCACTCAACCATAGAACATAACATATGAGTTCAAGTTTAATAGGCGGAGAAGGTACGTCATTCTTACATGGGAATAAGTTTCAATTAAACTTTGCCCGTGTACCATATCTTCAATATTTCTGTCAAGCAGTCAATCTCCCAGGGATATCTCTTGGTGAGATACAAAGGAACACCCCTTTTGTTGACATCTATTCTCCAGGTGAAAAGGCAATCTATGATATATTGAATGTAACTTTTATTGTTGATGAGAATTTAAAGTCTTGGTGGGAAATACATGACTGGATTCGTGCAATGACATTCCCAACTACCTTTGAAGAATATAAAGGTTTAAACCAACTATCACCTCTTGCAGATAAAGACTTTCCGCAATTCTCTGACGCACATTTAAGTATTTTAACAACGGCAAACAATCCAAACTATCGTGTTAAGTTTGTGGATTGTTTCCCAATATCATTATCGTCTATAATGTTTTCCGCAATGGATACTCCAGACAATATCATTACTGCCGATGCATCATTCAGATTTTCTTATTTTAATATTGACAAAATGTAACAAATAGTATATACTCTCCACATAGGAGATTACTTTATGAAACAACTTGATGAACTATTAGAAATGTGGCGCAAAGACTGTGACATTGATCGCACAGAACCAGGTAAAGCACTTCTAGACATACCCAAACTACACAGTAAATATTTGACTATTCTTTCCAAACATAGAATGTTAGGGAAGGATGCTGAGTTTCAACTTAACCGTTGGAAGAAAACTAAATGGGAATATTATACTGGTAAGTTAGATGATGATGACTTGAAGAAGTATGGTTGGGAACCATTTCCATATACTCTCAAATCTGATCTTAATACATACTTAGATGCAGATGAAGATATTGCAAAGTACAAAGCAAAAAAATTAATACATGATGAAGTTGTAGATGTCTGTACATTCATTCTTAAAGAGTTAAACTCTCGCACATATCAATTACGTGACTTTATAACATGGGAAAGATTTATTCAAGGTGTCTAATATAATTCTCCACAAGCGTAACGAAGCATTCATACATTTTGAATGTGACCGTGGTACAGCACAAGAGTTAAGTGATTACTTTACTTTTTTTGTCCCAGGTTATCAGTTCATGCCTGCATTTAAAAATAGAATCTGGGATGGGAAGGTACGACTTGCAGACCTTCGTAACTTTACCATCTATCATGGACTAGTACCTTACATTCAACAATTCTGTGAAGAAAGAGATTATGAATTAACAATTGATCCTAAAGTTAATTCTACAATAAATTACTCTGCGATAGAAGCAAAAGAATTTATTGATACGTTAAATCTACCGTATGAAATTCGTGACTATCAATTAAAATCATTTATACAAGCAGTAAGAAACAAACGTATAATGATTCTCTCACCTACTGCATCTGGCAAATCACTTATCCTTTACATGATACTTCGGCATCTACAACACACAGATCATCAAAAAGGTTTGTTGATTGTACCAACCACATCGTTGGTAGAACAGATGTATAAAGACTTTGAAGATTATGGATTTGATTCAGATCAATATTGTCACCGTCAATATTCTGGTAAAGAAAAACATTCAGATAAATTTTTAACGATTACTACGTGGCAATCTATCTACAAGAATCCTAAAGAATATTTTGAACAGTTTGATTTTGTATTAGGTGATGAGGCACATCAATTTAAAGCAAAGTCATTAACCACAATTATGTCTGGTCTAGAAAATGCATCGTATCGTATTGGATGTACAGGAACACTAGATGGAGCGCAGACACACAAGTTAGTATTAGAAGGATTGTTTGGTCCTGTATATAAATTTGTGACTACTGCGGAACTGATTGAACAAGGTCACCTAGCAGAATTTAAAATTAAATGTTTGATACTTGAATACCCAGAAGAAGTTAGGAAGATGGCAAAGGGTTGGGACTATCAATCTGAGATCGAATATATAGTTAAGAACCCGAAAAGAAATGAGTTTATTCGTAATCTAGCACTCTCACTTGAAGGTAACACTCTCATACTATTCCAGTTCGTTGAAAAACACGGAAAGGATTTGTATGCATCAATTAAAGAACACTCAAAAAATAGACAGGTGTTCTTTGTCTATGGCGGAACAGATGTTGAGATCCGTGAATCTGTACGCTCCATTACTGAAAAAGAAAACGATGCAATTATTGTCGCATCCTACGGCACTTTTAGTACAGGTATCAACATTCGCAATCTTCATAATATTGTTTTTGCATCTCCTAGTAAGTCAAGAGTACGTAACTTACAATCTATTGGTAGAGGATTAAGAATAGGAGATAATAAAGAATCAGCAACTTTGTTTGATATTGCAGATGATTTTCGTATTGGTAAATATACCAACTACACCTTGCATCATTTCATAGAACGTGTTAAAATATACGATGAAGAAAAGTTCAAATATAAGTTTTATAACATAGAGATAAAAAAATGACTATTAAAATAATCCGTATGCAATCAGGTGAAGATATATTAGCTGATGTTCATCATGAACCGAATCATGTTAAGATAGACAATCCTATGCGTTTAGTATTTCGTAGATTACCTACTGGTCAAACGATGATGTTGTTAGCACCATGGTTACCAAATGAATTAGTAGAAGAAGATTATGCAACTATATCTAATAGTGATATCCTAACTATATTTAATCCTAAGATGAAGTTAGTTGAATATTACAATAAGATGGTAGAAATTCAGATGAAAAGAAAACAAGAGTTTGGAAAGGTAATCGATGAATACTTACAAGATGAAATGGATGATGTAGATAACCTTGAAGAACCAGATGAATTAACAGCAGAGATATTAGAAGCATTGAATGATGTCACTAGAGATAAACTTCATTAATCACACAACCATTATACAACAAATTTTAAAAAAGTCAAGTACAATCTAAGGCAATCATATGGCGAACGCAAAACATTATGTAAATAACACAGACTTCCTGAATGCTCTTATAGAGTATAAAGCTAAATGTGATGAGGCAAAGGCAAACAATAAACCAGATCCACAAATTCCGAATTACATTGGAGAATGTTTTCTAAAGATCGGTGAACACTTGTCTAGAAAACCAAACTTTATATCTTATTCTTTCCGAGATGAGATGATTGCCGACGGTATTGAAAATTGTTTAATGTATTTCAGAAACTTTGATCCTGATAAATCAAAGAATCCATTTGCATACTTTACTCAGATTATTTACTATGCATTCTTGCGAAGGATTATGAAAGAGAAGAAACAGCTATATGTGAAGTATAAAGCAACAGAACAGTTTGGTATTCTGGATGAAGCAGAAATGTTTGAAGATGAGAACGGTAACTATAAACAGTTCGAGATGTATGAAAATATATCTGAATTCATTCAAACATTTGAGGAAAACAAGAAGAAGAAAAAGGCAAAAGTGATAAAAGGAGTTGACAACTTCATAGAAAATGATATAGAATAAGATTATGAAAATTGCGATTCTTGGTGACACGCATCACGGTATGCGTGGTGACTCTTTAGACTTTCATAGATACTATGAGAAGTTTTATTCTGAAATATTCTTTCCATACCTCAAAGAGAATGGAATTGATACTGTATTTCAATTAGGTGATTTATTTGACCGCAGGAAGTTTATTAACTTCAACTCTCTTTATTTGGTACGTAAGTATTTCTTTGAAGCACTTAGAGAACATAATATACAGTTTCATACGTTACTTGGTAATCATGATGTTGCATTTAAAAATACACTAGAGGTAAACTCCTCTCAACTACTATTAAACGAATATGGTAACATTACTGTATACGATTCTTTTACTACACTTAACTTTGACGGCATTGATGTTGATGTGGTACCTTGGATATGTGATGATAACCAAGTTGAAATCTTTGATAAAGTAAAAGAATCAAAATCACAAATTTGTTTCGGTCATTTTGAAATCGCAGGATTCGAAATGGATCGTGGTAATGTTTGTCATGAGGGTATTGACAAATCACAATTATCCAAGTATGATGTAGTATTATCTGGTCACTTTCATCACAAATCAGATGATGGACATATCTTTTATGTTGGTACACCTGGAGAGATGACATGGTCCGATTATAATGATCCTCGTGGATTCCATATCTTTGATACCTCTACAAGAGAATCTACATTCATTCAAAATCCATACAGTATGTTTTATAAAATAACATACGATGATACCAAACAAGATTTTGAATATTGGAAACAACACGACTACACACAATACAAAGAAACCTATATAAAAGTAGTAGTATTAAACAAACAAAATCCATTTATGTTTGACACCGTTATTGATAACTTATATAAATGTGGAGTGTCAGACCTTTCAATCGTTGAAGATTTTTCTGAAATAACTTTTGACCAAGATCAAGAAATTATAGATCAAGCAGAAGATACTATGACTATTCTTTCTAAGTATATTGATGGGTTAACATTAAATGTTGAATCAGAAAAACTTAAAACACTAATGCGTGAACTATATGTTGAAGCATTGAACTTGGAGAAAATAGAATGAGTAGATCGATTTATCTATTCCCTAAAGAAAGAATGGGAGTGACTTATCCTTATGTATTTTGGGATGGACTTTTTACTGATGAAGAACTTGATAGAGTAAAAGATTATTGTCGTGGTCTTGAATTGGCAACTGGAACTACAGTTGGAAAAGATGGAGAACAGGATGATAAAAATGAAGCAAGAAAATCTGATATCGCATGGGCTAACCCAGGTGACGATAACATGTGGATATTTGACAGACTTTCATGGGTAACTGAAAAAATCAATGATAGATTCTATGAATTTAATCTGAATGGATTTTCTGTTTTTCAATACACAGTTTATGACGGTAAGAAAAAACAAAAGTATGATTATCACATGGATACAATCCTAGGTACAGATAAACCGGTTGACATGGCAGAAACAAGAAAGTTGTCTATGTCATTGATACTTTCCGACCCTAAAGATTATGAGGGTGGAGAGTTTTATATTCAAAGTGGATCACCTGAACAAGAAAAATTATTAAAGATGGAACAACTTAAAGGTCGTGTACTAGCCTTCCCATCATTTATGATTCATGGTGTTGCACCAGTAACTAAAGGTAAAAGAGAATCTATAGTCGTATGGGTTGAAGGACCTAAGTTTAAATAATGATATTTTTCCGTAATGTACGTTGGAAGAATCTTCTTTCAACGGGAAACTATTTCACAGAAATAAAGTTAGATAGTACATCCAATACTTTGATAGTTGGCAATAACGGATCAGGCAAATCAACAATGCTTGATGCGTTATGCTTTGCATTGTTTGGTAAAGCATTTCGTAGTATCAATAAACCAAACCTTGTCAATTCTATCAACGGAAAAGATTGTGTGGTTGAAGTTGAGTTTGATGCTGCAAATAAATCATACAAAGTTGTTCGTGGTATTAAACCCAACGTATTCGAAATCTATCAAGATGGAATACTACTCAATCAAGATTCTGCCGCAAGAGACTATCAAGAATTTCTAGAGAAGTTCATTCTCAAACTAAACTATAAATCGTTTACACAAATTGTTATTCTTGGTTCTGCATCATTCACACCGTTCATGCAGTTGTCTGCATCTGACCGTCGTGCAATCATTGAGGATTTGTTAGATATTCAAATATTTTCTTCAATGAATGGTGTTGTTAAAGAAAGAATGTCTGGTAACAAAGATTTTATTCAATCAACAAAGAATGATCTTGAAGTTACAAAGAAAATCTACGATGTCAAGAAGAAACATCACGATGAACTTCAACAAGATAAACAAGCAAAGGTAAACGAATATGAGAGTGAGATACAAAGTTGCAGAGAAACCATTGGCACCCTTTGTGGAGAAATTGACGACTTGGGGAGAACGCAAAGCACACTTGCCGAAGTCTGCTCGCAAATTCCTGAAAATGAAAAGAAGATTGCTTCGCTTAAAAAAATTGAATCCAAAATTGAAAGCAAGATATCCCAAGTGGGAACAGATAGAGAATTCTATGAACACAATGCTGATTGCCCAACGTGTAGGCAGGCCATTACCTTGGAGTCTAAGGAACGGCACATGGGCGATCTACTATCAAAACAACAGGAACTTGATAGTGGTCTAACAGAACTTCAAGGAAAAATAACAGAGCATGAAACTCTGTTGGCATCTCTGCGTTCCGATGAACAGAAGCTTCATACTGTACGAATAGAACTTGCTACCAAACAAACTGGCAAAGCCGGACTAGAAGCATCAATTGTAAAATTAGAAAAGAAGATTACAGATTTACAAAACACACAACACACACAAGACGGAAGCGAATTAAAAGAACTACAGGACACCTATGAATCTTTACAAGGTCAATTAAAAGAGTTGTTGGATGAGAAGTCTTATTATGAAGCTGCCGCAATACTATTAAAAGATTCTGGTATTAAAACCAAAATCATCAAACAATATTTACCAATTATAAACAAGTTGGTAAACAAATACTTGGCATCATTGGATTTCTTTGTTAATTTTACGCTTGACGAATCGTTCAAGGAAGTGATAAAATCTAGACATAGAGATGATTTTAGTTACCACAATTTCTCGGAAGGTGAAAAACAACGTATCGATATGGCATTGATGTTGACATGGAGAGCGGTTGCTAAACTAAAGAACTCTGCAAATACTAACCTATTATTATTAGATGAAGTGTTTGATTCGAGTTTAGATACTGGTGGTACAGAAGAATTGATGAAAATTTTACACATGTTGGATGATGTTAATCTATATGTCATTAGTCATAAAGGTGATATTCTACATGATAAGTTTGCCAATGTTATTAAATTTGATAAAGTAAAAAACTTCTCAAGGATGGTGAAATGATAGAAATAAGTGGACACATGGATAAAGATCGCAAAGCGATTGTATCTTTGGACGAAGAAACAAGAAAATATATTGTGACATGTACAGATGGTTTTGGTGCAAGATATACCTCAGACTTTTTAACTTTACATGCAGCAGAGAACTTTGCTGAAGATTGGGTGCTACAGAAATGAGTGAAATGATTAGTATTAATACCGAAGAAGGTATTACGTCATCTGTCAAAGATACAGAATTAGATGTACTTCCAGTTTATCCAGATGCATTCCCAATGCTTCAAGAAAAGGTTCCTGAGTATAAAGATGCATTACCTAGTGGAACTATGACTGTTCTAGTCAAACGATTGAAGATGACAATGAAAGCATACAACGGTTTAGGATTGTCTGCAAATCAATGTGGAGTCTTTGAACGAGTTTTTGTAATGCGTATGCAAGATAGAAATGAAATAAAAAATGTTGCATGTATCAATCCAAAAATTATTGATGAATCTGATGAAATCATAAGAGATAAAGAAGGTTGTCTTTCATACCCAGGAATGTTTCTTACAGTACCTAGATCACAATGGATTACTGCTTCATGGTATGATGAGAACGGTGAAGGTTATGAAGCAAGACTTGATGGCATACAAGCAAGAGTATTTGCACATGAACTAGATCATCTAAACGGTGTTAAGATGACTGACTATGTTGGTCCTGTTGCAGTTAAGATGGCAAGAGATAAACAAGCAAAGTTGATGAAAAAAATTAAGCGACAAATGAAAAACGGAAAACTCCAAAACCCTATATAATATTATGAAATACAAACCATACACACTTGCAGATATGAATGCTGCATCTGAACAAAATCTATTTACTGTCATCAGTACCTTTGCAGGTGCAGGTGGATCATCTACTGGATATAAACTTGCCGGTGGTAAAGTGCTTGTGTCTAACGAATTCGTTGACCATGCATATGAATCATACAAGTTAAATCATCCCGGGACAGTTGTATTGACTGGTGACATTAAAGAGATTGAAGGTTCTCGGTTTTTAGATGCTGCGAATCTATCTCCAGGTGAATTGGATATCTTTGATGGTTCTCCACCATGTACTCACTTTTCTATGTCAGGCAAACGTGAGAAGTCATGGGATAAAGAAAAGAACTATCATGGACATAAACAGTTTCAGATTGAGAAACTAACTTTGGAAATGATTCGTATTGCAAAAGATTTACGACCAAAGACTATTGTTATTGAAAATGTGAAAGCATTATCATCAGGTAAGGCAATCAATTATTTAAATTCATTCAAATACGAGTTAGAAAAAATTGGTTATAAGTGTATATCACATATTCTAAATGCATCACACTTTGGTGTACCTCAAGGACGTGAAAGAACATTTATCATCGGTGTTCGTAATGATGTTGCAGAGAAACTTGGTATTGAAGATTATAATTTATTTCAAACATTGTATCCTGAACCATCAGGAAAGAAGTTGTCACTACTAGGTGCGTTTGATGGATTAGATGATGATCCTAACTATGCAATCGAATGTCAGAATGAAAGAGATAAACTTGCAAAAGGAAACATTGTTGTACGTGAAGTATTAAAGAAGATACCACACAATCCACATAGACAAATGCAGTTCTGTAACTTTTTAAAAGATGTTGCAAAAGAAAACTCAGACATACCTAAACTTGCAAAGTTTAAAGATAAAGAATCGTACTTCAACTATTTCAGGTGTTCATGGGATGTACCATCTCCGACAATTACAGGAAGATGTCACTCTTACTTTCATCCATCTGAGGACAGATGTTTCACTTTGAAAGAATTGATGCGTATCATGAGTTTGCCTGATGACTTCAAGTTTGCTCCAGGTAGTGAAGAAGCAATGGAAGAACGTATTGGATTAATGGTTGCACCTAAAGTCATGCAAGCTATATCATCTAATCTTTACAACAAAATACTTAAACCTTATAAAGAGATGCAGCAATGAAAGAGTTTTTTATAGACACCGACCTTGGCTTCGATGAAGCGCAAAAGTTTCATGGTCGTGTTCCTACAGAAGATGATTATGATTTAGTTGTTGATGCCGATGAAGTTGATGATGACTTTCGTGTATGGGGTCCTGCAAATATGTTCGGCGAAAGAGAACTACTTGCAGGTGTAGCACGTAAAGTATTTCCAAAAGATGTTTACGATGATTGTGTAAAGACAATGATGGAAATAAATCACACTTCCGATCTACGTACTGCACAAGCAGGACCATGGGATCCTGACGAACTACTTAAAAAGTTTGGATGGGTAGAAGGTGAACACTATAAGTTCAAAGGTAAGACAAGAAACGCATTGATACGTAAAAAGAAAGATGGTACATGGGATACTGTCGCAAGAGGTAAAGCAATTCATAGTGTTCTACTTGGATACAAGAAGGGTAGATTTACTGGAGAAGTAGAATTAGATGCATGGTCAAAGAAGAATCCAGAAAAACAAAAAGTATTCTTTGACATGAACTTCTATGCTGCAAAATCATACAACTTCATTGCACCAAAAGAATATACTAATCAAGTAATGTTTGCAGACAAGTATATTAAAAAAGAAAATAGATTGAATGATACAATCTTTACTACAATGTCAGCAAATAAATATACTGAGAACGATACATCCATGATGGGTTATCATATCGATGCAGGTGATTTGAACTCAAGTCTAACATGCATATCTGTATTTAAAGTTGGTGATTTCAAAGGTGCATACTTTATTCTACCACAACATCGTGTAGCAATATCAGTTGGTGATGGTGATGTATTTGTTGGTGACAGTCGTAAACAACATGGTGTAAGCGAACTTGAAGGACCAGGGACTAGATTATCTTGTGTCTCTTATTGTGATACTAGGATGGCGAATGTTAAATAATTTCTTTATACCAACATATAAAAGACATGATGCACAAATAACTTTTAGTAATCTACCAAAGTCTTGGCAAGATAGAACATTCTTAGTTGTACAACGTGACGAACGACATTTATATAATGACTATCCGCACATTGTGTTACCTGATGATATAACTAAGGTGCCAGAGAAACGTGAGTGGATTGCAAAACAAAATCTTGACAAACGATTTGGTGTCTTTGATGATGACTTGAAGTTCTTTAAAACCAAAATGATTAATGATGATTATGAAAAGTCAAAAATCAAAATGGAAGATAAAGATTTTGATGACCTAGAAGAATTATTGTGTGGTTGGATGGATGAAGGTATTGTGTTTTGTGGTATGGATGTAACATCTAACATACCTGATCGTGAAAAAGAATACAAAGAGATTACTAGACAATGGTCTAACTTTTTCTTTGATGGTCCGAACTTTCCTGCGAATGAATTGGATTGGACTAGTATACGATATGCAGAAGATTTTCATGTTACCCTACAGTTATTTAAGATGGGGTATAAGAATCGTCTAAGTAATAGGTATAGAGTTGACCCAGGACCTGTTCAATCAGGCGGTGGATTAACTGATGAAAGAACTATACAAGCACATAATGAATCTATGCAAAAACTTGCTTTAGCACACCCAGGACTAGTTGCGTTATATGAAAAAGAAACTACCGCTGGTGAGTGGAAAAATACTGCAAAAGTAGCAGCAAATATCTCATGGAAGAAAGCATTTAAAGATGCCAATTCGACAACACTAGAAAGTTTCTTTTAAGACAACTGCTTGACATAAAGCGGGTTACCATGTATAATGTAATTTAAGTTGGTAAATCAAGAAAGGAAACCCAATGTCAATTTGGCAACAAATGTCTAAAGAGGAAGAAATGCATTTTCACACCTCGGTAAATGATGTTATTTCTGCATTTAAATACCACGGTATGCCAGCCGTACTAGATGAAGTATTCAAGGATGCGGCAATTCGGCAACAATTCTATACATACTTGACAAATACAGCAAAATCTGTTAATATATCAGTCTAAATCAATTTTAGGAACTAAAATGCAGATTACCGCTGAAAGTAAATCACAGCTTGCTAAACTAATGGCAAGCGAAAATCTAACGGTGCAACACCGTAAAACCTCAACCGCATATTTTCTACCTAAAGAGCGTGTCCTCGTATGTCCTATCTGGCAAGATATGGCAGGTGACCTTTATGACCTTTGCATGGGTCATGAGGTTGGTCATGCTTTATATACTCCTGTCGAAGGTTGGCATAATGCTGCTTCGAACAAAGGCAAGAACTATAAGCACTTCCTGAACATTGTGGAAGATGCCCGTATCGAGAAAAAAATCAAACGTAAATACCCAGGGTTAACTCGCCAGTTTTCTAGTGCATATAAAAAACTAGTTGACCGTGATTTCTTTGGTATCGAAAAACGTATAGCACCTTTAACATTTATTGACCGCATCAATCTTGAAACAAAGGTTGGTCAATATATTAATACTGAATTTCAAAACGAAATTGAAAAGCAATTACTTGCTGAAGTAAATGCTCTGGAAACATGGGATGATGTTGTTCGTGTTACAGATAAAATCTGGGAATACTCAAAATCCGAACAACAAGAATTGATGGAAGAATGGTATAAGAGTAATCCATCATATCCTGTTGGTGATGATGGTGAGGACCTTGATGATGATTCGTCAGAATTTGGTGATGCTGATTTTGATTCTGATGAATTCGATGAAGGCGATTTTGCTGAAGGTGGTCAATCCGATAAATCTGAAAACCAAGAAGATGATGATGGTTCTGGTGAGTATGAGGATATCAAAGATAGTACACCATCTGAATCCGACAAAGGTTTTCAACCTCGTGCTGAAACCGATGAAAATTATCGCCGTAATGAATTAAGTCTTTTGGATGAATCATCTAAAGAATATGTTTACGTGAGTGTTCCATCAAAAATTAATCTAAATCAAATCATTACACCTGCAAAGCGTGTACATGAATTGATGATGGAATTCTACACACACTATTATAATGGAAATGTAGAAAGTATAACAAACACATACCTTAACGATTTCAAACAAAAGAATGATCGTTACATATCATTACTTGCAAAAGAATTTGAAATGCGTAAGGCAGCATCTAAGTTTTCCAAAGCAAAAATATCTGAGACTGGTGATATTGATATTAATAAAATTTACAAGTATCAAATCGATGATACCATCTTTAAAAAGATGATGCGAGTACCTAAAGGTAAATCACACGGTCTGGTTTTGTTGTTAGACAAATCTGGTTCTATGTCAGATAATATGGCAGCATCGGTTGAACAAATTTTGGTGCTTGCATCATTCTGCCGCAAAGTGAGTATTCCATTTGTAGTCTATGGTTTTGGTAATTCTATGGACGCACGTAAGATAGATTTTCCTAATGAAAACTGTTATACCAACGAATGGTTACAAAGTCAGTTCAGCCAAAACACCGGAGAAGTTTTTTTGAAACCAGTATTCCTTCGTGAGTATCTGAATTCAAACATGGGTGCTGCTGAGTTTCAAAAGTCTTTCAAAAGTCTTTTGTTGTTTAAGAGTTCATTTGTATCTTCAGGTAGATATGGTAGATTGCCGTATCCTCCAAGTGAATCATTATCTAATACACCTTTGACAGAATCTATTTTTGCATTAAAAGAAGTAATTGTAGAATTCCGTAAAAAGTATAACTTGGATATTGTGAATACGGTTGTTGTGCATGACGGTGATGCTGATGCAGTTCGTCACCAACATGCAGATGGTAGACACCAAATGATTGCACCAGAGAATACTAATTGTTTCTTGGTTGACCGTAAAAACAAATTTCAAGTAAAGATTGATAATTGTCACAACGGTATGCGTGCTGCATCTATGAAATGGTTGACTAAAATAACTGGTGCAAAAATTCATGGTTTCTTTATTACAGAATCTAACCTGCGCCAATTACGTTTGTCAATTGAAACTAAGTATGAAACCGACGAACTCAAAGAAATTTTGAAAATTCAAGATCGTTGGGAACAGAACAGAAAGTTGCAAGAGTATTCTGACAAGTATGCTAAACTTTTGAGAAAGCAAAAATTGTTGGAATGTGAAAGAGATGGGTATGGTAATTTCTTCCTTATCCCAGGCGGTGATGATTTGAAAGTTGCCGACGAAAGTTTGAATGTAAACGGTAAGATTACAACAAGTAAACTTACCAACGCATTCATGAAAATGAACAAGTCTCGGAAGATTAATCGGGTACTTGTATCTAAGTTTATTGGTGGGATAGCGGTATAATTCAAATATCGCTTGACATATATCCCGTATTGTGTTATTATAGTTGTTCATTGTGATTAGGAGTTTATATTATGGCAAGTCGTTCAGAGAGTCGTCAGAAGTTTTTGAATGCTGTTATCGCACTCGGTAAAACCGAAGTGACCCGTCCAGAAGTTTTCGCAATCGCTGAAAATATTGGAATCCCAGTACCTCAATGGTTTTTAAAAGAAGATGAATATCGTGCAGGTCGTGGTTTATATCGTGTACCACAATTAACTGCAAAAGTTTTAGCAATGCCTATTAAGGAAGAGCCTGTAATGGAAACTAAGTCTGGTCACCGTATCACCAATGTTACTACTGACCTTGAGACTGAGGACCTAGTACCTAAGGTTCATCCAAACTATGTTCCTTTCGGAAACTTTGATGATATCCTGAATATCGTTAAGTCAAATACTTTTTATCCCGTATTCATCACAGGTCAATCTGGTAATGGTAAAACCATGTCAGTTGAACAGGCTTGTGCAAAAGCAAAACGTAAATTCGTTTGCGTATCAATGACACCTGATACCGATGAATCTGATTTGCTTGGTAACTACGTTTTGATTAACGGTCAGATGGAATGGCGTGACGGTCCTGTTACCGTTGCAGCACGACAAGGTGCTGTATTGTGTATCGATGAAATTGACTACGGTGCAAACAATCTTGCATCATTGCAACGTGTCCTCGAAGGCAAACCATTCTTGTTGAAGAAAAAGAATGAACTAGTTGCACCTGCTCCTGGGTTTACTGTTATAGCAACTGCTAATACCAAGGGTAAAGGTTCAGAGGATGGTCGTTACATGTACACCAACGTACTAAACGAAGCGTTCCTTGAGCGTTTCATTAATACGATGGAACAAGATTGGCCAACAACTATGATCGAACGCAAGATCATCAAGAAAGAACTTGCTTCGGTTGGTCGTAGCGATGATGAGTTTGCAGAGAAACTTGTTACTTGGGCAGATGTTATTCGTAAAACATTTGCAGAAGGCGGTGTTGACGAAGTGATTTCTACTCGCCGTTTAGTACACATTACTCGCACCTTTGGTGTGTTCGGTAACAAGATGAAGGCAATCGAATTGTGCTTGAATCGTTTTGACATTGATACCAAAACATCTTTCTTAGACTTGTACACTAAGGTTGATGCAGGTGCTAATACCGAAACTATCTTGGCACAAACTCAGGAAGAAACAACACCTGAAACAACTACAGATATACCTTTCTAATCAACATGATTACCAGAGAGAGTATTGACTTACTCTCTCTTTTGTAGTATGATGTACATATTGCAGAGAAAGACTGCCTCTGTGATGTTTCTAAAGCGCAGTCATATTTTATGGAGTTTTTGAATGAAGTCAGCTAAACAAAAAGTGCTTGCATATCTTTCTAAAGAAGATGGTTACAACACACTAACACCAAACAAAATGCAATCACTCTACGGTATTGCAAATCCATCAGCAACCATCAATGAGTTGCGTAACGATGGTCATGCGATCTATTTCAATAGCCGCATCAACAGCAACGGCGAGAAAGTTTCTTTCTACCGTTTAGGCACACCTACTAAGCGTATCGTTGCTGCAGGTATTGCTGCTATTCGTGCCCAAGGCGAACGTGCTTTTGCCTAATTTCTAGGCGAAAAATCTGGAGAGTGGAGATATATAATAGTGTCTCCCTCTCTTTTTTTTATGGATAAACTATGGAAATACAAGTAAAAATAGATGAATTGAGAAAAAATAAACTGTTTGTTGCAACCCCAATGTATGGTGGTATGGCAAATGGCTTGTATGTCAAGTCCAGTCTTGATCTACAGGCAGTCATGTCAAGATACGGAGTTGAAACTAAGTTTTCTTTCCTATTCAATGAATCACTAATCACACGAGCAAGAAATTATCTAGTAGATGAATTCCTCCGCTCTGAATGCACACACTTACTCTTTATCGATTCTGATATTCATTATGATCCACGTGACGTTATCGCATTGATGGCACTTGATAAAGATGTTATTGGTGCTCCTTACCCTAAGAAGTCAATCAACTGGGGTAACATTGCAAGCGCAGCTCGCAAGCATCCAAACCTTGATCCCAAAGAACTTGAAACCCTTGTTGGTGAATATGTTTTCAATGTGGTTAAAGGTACATCACAATTTCAAGTTACAGAACCACTTGAAGTGATGGAAATTGGTACAGGGTTCATGATGGTAAAACGTGAGGTATTCGGAAAGTATGCGGAAGCATATCCAGAGTATCGTTACAAACCAGATCATGTTGGTCAAGCAAACTTTGATGGTTCAAGATACATTCATGCGTATTTTGATACAGTCATTGATCCTGAATCTGAGCGTTACTTGTCAGAGGATTACATGTTCTGTCAATGGTGGCGTAAAATCGGTGGACAGATTTATCTTTGTCCATGGATGAAAACGCAACACATCGGTACCTATGCTTTCTCTGGCAATATGCCAAAGGTAGCGGAACTAACTGGTAAACTGTAATGGAACAGATTGGCCGTAAGTTTGATGGTGAGAAACTAGAGTATGGTTTATTGCCACCGCTTGCATTAAAGGCCACGGTTGACGTATTGACGTTTGGTGCTCAGAAGTATGAACGAGGTAATTGGAAGTACGTTTCTGAATCCAAACGAAGATATTTTGATGCATTGCATCGGCACATATGGGAATGGAAAGAAGGTGAACAACTAGATCCTGAATCTGGTAAACATCATCTAGCTCATGCCATATGTTGCTTGATGTTTTTGTATGAACATGATATACTCTATTCTATTGATGACAATTTTAATAATGAGGCAAAAAATGAAGCTATCCAAAGAAACAGTTGAGATTCTTAAAAACTACGGTGCTATCAATCAAGGTATGTACTTCCGTCAAGGTAAGTTTTTAAAGACTGTCAACTCCCACAAAAACATTCTAACAAGCGCACAGATTGACGAGGATATTCCAGTTAATTTTGGTGTGTATGATATCAACAACTTCCTAAGTGTTATATCACTTGACGAATCACCAGAGTTTGAATTCAGTTCAAATGATGTTAAGATTAAGTGTAAAGGTGGTCGTAGCATCATCAAGTATGGATTCTGCCAACCAGACTTAATTGTTTGTGCTCCAGAAAAAGACTTGGTAATGCCAGATCCAGAAATTCAATTCAATCTTTCACAAGATGACTTGAAGTGGATTCTACGTAGTGCAAGTGTATTATCTACACCGCAAGTTGTTGTTGAATCTGATGGTGCAGATATAAATGTTACTGCAACCGATCTTTCTAATGACGCTACTAATGTCAACACACTAAGAGTTGGTGACGGTAACGGTAGTGCATACAAAATGATTTTCAAGGCTGAGTTCCTTGAGAAACTTATGTCTGGTAATTACGAAGTGAAGATTTCTTCTAAAGGTATCTCACATTTCAAAAACACTGGCCGTAAGATTGAATACTGGATTACTACTGAAACTGGTAGTAAATTTTCTGCATCCTAATAGGACATTTATATTATGAAACAATTCTTTACTCCTAAAGAAGAATACATTGCTGTTCTCCAAACAGAAATGGAAACATTGTTGCGTTATTACTTTAATCCAAATAAAGAAGGTACAGGACACTACAACACAGCAGCAAGTGTCCTGTCCGAAAGAATTAAAGAATTACAAGCGCAAGTTTAAATTATGATTTTTGTGAAAGGTTCTAATGGAACATATATTATGGACAGAGAAGTATCGTCCTCAAACGATAGAAAACTGTATCCTACCAGAACGATTGAAAAAACCATTTCAGGAATACGTCAATCAAAAGACTATTCCGAATCTTCTATTGAGTGGTGGCCCAGGAGTCGGAAAGACAACTGTAGCCAAAGCAATGTGCAACGAGATAGGATGCGATTATCTAGTAATCAATGGTTCTGACGAATCTGGTATTGATACATTCCGCACTAAAATAAAGCACTACGCTTCTTCTATGTCATTTGATGGTAATCGTAAGGTTATCATCATTGACGAAGCGGATTATCTAAATCCTAATTCTACACAACCTGCTCTGCGTAATGCGATTGAAGAATTCGCAGGAAACTGCTCATTCATCTTTACTTGTAATTTCAAGAATCGTATTATTGATCCACTTCATTCACGGTGTGCTGTGATTGAGTTTGGTATGAAGAACGGTGAGAAAGAAAAGATGGCTTCGCAGTTTTTCAAGCGAATTCAGGAGATTTTGCAAAGTGAAAAAATCGAGTTTGATAAGGCAGTTGTTGCCGAGTTAGTCAAGAAACACTTTCCAGACTTCCGTCGTGTCGTTAATGAACTGCAAAGGTATTCAAAGTTTGGTGAGATCAATCAAGGTATCCTTGCACAGATATCATCAACAAAAATTTCTGACATTGTAAAACACATTTCTGCAAAAGACTTTGGTTCCATTCGTAAATGGGCAGCGACAGAAGATATCGATCCTACTACAGTTTTCAGAATGATTTACGATAACATGTATGATATATTGAAACCAAATTCAATTCCAAAAGCAGTTTGTATTCTTGCTGACTATCAGTACAAGAATGCTTTTGTTGCTGATCCTGAAATCAATATGGTTGCATGTTTGACTGAACTGATGGTTGAATGTGAATTTCAATAATGAGTAACCCTTTTGATTATGTTAAAGAAATTCTTCAAGGCAAGAAGAATATCATAAAAGATGCAGAGTCAGAAAAAGACTATGTTCCATATCTGGTCAACCGTAGTATTTCGTATCATTATGATTGTGTCATGTGGGCAAATGAGATGAATATTCGTTCATCTGCTGACAAAAAGATGCAATTTGACTTTTTACTAAATACTGTACGGTCAACGAAAAGACCATTTGCTAAGTGGATTAAGCGTGAATCAAGTGACGATATAGAATGTTTGAAGTTACTTTATGGATATTCCAATCAAAAAGCCCTTGAAGCTCTACGCCTACTTAGTGATGAACAAATCCAAGAACTAAAAGAAAAAACTCGAAAGGGTGGATTAAGGAAATGATATGGCTGATATTTCTAAGTTTGTTGAAGTCGAACTAGGTGAAGAAGATGACTTTCTGAAGGTACGTGAAACTCTAACAAGAATTGGTGTTTCATCACGCAAGGAAAGAATCCTCTATCAATCTTGTCACATTTTACACAAACAAGGTAGATATTATATAGTACACTTTAAAGAACTTTTTGCATTAGATGGCAAACCATCTAATATTTCAGAGAACGATATTCAACGTAGAAATACGATTGCAAATCTTTTGGAACAATGGGGATTAGTGAAGATTATGAATTCACAAGTTGTCAAAGATAACATGGCACCTATCCATCAGATTAAAATTATATCATTTAAAGATAAAGACGATTGGGACTTAGTAACTAAATATAATATAGGTAAGAAGAAATCTGATTACTAAAATGGTGATTAATCATGCACAAAGCGAAAGTAAATCCAACGAAGTTGGTAAACAAATATACTAAAGAAGAAGTATATACTAGAAATTACGATGATGTGATTAGAGAAGGAGCTAACGAATTCGTTCGTGTCTTTACTCAATCAAATCCTCAAAGAACTTATCTTGTCAATCGCACAGCGTTTGAGATTGCCAAGTAAGTCGTGATGCCTTCGGGGTCACGTATTTTAACTTGCTTAATAAGGAGAGTAACATGGTAGGACGCATTTCATTTGGACCTTTGTTCCATCAAACACTTGGCTTTGAAAACTTTATTCGTGATGTTGAGAAAATGCTTGACAATGAAGTTAAACCTTCAACATTTCCACCACATAACATCATCAAAGCAGATGAGAACAAATATGTGGTAGAACTTGCTGTTGCAGGTTTTGCAAAAGACGAAATCGATATCTCACTACAAGATGGTAACCTAACCATCAAGGGTGACAAGAAAGATAAAGATGAATCCAATTATCTATATCGTGGTATCGGCACTCGCTCTTTTACCAAAGTCATTACAATCGCAGACACCATTGAAGTAAAGGGTGCTGAGATCAAAGATGGTATTCTACGTGTTGGACTTGAGAACATCATTCCAGAACACAAGAAACCACGCAAGATTGAAATCAGCAATGAACTAAAAGAGTTTAAGCCACAACTTCTACAAGAAAAAGTTGCAGCATAAACGGTGGGGCTTCATGCCCCACTTTCTGAAAGATATATTATGAAAAAATCAAACAGTCAATACAAAATGCCTAAAGAGACTAAGCGTTTGCTTATGGGAATGTCAGGCGATCACAAAAGTAATTATCGCAAAGCAACAATACAAGCAGATGTTCAACCTAAATTAGACTTCATGTTTAGAGACAAGAAGAAAAATAAAGGTGAGTCTAAAAATGAAGAATAAATTTGTAAATGCACACATGAAGGTTGCAGAAACTTATGCTCAACTTTCTAGTGCTAGACGATTACAAGTTGGTTGTGTTATAGTAAAGAATGACACTATCATTGGTATCGGTTACAACGGTATGCCTTCTGGTTGGGATAACAAATGTGAGGATGATGTTTATGTGGATGATATGCATGTAAAACTAGTCACTAAACCAGAAGTGATTCATGCAGAGGCAAATGCACTTGCAAAGGTAACCCGCTCAACTAATTCTTCAGAAGGTGCTTCCATATTTGTTACACATGCTCCTTGCATGGATTGTGCAAAACAAATCTATCAAGCGGGAATTTCGGAAGTGATTTTTAAACATCTCAACTTAAAAAACAATGATGGGATAGACTTTTTAACAAAATGCAATATTCCAATTCGCCAATATGAACCCTAATGATGTTATTCGTTTGTTGACAAGAATTCTTCCATGGATACCAAGTATTAACGACGGAATTCGAAATGAGATACAACAAATAATTGACCAACTTAAAGCACAACAACGCCAATAATTTATTAACTGAGGAAAAATATATGAACATTCGTGAGCTCGCAAAAAACATCGCATCACAAAAGAACGCACCTAAGGCATACAAGTATGACTTGTTCCTTCGTGACTTTGACAACAAGGTAGAGTTGTTGGGTCTTGTTGATGACCCAACGTATGATATGAAAGACTTTGTTGGAAGGGAAATGTTATTCCCTCGCAAGTGGGTAACCCTAAGAGTTTTAGATGCTGATATGAAGGTGGCAGTATAATGATAAAACTACTCACACTAAAAACAAATCATACCCTAATGGGGAATGTTGAAGATTTACCAGAATTTAATTATGTGACTATTAAAGAACCTGTACAGGTGGTACAGATTCCACCACGTGCGGCAAACGATACTGGAAGTATTGCTTTTTCTCCATTTTTAGATTATACTAATGAATTCAGAAGTGGAATACAGATTATAAAAAATGATATTCTAACCACTACTACGCCTATACTTGAATTAGAAAATCAGTATAACTCTATCTTCGGATCCGGAATACAAATTGCAAAAACACTTTAATGAGTAAATACTACACAAACATAACGGTATATGGTCCTCATATACTTTATCGAGGTGTAAAGAATGGTAGGCGCATAAAAGAGAAAATCAACTATGCGCCTACTCTCTTTTTACCTGCCAAGAAAAAGACCGACTACAAAACTCTGTTCGGTGAATATCTAGAACCCATGCAGTTTTCCAATATTAGAGAGGCAAGGGACTTTGTTAAACGATATGAATCCGTAGAGAATTTTAAAGTCTATGGTAATGATCGTTACGCATATGCATTTATCGCAGACAACCACAAAGGTTTGATTGATTGGAATATGGATGAACTATCAATTGTAATCATCGATATTGAGGTTGGTTCTGAGAATGGTTTCCCTGATCCTTACAAAGCATCCGAACCAATTACTGCAATTGCTGTTCGTCAATTGAACGGTGGCACTACTGTTTATGGTTGTGGTCACTATGATAATAACGATGAAACTGTTAGTTATGTTCGATGCCAAGATGAAATTGATCTATGTAAGAAATTTCTAAATGATTGGCAACACAACTATCCTGATGTGATAACTGGTTGGAATACTGAAGGATTTGATATTCCTTATCTGATTAATCGTTTCACTAAACTATTTGGTGAGAAGGAAGCACGTAAGTTATCTCCATGGGAAGTAATCAATGAGAGGGTTTACAATTTCAAAGGTTCAGAGAAGAAGTCTTATGATATCTTTGGTATTGGTCAACTAGATTATATTGAACTATACAAATGGTATGCGCCTAATGGTAAGTCACAAGATTCATACAAGTTGGACAACATCGCAAGTGTAGAACTTGGTGAGAACAAACTATCCTATGATGAATATGATACCCTTCATCAATTGTACAGATTAAACTATCAGAAGTTTATTGAGTATAACATCAAAGACGTTGAACTGATTCTGAAACTAGAAGAAAAGTTAAAGTTGATTCAGTTGGCATTGACTATGGCATATGATACCAAGTGTAACTATGCTGATGTCTTTGCACAAACTCGCATGTGGGATGCATTGATTTACAATCATCTACTAGAACAAAAGATCATCGTACCACCAAAAGAAGTTTCACATAAAGGTGAAGCATTTGAAGGTGCGTATGTTAAAGAACCACAAGTTGGTAATCACGATTGGGTTGCATCGTTTGACTTGAATTCTCTGTATCCACACTTGATTCAAATGTACAACATATCTCCTGAGACGTTGATTCCTGTATCAGAACATACAGAAGAAATGCGTAAGGTAATACATGATGGTGTAACCGTAGATAAACTGTTAGAAATGAAAGTTGACACTTCAAAGATATCGAATGTCATCCTAACACCTAATGCTCAATACTTCCGTAAAGGTGTACAAGGATTCTTGCCAAAGATGATGGAAGAAATGTATGAGGATCGTAAGAAGTTTAAGAAGTTAATGCTCAAGGCTGAACAAGAGTATGAAAATGAAACTGATGTAACTAAGAAAAAAGAACTAGAGAATTTAATCTCAAGATATAACAATCTACAACTTGCAAAGAAATTATCTTTGAACTCTGCTTATGGTGCATTGGGTTCACAGTATTTTCGATTCTTTGATTTGCGAATGGCACTAGCAGTAACCATGTCGGGTCAACTAGCAATCCAGTGGATTGAAAGTAAACTTAATACCTACATGAATGATATTTTAAAAACGAAAAAAGATTATGTTATTGCTTCAGATACGGATTCGATATATCTCAACCTTGGCCCACTTGTACGCAAAGTCTATAAAGAAGAAACGGATCCTAACAAAATTATCACCTTCATGGATCGTGTCTGTGAAGATAAGATACAACCGTACATTAATAAGAGTTATCAAGAACTTGCTGATTACATCCACGCCTACGCACAAAAAATGCAAATGAAACGTGAAGCACTTGCAAGTAAAGGTATATGGACTGCAAAGAAACGATACATCCTCAATGTGTATAACAATGAAGGTGTACAGTATGCAGAACCGCAGATGAAGGTTAAAGGTCTAGAGATGATTAAATCTTCTACACCTTATGCTATTCGTGAAAAGATGAAGGAGATGGTTAAACTTGTAATGAATGGTACAGAGAGTGACGTACAAGACTTTATTGCGAAATTCCGAGAAGAATTTAAATCCTTACCAGTCGAAGATATATCGTTCCCACGTGGAGTGAATAATCTTGCTGAGTATCGTGATTCTGTTGGTATATACAAGAAAGGTACACCTATTCATGTAAAGGGTGCGTTACTATATAATCATTTCTTAAAACAAAAGAATCTAACAAACAGTTACCCATTGATACAAGAAGGTGAGAAATTAAAGTTCACCTATCTAAAATCACCGAATCCAATAAAGGATACAGTCATATCTTTTCCGACAAGACTCCCGAAAGAGTTTGACTTGCAGAAGTATATCGACTATAATATTCAATTCGAGAAGGCTTTTATTGAACCAGTTTCGGTTATTCTAACCTGTATGGGATGGGAGTCTGAAAAATCTAATTCGTTGGAGAGTTTCTTCTAATGTTACAATCGTTATTTCCATTCTTAACTGCTATTGCTTTGTCTGCTGTTGCAGCATACTATTCAGTCATTGGTCTTGCACAGATATTCCCAGGTTCATACTGGCCGATTATTATCATGGGTTCGGTACTTGAGATGGCTAAGTTGGTAACAGTATCTTGGTTATATAACAATTGGAATGTTACAACACGATGGATGCGTTATTACTTTTTAATCGCTGTTCTTTTACTCATGGGTATTACATCCATGGGTATCTTTGGCTATCTGTCAAAAGCACACATCGAACATTCAACAAGTTTATCTCCATTGATTGAGAAGGAATTTATTTATGATGAGAAGATTAAAGTCCAAAAAGAGACCATCGAAGCTAATCGCAAAAATCTTTTACAGTTGGATGCGGCTGTCGACCAAGTCATGGCACGCTCGACGGACGAAAGGGGGGCTGAGAGGTCGAACCAAATCCGCAAAGCCCAACAGAAGGAGCGTCTACGAGCGGCTGATGAGATTGCTAGGGCGCAGACCGAAATACAGAAAATTACGGAAGAAAAGTCTCCTATCTCCTTGGAAATCAAAAAGGCTGAATCAGACTTGGGGCCTATAAAATATGTTGCTGAAGTAGTTTATGAAACGCAAGATCGTGACCTTATAGATAAAGCAGTAAGACTAGTAATCTTTATCATCATTGTAGTGTTCGATCCATTGGCAGTATTGTTATTGATTGCTGCCAATCAAACATACCGTAAGAGTATCAAAGATAAAAAGCAAAAGGTAAAGGTTCGTAAGTCTATTGACGTTCCTCCAGTAGCTAGTGTAGAATCATTCATAGACGAAAAAAATACAGTAATATCTAAAGACAAAATTGCAAACATGACCGGAGAATTTAAATGAGTGGCATACTTGATAAGTTAAAGAAAAATTCAACAATCGCACAGACAGCGATTCTATCTAAATCAACACTATTTGGTAACAAGGATATGATTCAAACATCCGTACCAATGATTAATGTTGCATTGTCTGGAAGTCTTGAAGGAGGATTGACTCCTGGTATTACTGTACTCGCAGGTCCATCTAAACATTTTAAAACTGCATTTGCATTATTGATGGCAGCATCATATCAAGCAAAGTATCCTGATTCAGTTGTTCTATTCTATGATTCAGAGTTTGGTTCACCGCAAGCATACTTTGAAACATTTGGTATCAACATGGATCGTGTATTGCATACACCTATTACTGATATTGAAGAACTGAAACATGACTTGATGAATCAAGCAGCACAGATTGAAAAAGGTGAGAAAGTAATTATCGTTATTGATTCTATTGGTAATCTTGCATCAAAGAAAGAGATTGACGATACGATGGAAGGTAAGTCTGTTGCAGACATGACCCGTGCTAAACAATTGAAATCTTTGTTTAGAATGATTACACCACATCTGGCACTCAAAGATATTCCAATGGTTGTTGTTAATCACACATACATGGAAATTGGAATGTTCCCTAAGGCAATCGTTTCAGGTGGTACTGGTATTGTTTATTCAGCAGATACAATCTGGATTCTTGGTCGTCAACAAGAAAAGACCGGAACAGAACTTACTGGATACAACTTCATCATCAATGTTGAGAAGTCACGATTCGTTAAAGAGAAATCAAAGATTCCTATCACAGTATCATTTGAAGGTGGTATCCAAAAGTATTCTGGTTTGATGGATATTGCACTTGAAGGTAACTTTGTAAGTAAACCATCGAATGGTTGGTATGCAAAGGTAGACCAAGATACTGGTGAGATTGGTGAGAAACATAGATTCTCTGATACACAAACAAAAGGATTCTGGGAAGATATACTTGAGAGTGAAAAATTTAAAGAATTCGTAAGGAGACGATATGAGATTGCCTATGGAAACATTATGGGAGAAACTCCAGTTCTGGAACAAGAAGAAACCGAAGATGCTTAAAGAAGGCGAAGATTATATCTTTTTTGATTCCGATGACAAATCAATTACTGGAATCGCACTCACTAAAGGTAAGTACGAAGGTGTACTGTATCACTATCATAAGGCAAAGATAGTTGAAGAAGGTGAACTCGCAAGGTTACAATTCGGGTTCACCATCATCGACCCAGGACAACATGATATTGATGTATTGACAAATGACGAAGAATTCTCTACAATAATGGGAGACATTCTAACAACTATACTACTGGCAAAAGCAGAAAATGAAAAAACTGGAAACGACGATCCTGAGGAATTTATTCTACAATGAGGAATTTACTCGCAAGACTTTGCCTTTCATAAAAGAAGAATACTTTACCGACAAAACAGAAAAGATTTTATTCAAAGAAATCAATTCATTTGTAAACGAATATAACAATCTACCAACGTATGAATCCGTCGTTATTAATTTGTCGGATTCTAAATCAATTACCGAACAAGATTTAAGGCTAACCACAGAACTACTTGACACCATCAAAGAAGAAAAGGATGTGTCAGTAGAACTGAGGTGGTTGACTGAACAAACTGAAAAGTTTTGTCAGGATCGTGCTATATACAATGCGATCATGGAATCTGTTCAAATCCTAGATAGTAGTACAAAAGCAAAAGGTGAGATACCAAAGTTATTGAGTGATGCACTAGGTGTATCATTTGATTCAAACATTGGTCATGACTATATTAATGATTCTGAAAACCGATTTGACTTCTATCATCGTAAAGAAGAAAAGATTAGATTTGACCTTGACCTATTCAATAAGATCACCAAGGGTGGATTGCCTGCAAAGACTTTGAACATTGCATTGGCAGGTACAGGTGTTGGTAAATCTTTGTTTATGTGTCACGTTGCTGCTTCTTGTTTATCGCAAGGAAAGAATGTGTTGTATATCACGATGGAGATGGCAGAAGAAAAGATTGCAGAACGTATTGATGCGAATCTATTGAACATCGACATATCCGAACTACATGCAATCAGTAAAGCAGATTATGAGAGAAAAATCGACATACTGAAAGCAAAGACAGATGGCAAACTTATCATCAAAGAGTTTCCAACTGCATCTGCATCTGCACTCCACTTCCGTGCATTGTTGAGTGATTTGCAATTAAAAAAGAACTTCAGACCAGATATGATATTCATCGACTATCTTAATATCTGTGCCTCTGCAAGAATCAAACCAGGGTCTAATGTAAATTCATATAGTTACATTAAATCTATTGCAGAAGAACTCCGTGGACTTGCAGTAGAACAAAATGTTGCAATCGTATCTGCTACACAAACAACAAGGTCAGGGTTCACAAGTTCTGACCCTGGACTTGAAGATACTTCAGAATCATTTGGTCTACCTGCAACTGCTGATTTTATGTTTGCATTGATTAGTACAGAGGAACTAGAACAACTTGGTCAGATCATGGTGAAGCAATTGAAGAATCGATACAACGATCCTAACTTATATAAACGATTCGTTCTTGGTATTGATCGTGCAAAGATGAGATTGTATGATGCTGAACAGTCTGCACAGATTGATATTGTAGATTCAGGTGCTCCTAGTATTCCAAGTAAACCAAATAAATTTAGTAGAAACTTTGAGGGGATTAAGGTATGAGTGATAACGTATTTTCTTTTGCACAAGTTGAAAGCAAACACAAGGAAGCAGAAAAACAAAACCTATTGGATACAGTCGAAGAAGTTCGAAAGAAAATCGAAGATGGTGAAATCACAGAACTTGTTTTTTCTTGCTTAACTACAGATGGTGACGTTGATATCAATGCATCAGTAAAAAATAGATTAAGTGCAATCGCATTATTAGAAGCAGGTAAGATGATACTTTTTAGAGATGTTAATTCAGAAGAATGAATTTGACTAAAGAACAGGCACTAGTGTGTGCCAAGATGTTCTCTGATTATTTCGATAAACATGCAAATGTCGAAGAATACATGAGAGAACAGAAATTGAATTCTATGAATGATAGACCAGTTACTCTACCTGGGATGGGACCAGAAGATGACTTGTTCTCTGATTTTGCTATGCATCCAAATAACATGGAATTTAAAGTGGTGGAGATATCTTCAGATAAATGGGATAACTATATCTCAATTATTTCATCACATTCTAATATGACTAGTATCCCTGGTAGAAATATTAAGTTTGCAGTCAAAGAAGTCAAGAGTGATAAGTGGGTTGGATTCATTCGTTTGGCATCACCTATGATGAATATGAAACCACGTAATGATATGTTGGGTGGTGCTTTTATATCTGATCCTGTAACTGCAAAATCATTTAATAATTCTGCAATCATGGGGTTTGTTATCGTACCTGCACAACCATTTGGATTTAATTATCTTGGTGGTAAACTACTTGCGGCAATATGTTGTTCACATTTTGTCAGAGAACGTGTAAATGAAAAGTATGGTATGAATTTGTGTTTGTTTGAAACTACAAGTCTATATGGTAGTTCTAAAACAGTCTCACAGTATGATGGTATGAAACCATACATTCGTTATAAAGGTTTGACTGAATCTAATTTCATTCCCATGATGCACGGTAAACCATATGATGACCTGATTAATTATGTTGAAGGATTGATTGGTGTGTTTGTTGCACCAGACGCATCGTCCAGAAAATTGACAATGCAGACTAAAATCATTTCAATGATAAAGGCAACATTGAAAGGTGAACCAGAATATCAGTCCTTTACAAAAACTCTGGATAACGCACTCAATCTGATGGAAAAGAAACGATACTATATTTCTGACTATGGATTCAGTAACATGGAAGATGTTGCTATGGGACGTACTACAGAACTGATTCCAAACAAAGAAAACTACGACAAGTTTCATCTTGAAAACATTATAGAATGGTGGCGTAAGAAGGCTGTTAATAGATATGAAACTCTGAAGTCCGAGAATAGAATACGGACTGAACAAGAAGTCTGGACAAGTGGGAAAGATATTGACATAATTCGGTGATCGTGGTAATATAAATACTCCAATAACCATGGAGTTTTTTAATGGCTTACACATTTTTTCCAAAGTCTGCAACTGAGATAAAAACGACTTTAAAGGGAGATTCAAAAAAAATTGATGATATTGTAAAATTATATCTTTTTTTGAGTAAGAAATTTCCTAAAACTGAAGCGCCAATTAATATTGATCCGGATTCAATTTCTAAAGTCAATATTTCCCGTGACCTTCAAAAAACTGTAAACTTAGCTAATATTAAAGCACAATCAAAAGCAAGTTCTATTACAATAAAATTTGGTTCAGGTTCTTCTGGTGGACGTGGTGTTAAGAATAAAGGTAATGCTTATGAAGGAGAACTAGCTAATGCCATAAGACAATGGTGGAGTGGTGAACTTCCAGATGATCCAGATTTATTAGATCCGATTGAAAAGATTTGTAATATATACGATTTAGAAAAATGGTCAACATTAGATGTTGTTGAAGTTGGTGAATTGAATAACAAACGTCCTTTCATTTATTCTCCACAAGTTTTAATTTCATCACAGATTCCAGTTACTAATAATAACTTAGGACCAATTGTTACTGATATTACACTTCAATCTGGAAGAAAAAAAGAATACCTTAGTCTTAAAACTGGAGGAACTGTAACATTTTTCAATTCTGGTATTAAAAAAGTTTTGACTCCACAAGAAATTAAATCCGGTCAAATAACAAATTTAAATGGATTAAAAATACTTGATATGTTCAATATTGATAATCATATATTCTGCGACATTTTTAATGGCAACTTGAAAGAGTCCATTGTGGTTGATGTTTGGAAAACAATGTCAGTTAAACAGAAAAGTCAATTAAAAATATTTTTAAAATCTGGAATTGGACATGGATATACTATTGTACATAAACTAACAAATAAAACTAAAGTTTATGTTGTAGATGAAAAATATATGAATGAAGCTGCAACTCCAAAATCATGTACAATTTATTACGGAGGAAAATCCGGTACAGGTAAACGTATTGATATGGAAATTGAAACAGGTCACTATACACTTAAACTAAACATCCGTGACACACAAGGTGGAGATGGTTATCCAACCCGTATGATGTGTGATTATTCATACCTAAAAGAGTAAAAAATGAAATTTAATCAATTCATAACAGAAGCAAAAGAAGATAAGAATGTTCATCTAGAACATATTGAAGATGAAATCATTAATCGTGGTGTTGCAGGTGCTCGTGATGCAGTAAACTTCTTGCGTTCATTACGTGACATGCTTGCAGGTCACTCACAATCTAAAGTAAACGTAACAACAAAGTGGGATGGTGCTCCTGCAATCTTTGCTGGCATCAATCCAGAAAATGGAAAGTTCTTTGTTGGCACTAAATCTGTATTCAATAAAAGTGCAAAACTAAACTACACCGATGAAGATATCGATGTGAATCACCCAGGTGAAGGTTTAAATGATAAACTAAAAGTCGCACTTGCCTTCCTTCCTAAACTTGGAATCAAAGGTGTACTGCAAGGTGACATGATGTTTGCAAAAGGCGACATACAAGAAAAAACAATTGATGGTGAAAATTACATAACATTCCAACCAAACACAATTGTTTATGCAGTCCCAGCAGAATCTAAACTCGCAAAGATTATGTTGGCAGCACAACTTGGTGTTGTATTCCATACTGCATACATAGGTAAGACACTTGAAACAATGAAAGCGTCATTTAACATTGACATCGGACATCTACAAACAACAAAAGATGTTTGGTTTCGTGACGCATCTTTCACCGATGCATCTGGTTCTGTAACATTTACAATCGAAGAAACAAAAGCAATTACAACTATTCTATCAGATGCAGGTAGATCATTGGCAACTATTAATCCAATGACATTAAACAGAATTTCTGCAAGTGACGTTTATTCCACATATATCAAAACATTTAATAATACAAAGATTCGTGAAGGTAAGAAGATTACTAACACAAGAGAACATACTAGAGAATTGTTGGCGTGGATAGAAGCAAAACTAAACAAAGCGATACAAGAATCAAAAAGAGATGACACCAAACAAAAAAGAATCACAGAGAAAAATGAGATAATGCGTTTCTTTCGTGGTTCTGCAAATGATATCGTTTCGATGCTTGACTTTATGAACCATTTGGTGGATGCAAAACTAATGATAGTTCGCAAGTTAGAATCTATCCGTTCGATAGGTACATTCATTCGCACAGACGATGGTTACAGAGTAACTGCACCAGAAGGGTTCGTAGCAGTAGATAGATTACAAGGTAATGCAGTCAAGTTAATTGATAGACTTGAATTTGCACATGCCAACTTTAATGCAGCAAAGAACTGGAGCAAGTAATGTCATACGATATAAACAAAATCATGGCAGAATATGGTGAAGAAGATTTTGGATTCACCGCAGTTGATGAAGCAGAATATGAAGCGGTAATAGCAGAGAAAAATGAAACGGTAGAAGAATACAAAGCAAGATTAACTCAGGTAGAAAAGATTATTATGCCTTTTCTAACCAATCTTTTAAAATCACAAGCACAACCTTACATTCATTGGCCCAATCGTGGTCCTATCATTGAGAAACAAATACAAAAGATCCTGACATTAACAAGAGGATAATAACAATAATGCAATCATTTGATAGTTTCCTGTACGAATCAAAAAGTAAAGACCTTGGTGGCTTGACAATCTTTGATATTGATGATACACTATTTCATACAACAGCACAGATTGCTGTAATGAAAGACGGTAAAAAGATAAAAGATTTAACTAACCAAGAGTACAACACCTATAAGTTAAAACAAGGTGAGTCTTACGATTACTCACAGTTTAGAGATTCGAAAAAGTTTAAAGAAGAATCTAAACCAATCGAGCGTATGTTGACAAAGGCAAAAGTTATTCTACGTAATGCTGAGTCAAATCCAAAAAGTAGAGTAATCATTGTAACTGCAAGAAGTGATTTCAATGATAAAGAAACTTTTCTTTCTACATTCAAAGACCATGGACTAGATATAGATAAGATTCGTGTTGAACGTGCTGGTAAGTTGGCAGGAAGTGTATCTGATCCTGCGACAGCAAAAGCAATCATCATCTATAACTATCTAAAGACTGGCCAGTTTGGTCGTGTTAGGTTGTTTGATGATAGTATGGCAAACCTAAGAGCATTTTTGAAATTGAAACAACACTTCAAAGATGTTACGTTTGAAGCATACTTTGCAAAACCAAATGGATCAATACAAACAATAAAAGAAGAACAAGAGTTTGTTTCAAAGGCAGGTGCTGGTGAATGGGGTAGACCAGAACTTAGAGACAAATATGTTAAAGATACTCCTGGTCAAAGTAAGAAACTATATAAGAAGTATACGAATTAATTTTTAATATGGAGTGTTGATGGATGATTTAATTATTGGATGTTCAACCAACTATGATTGGTCCAAGATAAAGTATTGGATTAACTCAGTCAATCAAAGTGGTTTCAAAGGCAAGAAAGTCATGATTCTTATGAATTGTGATGTTGAAACTGCTACTAAAGTTTTAAAAGCAGGATTTGAAATAATTTCATTTGGAACTGATGCGATGGGTAATCTCACGCATCAAAGTCCATTCATGGTTCATGTGGAACGATTCTTGCATATCTATAATTATTTGAAAGATAATGAGTTTAGGTACGTTATAACTACGGATGTTAAGGATGTTATATTTCAAAAGAATCCATCTGAATGGTTAGAAGAATGGTTAGGAAATGAGTCCTTCGATGATGATTTAGTATTCTCATCTGAGAGTATATTATATAAAAATGAACCATGGGGTGATAACAATCTAATGGAAACATTTGGTCCATACATTCATAACATATTCAAAGAGAATGAGATTTATAATGTTGGTGTTCTTGCTGGCCGTGGTTATGCGATGCGAGACTTAGTATTGAATATCTTCTTGGCATGTGTTGGTAAACCAATTAAGATTTGTGACCAATCAACATTCAACTTCCTAATATCACAACATCCGTATCTGAAAACATCCAAGTATGCAAAATCAGAAGATGGTTGGGCATGTCAGTTAGGTACAACTGTTGATCCAAGTAAAATAAACGAATTCAAACCATTCTTACTTGAACCATCACCAATAATGCAAGATGGTAAAGTCGTTACATCAACAGGAAAAGAATTTTCAATTGTTCACCAGTATGATAGAGTACCTGAGTGGAAAAATATTATAGAGGCAAAATATGAGTGATACATTTACAATAGACACCGTAGCACAAGCATTTGGTGGACAACAGCAACAACCACAATTTAAACCTGCGGGATATCATTTTGTTGAGTTTATGAAACAAATGGAAAATCCTGTGGTATTAGAGATTGGGTGTGACATTGGAGACACATCACAACTACTATTGGACTGCAATGAAAGTTTAAAATTGTATGTCATTGATCCATACGATGATTATGTTGATTGGAATGGTAACAACCTAAACGAAAGACAAAAACTTTACGAACAAGCAAGAGAACGATTTGCACCATATGGTGATAGATTCAAACTGTATCGTTTGACATCCGATGATGCCGCAGATGAATTTGAAAAAGACTTCTTTGATTTAATATTCATCGATGGATTGCATACGTATGAACAACTAACAAAAGATTGTGCGAACTATTACTCTAAACTAAAAACTGGTGGAATATTTGCTGGACATGATTACACAGTCATTGAAGGTGTTAATCGTGCAGTTAATGAGTTTGCTGCGAAGCAAGAAAAAGAAATTCATCAAGGTGATTGTGATACATGGTTCTGGATCAAATGAGAAACTGTATAGTTTTTTCTGGTCAGTTCCGTACTCTACGTGATACACTTCCAAGCATTAAAGAGTTTATTAGTGTTAATGCATTGGATGTGTATTGCCAACTATGGGGTGACAATCCAGATGAGAAACGATTTATACTAGACCATCTAAAACCAAAAGACTATTGGTTTGATAAGTATACAGCACACAAAGATGTGTTTGATGGTATAGAAACTAGAGTTCGTGCAACGCATCCAAAGAATGCTCCTAACGATAAGATTGCTGGTAATGCATCAATGAACTATGCTAGAAAGATGGCATATAATTTGGTAAAAGAAAAGTATGATAACATTATCTATTGCAGATACGACATAGAGTTTGTTCAACAATTTTTGGTAGAACAACAACCAGATGTTATTCTAACTCCTTTAGAAGAATCATACAATCTTATCTCCGATATATTTGCAATCATACCAACGCAATATGCAAAGTCATATTTTCTTTATGATGAATATGAAAGATTACATTCAACACAATTTGAACCAGAGTTTGTAGATTGGTTGCGTGATATTAAAAAGTATGGTGATGATAATATCAACATACATATGTTTGAGAGATACTGTCCTCATATGATGTTGTTACGTAATCTATTTACAGACAAAACTCCATTTGTAACAATGGACATACCCGTGAGATTAAAACGATGAAAATTGCACTATGTCTATCTGGTCAAGCCAGATCATTCAAACAAGGATTCGAATATTACAAAAAGAATCTACTAGACCATTATGATGTTGATGTATTCATTCACACATGGGAGTTTGATGAATGGAAAGAATACGTAGACTTATATAATCCTGTAGAATTTAAAATGGATCAATCGGTTACTGTAGATTATGGTAAGACGATTGATGAGATGTATATAAGAACTCCTAACAAAGAAAAGTTTCCACCACGTTTCACGTATGCGATGTTACATTCTATGGATACATGTGCTACTATGTTGTCAAAGCATGTATTCACCGCACACAAGAATTATGATTGGGTAATTCGTTCTAGAAGTGATTATGCATTGAATGTAAAGATTTCATTTGCAGAACTAGATAATTCAAAACTATACATTCCTAACTGTCGCATGGTACCAGAACGTGACTTTGGTAATGACCAGTTTGCATTTTCATCTCTTAAAAATATGTTGAAGTATATGTCAACATATAGAATGATGGATCACTATTATACTGACCTTAATGCAACATACATTGGTGAAAATCTGATGCAAGCAAATTTACATCAGCACAGTTTACATGGAGAAAATCTTGTCTACGTTGACATGAATAATCCATTCCCGCCTGGAAAACATAATGGAACTTGGCACTCCCTCATTCGTGATGACTATGAACAATGGACGGAAAAATCTTAAAAGAATTAAAAGGTCATTCAGGAAATAAAATCTATCTATTAGAATCAGACAATCAATTCATTGTACACAAGTCTGGTGATGTAAAAAGAAACGTAGAGAGATTGCAAGATTTGTTTCGTGAATTCTATGATGTACCTTTTATATTAAATACTGACGGTGAGACTTTTATGGATATGGAATATATTCATGGTCTCGATATGAAAGAGTATTTAAAAATGAATACCATCAATAAACTTGCTGGGTTCATCATTGAAACACTTAATAACTTTGCAAAAAGTTCGGTACTGTATGACTATACTGGTGTGTACCATCAAAAGTTGGATTGGGTAGACTCTGCAACAGACCTACCTTTTTCCAAAGATGAGTTGATTACTCGATTACCTAAACAACTTCCACGATCACAATATCATGGTGACTTTACCTTAGAAAATTTGATGTTTTCTGAAGATAAGTTTATAATGATAGATGCAGTCACGATTGAATATGATTCCTACATATTTGACATTGCAAAACTTCGGCAAGATTTAGAATGTAAATGGTTCCTAAGAGACGATACGCTTAAACTAGACGTTAAGTTAAGAAATCTACAGGACAAAGTATTAGAAAGATTCCCACTTGCAAAGAATGATTATATTTTGATTCTCATGTTGTTGCGAGTATATCGTCACACACAACCCGGTGATAGTAACCATCAATTTATTATGAAAGAGATTAACAGATTATGGAAATAATTGTACCTGCGGCAGGAGCATCTACTAGATTCCCTGACATGAAACCAAAGTATTTGTTGTATGACTATGGTCATAAGATGATGATACAAAGAGCATTAGAACCATATCAGGGTCACAACATTACGATTGGTATTCTCAAAGATCATGATGCTCACCATTCTGCATCTGATTATTTGAAACATGAATTCAAAGACACAGCAAAAATTTGTATCATGGACAAGATGACAAAAGGTCCTGCTGATACAGTCTATCAAATAATCAAGAGTTCAAATATTGATCCTGATGCAGAACTATTGATTAAAGATTGTGATAGTTTCTTTGACCATGAAATGTCAGAGGGTAATTATATTTGCGTATCAAACATTGCACAACATGAAGTATTAAAAAAACTATCTTCCAAGAGTTTTGTTATTGCGAACGAACAAGGTATCATTACAGATATCATTGAGAAGAATGTGGTGTCAGATACATTCTGCGTTGGTGGTTATAAATTCTCAAGTGTTAGATTGTTCTGTGAAGCATTTGAAGAACTAAAATTGCATAGTGAAATATTTGTTTCAGATGTCATTCAACGATGCTTGCACAAAGGTGAAATCTTTACAGAAAAATTAGTATCAAACTACATTGACGTTGGTACTGCACAAGATTGGTTTGAATACAACGACAGACCAGTAATCTTTTGTGATATAGATGGTACACTAATTGAATCACAAGGTCGTGTTGGTGGTAAGAGTTTTGACTCACCAATCGTACCAATGCGAAAAACTCTAGATAAACTTTTAGAATATCAAAAGAATGGAGCACAGTTTGTATTCACAACAGCAAGACCAAAAGATGTAGAAGGAATAACTCATAGTATGTTAGGGTCACTTGGATTCCGTAACTTCGAATTGATTATGGGACTACAGAACTCAAGACGCATATTAATTAATGACTTCAACAATTCAAATCCATATCCTCGTGCTACTGCAATTAATGTAGAGAGAGACAAAGACCAAGTGGCGAATTATCTATGAAACCAAATAGACCTTTATTCATTATAACATCAGCACTCAGACCAACGATGGGTGTGTTCTCATTCAAAGAACGATACGACCAAACGATAAAAACTATTAAATCCATTAGAAGTAAATGTCCTAATGCATACATTCTATTTGCAGATGCATCTATTGGTGATGTTCCTGCTGTTGAATTTATGATTATATCCAAGATGGTTAACTTCTTTATGAAAATGAATGAGAAGTATAACCGAGATGTTATAGAGTTGAGTAAAGCAAAGTTGAAAAGTCAAGCTGAGACTGCATTACTGTATCACATACTTGTAATGATGAAACGTGATCCTAATCTACAGAAAGCATTGTATTCAACCAATCGCATATTCAAGATTAGTGGTAGATTAGAATTGGATATGGACTTTGATCTTAAAGAATATGACGAATTGTTTGGAAAGTATGTGTTCAGAAAACGTATTCCAACATGGATGAATCCACCTAAAGTGAGTGATTTATTCGTCACCAGATTGTACTCTTTCTGTCCATCCCTTATCGATGACTATATTGGTGTACTGCAACGCAACTTTCAAATGTTAAATGACGTTGACACAGAACATGCACATTTTGCGAATATTGACCCAAAATACTTGGTAGAATTCGAAAAAGTTCATTGTAAAGGGCAAGTTGCATCTACCGGAGAGTGGCACTACGATTAAAAAAGACTAAATAGAAAGTCAACTGCTGTAGAGGCGGAGAAAATGAACTTTATAGACTTTCTAACTGAACAAACCGAAAAACACGCTGTCCTTGCATTTGGGAGAATGAACCCAATTACTTCCGGACATCAAACGCTTATCAATAAAGTTAAAGATGTTGCACAAGACTATGGTGCATCACATCATATAGTTCTGTCCCACACTACAGACCCTAACAAGAATCCTCTTACTGGCACACAGAAACTAAAGCACGCTAAACGTGCATTTCCTAAGACTAATTTCTCAGTCTCAACTCCAGAACATCCTACATTTCTTCAACAAGCAGCTAAGTTACACCAACAAGGTGTGACACATCTACACATGGTAGGTGGTTCTGATCGTGTTGAAGAATTTCATAATCTATTGCACAAGTACAATGGTAAGAAAAAAGGTTCATTGTTTAACTTCAAAGATATACAAGTACATTCTGCTGGTGAACGTGATCCAGATGCAGAAGGTGTAACTGGTATGTCAGCATCTAAGATGCGTGAACATGCAAGTAAAAACAATTACAAAGAATTCAGAAAGGGTACACCTTCAACGATGGCTGACGAACATGCTAAAGATTTATACAACGATGTTCGTAAAGGCATGGGAATTAAAGAAGATATTAACTTTGGTTTTGAAATGTTACTTACCGAAGGTGTACATGATAAAGGTATATTCAAAGCAGTATTCTTAGCAGGTGGTCCTGGTTCTGGTAAAGATTATGTGTTAAGTAATACATTAGATGGTCAGGGATTAACAGAAATTAATTCCGACAAGGCACTAGAGTATTTGATGGATAAGAATCAACTCGACAAAAGAATGCCTAAGAATGAAAAAGATAAGAGAGATATCATTCGTGGTCGTGCAAAATCAATTACAGATATTCGTGAACGATTAGCATTGGAAGGACGTAACGGTCTTATCATCAATGGTACGGGTGATGATTATGAGAAGATTGCAAGTATCAAAGAAAAACTTGAAGCACTAGGTTACGAAACAAAAATGATTATGGTTAATACTGCCGATGAAGTTTCCCGTGACAGAAATGTTGAACGTGGAAAACTTGGTGGACGTACAGTACCAGAAGATGTTCGTAAACAGAAATGGGATTCGGTTCAAGCATCAAGAGCACAGTTAGCAGAACTATTTAAGAGTAACTATGTTGAGTTTGATAATTCAACAGATTTGAGAAATGCTGATGATGCAACAAGAAAAGCAAAACAAGATGAAATGGACGAAATCTTCAAAGATATTCAGAAATTTGTATCTAAACCCCCAAAGAACGATGTTGCAAAAGAATGGGTAGCATCTGAATTAGATAAAAAAGATAGTACACCATTGATGAGAGCAAATGAAGCAATGCCACATACAGAATCTGGTGCTGCTGAAAAAGCAAGAGAGATGGGATTAGATTATTATGGATTTGGACGTTACGGTAAAGATGGCACAGTATTGTATCGTTCGGTACATGATAAACTAGTTGATATGCGTAAGAGTGGTGCAAAAGAATCTACCAGTTCTTCAAGTTCGTCTAAACCAAAACCAAGAACTAAAACACCTGAACCTATTGAAGTTGATTACGAAAAAGATCCACAATGAAAAATTTAAAACAACACATCAGCGATTTACACGGTAAATCCTTAAAACACGGAATTACAGGTCATGAATTCACTCTAAAAAAAGATGGACCTAATGAGTATGATATTTACAAAGGTAATAAGTTCATAGGTTCCATTAATGGTAAAAGTGAAGAAGCCGTTTTACATGTCCTACAGCAAAAAGGATATGAAATCAATGACTAACTTATTCTTAGAACAGTATAATTTAATTACAGAAAAACAAGCTGGGGCTGCAACGTCTAGTGCTAATGCATTGGCAACACATAGATCAAATGTGAACGAATATTTGTTGGCTCAAGAATTAGCAAAAATAGCAGGTCATAAAGATATTCGTCCGGGTGAGTCAGAAGAAGAAAAACGACAAGCTAAAGCTAAACATGATACGTCAAAACTTTTGTTAGACAAAACTGAGTATGGCCATCAATCGGAACGTGCTAAACATATGGCACAAGCTGCATATAAAACGTATAAAAAAAGAGGTATAGATTTAAAGAAAGCTACTAGTTTTCACGTTAGTGCTACTGGTGGTGCTATTGGTAAGCTTACTGGTTCAGAAGTCAAAAGTTCTGAAAATACTTCCGATGTTGTTGCAAAAATTCCTGGTAAAAAGGGATCTCCAGCAAAGTTTCCTGGAATTTCAGCAAAATCAAATATAAAAAGTACAGAAGCTGGTGGAGAAAGATTTTCTAATATATTTCTAAGTAGTATTTCAAACTCACTTGGAGTAGATTGGCATGATCGTGCTAATAAAGCCATGGACAAATTCGCTAAGAGAAAAGGAATAGGTCATTTACCTTTATCAAGTGTAAAAGAAGAAGGTGGTAGAAAAGAATGGTTAAGAAAAAAACAGAATTCTAGACATTTAGCGGAAGCTGAAGAAGAAGGAAACAAATTAAGAACTGGTATACGTAATGATTATATGAAACATATTAATCAACACGGTTCTGATCCAGAAAATAAAGAAGGTGTTGAAAGAATTAGAAATCATCTTTTGAATCAGCATTTTAGATCAAATGCTAGTGAACATGAATCGACTCCGTTTATTGTGGTTTCTGGTCATGGAACAAGTAAGGATGAAAATAGTAAAAATGCTTACGCTGCTCACGCACATTTTATGGATGAACATCCTCATGTCGAAGCTGTTAAGAAGGCAACACATTTTACCAGTACAGCAGCAAAAGGCAAAGACGGTCAAGGTGGATTTGGTTTAAATGTTTATGCTCATACGCATGAACATCCAAACGGAGTTCATGTAATGAAAGTAGATACTAAGTGGAATTCACAGGGAATGGCTAGCGGAATTAAAGCAGTTGGCACCGAAGGTTCTTTAAAACCAAAACCAACTGATGTTGCAAGAAAACCAGTTGCAAATAAACCTGCTGTGAAAAAAGCTGTTGTAAATAAACCTGTTGTGAGAAAAAGAATCGTTGAGGGTTATGAATTTTCTGGTGACGATGCATTTCAAATGCTTTCACTTGGAACTGGAATGGATGAAATAGACTTAAATGAAAATCACAAAAACTATCTAAAAGATAGTAAAGGTAATGTACGAATTTTCGTAATCAGAGGAGCTGCTGCAAAAGAAGCTCACGTAAAAGGTGGTACAGTAGTTCCATATGGTAAAGGATATGCCGTTTTATTAGAGGAGAAACAAAATGATTATCACGTTTTTGAAAAATTTATTAAATCCCAAAGTGCAGATCACAGAGGACAAGAAACATCCATTAGAAGCTCCTTCCTTGTTGAATCAGCCAAAAGAGAAAGTGTTACCAATAGCGGAATTGAAGCAAGAGAAACCAGTCAGCAAAGCAATGCAGAACGCAAAAAAACGATCACCCTCAAAGAAATCCGTGAAAAACAACTTTCAAAAGAAACAGAAAAAGTAATGTTATCTGAGGCAGGAATAAATGATGGAGAGTCTGGTCTTTCAATGGCAACGTCTGGTGAGAACATGGGTAGAGATTCTACTAGAGTAAAAATTCTAAAGAGACCGTTGGAAAGATCATTGGAGGAATTAACTGGTGATGAAACAACTGCATCTATTGGCGATCAAAAAGAAGATGAGTTGAAGAAAAAAGGTATATCACTAACATCATTTAAAAAGAGAAATTACATATGAAAAATTTAAAAACATTTCTACAAGATTTAGATGAAGCAGGACGTTGTTGGAAAGGTTACAAACCAACTCCAGGTAAAAAAGCGTATTCCGATGATTCTTGCATGAAAGAAGAAATCGAACTTGACGAAGGTGAAGCATGGACACGCAAAGAAGGTCAGTCTGAGGCTGGTGGTTTGAATCGTAAAGGTATCGCTTCTTATCGTGCTGCAAACCCTGGGTCAAAGCTATCCATGGCAGTAACAACTAAACCATCTAAACTTGATCCAGACTCTAAAGCAGCAAAAAGAAGAAAATCATTCTGCGCCAGAATGGGTGGAATGAAGAAAAGATTAACTTCAGCAGAGACGGCACGTGATCCAGATTCACGTATTAACAAAGCATTGAGAAAGTGGAATTGCTAAATGGCACAGTGGAAAGCAGATACACAAACATTTGACCAACTCATATCACGTAGATATGAAGTAATGATGTTGGCTAACAATGCCAACGGTGACATCGTGTCTACTGCTAATCCATTACCAGTAACATTAGGTTCAGAGAATATTACAATTACTGGTAATGTGAATTTTGTTGATACAGTTAATGTTGCTAGTTCACCAGAGAATCCAGTTCATACTCATATTACAGAAGTTGGAACAAGTGGGTTATTAAATATACCTTATCTTCCAATTGGTGGTAATGTCAATGTGACGAATATTGTTGCAGTCACAGGAAATGTAACAACAAACGGAACAATAAACATTGGAAACTTTCCATCAGTACAGACAGTAAATGGCACAATAAACATTGGTAATAGCGTTCAAGTTAATGTTACTAATTTTCCAGTTACACAAAATGTAACCATTATGAAGAACGGTCTGGCTGTCAGCGACACAGTAGGTCTTCCAACTCGTGTTATCAATGATGAAGCATTGATATCCTATGCCCGTGGTAAGCCTGTAACAGAAGCAGATGTATTAAATGCTTATTTGATTGACAAAAGTGGTGCCACAGAAACCTTAGGTGTATCATCCAATACTATGAGCACGGTGTGGGGAGGAACCGGATTGTATCCATGGACTACCTTCACAGGTACCGGTGATAAAATATACATTAAATCTGTCACCAACGATCCTAAAGTTCAAGGTAAGAGTGTGACCATTGAAGGCTTAGACAGTAACTACGACATCTTGATAGAAACAGTCACCTTACATCCAACTGACACCACAACACCTGTAAGCACAGTCAATAACTTTTACAGAACTAATAAAATGTATTTGACTGGTAACAATACCAACTCTTTACCACACGATTACAATATTGAACTTAGATATGGTAGTAGCAGTGGTACGATTATTGGTCAATTTAATGCTCCTTGGGGTCGCGGTCAAAACTGTTTTTATACTGTGCCCCGTGGCTATGAAGGATTTGTATTGAGCATCAATGGTAATAGTGGTAAGATGGATGAAATCACCAGTTCATTGTGGTTTCATCCCTATGGTGGCACCTGGACACTACAAAAAAGTTTTAAGTTTATTTCAGGAACATTCGACCACAACTTTAGAACACCATTGCGTATAACAGAAAAATCAGACATTGAGATTCGTGCGTTTGCTTTAGTTGAATCCAGTCGTATTGGCACAGAGTTCCAGATGTTAGTTCTACCTAAGGCGTAAGATATGGCACAGTTTAATAAAGACTCACAAACCTATGTTGACGGACGTAGAGTCCTACACGATATTCAAATGATTGCCAACAAGAATGGCGATATCGTTACCACAGACAATCCTTTTCCTGTTACTGGTGTATTTTATCCAGAAACACATAAACCAGGTCTACATTATTCGTTCAACAATCATGCAATAAATGTTCGTAGAGGTTGGACGATAGAATCAGATGCAATGGTACCAATGATGAGTATTCGTTGCAAGTCTAACATAAGTGCTAGTGCCCTTAGTGAGTTAGAAGATTATGAATTAGGAAACAATAACGCAACCTCAAGTACAATTGTTTATGAATGGTGGTTAGGTTCTTTAACATTTGGTGGAGCAGCAGTTCCAGCATTTACATCAGTAGGTACAAGATTAGAATACAGGTTCTATACGGATTGGTTTGGTAATCAAAATGGATCTACCGTGACTAGTTTTGCTGGTTGCACAATGATTCATTCAGGAATCATTATTGGTCGCACACAAGGTGGGGATAGTGTTCATACTGCATTGAATGGAACAGGAACAGCCACGGCAGGTACTTTGCTTACACTCATGGCAAAAAGAGTTGATAGTAGCACCAAATTAGATTTATGGGGCACATTTAACTTAATAGAATTCACTTAAATTTACTAAAAACTAATAGGAAAAAAATGAAACCTTTAAACGAAAAAGAGTATCAAGATAGGCCAGAAGATTATAAAGCTAATGATCCAAAAATGCTTAACAAATTGAATGATCCAGAGACTGGTCTTAAAGCTGTGCAAGCAGCACAAAACGATGCAATAGCTACACGAATGGCAAAAGACACGGCAAGTTCTTTTGGTAAATCACCACCAAAACCCATACCATACATGCCACCGTATAAAAGAATAAATCAACAATCAATCAGCGGTCCTGTGACCAAAGCTAACGAGGAGAACACAATGTCACTTATTCACGACAAAAAAACAATGAGTGTAGCAGATGCAGTATATAAGATTATGGAAGCAGAAAAGATGGCAAACAAAGATCACGATCAAGATGGTAAGATTGAGAGTGGTAAAGATGAATATCTTGGTTCACGTATTCGTGCTGCTAAAGCAGCAGGGAAACTGAAAGAAGAACTAAAAGGTAATCAACATAAAATTGATGCCAACAAAAATGGTAAAATTGATGCTCACGATTTCAAACTTTTACGTGGTAAAAAAACCATGAAAGAAGAAGAACAAATTGATGAAGGTGGTATGCCATCAAGTGTTATCAAGCACAAGCAGTCATTGGCTTCTAAATCACCTGAAGAACTTCATGCTGGATTTAAAGAAGTTGCGAAAAGAATGGGTAAATCTATAGAACACGTAGCAAGAAGTACCGCTTGGAGTCATGGATATGGTAAAGGTCAAGGTCAAGGTAGTTCTCACTATTATGATAAAATCAAACATCTAGGAGAATCATTTGAACTAGATGAAGCATTCCCAACAGTAGCAGATGGCGAAAAAAGTCTACGTGCCAAAGAAGGTAAGACTTCAATGGGTACAGTATCTAAAACTAAAACTGGTTTAGTTCATACCCGTGATTATGAAGATGATTCAGACGATACTCCTGCAAAGAAGGGACGTCCTACAGGTGGTGGCGCAGGTAAGTCTACAAAGAAAAAGAAACTAACAGAAATGATTGCTGCATATAAAGAAAAAGGAATCGATTCTTTGTATGAAGAACCAGATAACGCAACTTTTACAAAAGAGTTGGAAGATCAAAAAGCAAAGTTTGATGGTAAGAAAAAAGGTGGAGATGTTGCAAAGCCATCAGTACAAGCAGTAAAGGTAGAACAATACGAAGAAGATGATGGTCCATTGTCAGAAGAACAGTTAGATGAATTGAGTAAATCAACTGTTAAATCCTATGTCATGAAAAAAATGGACAAAATGAGTGATGAACCAGTTTCAAAAAATCAATATGGATATGCCAAAAAAGATGTTAAGGGTATGACAAATGCATATAATCGTTTGAAGGGTTACAAACCAACATCAGAAGAAGTTGAACTTGAAGAACGTACATTAACACCTGCTGAAACTAAAGAAAAAGAAAAGAATGTAAAAGGTATGAAGAAAAAACTTTCTGGTTTTAAAGAGCGTTATGGTGATCGTGCAAAAGAAGTAATGTATGCAACAGCAACTAAAATGGCTAAAAAGGATTAATCATGGCTACCGGCAAAATTAAAGTCAACTTCAAGATGCCAACACCATCTGCTGCTGACAGGATGTATGCCAAGCATCAAATAATCAGGAAGGCTGCTGGTCTTCCTGATGTTGACAACAATCCTGACAGACCAGATGCTGGTAAATATAGTTCTGGTTCATCAAAACCAGTCAAACGTGTAACTCCTGTTGCAACACCAAGTGTTAATGAATCAGATATTACGGTAGTTAAGAAAGGTACTGGTATAAAGAAGAAAATTTCTGACATATCGTATGATGTATTCAAGTCACATGGTTTTGTTAAAGAAGAAGAAGTTGTAGTGGAGATGGACAATCGTACATCAAGGGATGACAGTATAGAACGACGTAAATATAGTCCAGAAGGAATGGCAAGACAAGATAAAGAACAACAAAAACGCTTAAAAGATATTAGTGCTGAGATGCGTAAAAAATTACGATTACCAGAACCAAAAAAAGTTGAAGAAAGTTTCAGAATTGGTGGTATGGCTAGTGGTGGTCGTGGAAACATTCACATGTATGACAGAAACCCTGGACCAAGAGATGATGAGTCAGATCACGTTCCTTACGTTCCTAAGACGGATAAAGATAAAAAATTAGCGGCTGCTTTAACGGACGTTGGTAAGACGTTTCCTAAATCAATAACTGCTCGTCCTAAGTATCCAAAACTAAAAGAAGCAAAAGATTCTCAAGAGTATGATTATGAAGGCGACATGGCTAAATCGGATTTGCGTTCGATTATTCATAATGCACAAACTCTCCATGACATGATAGATGATGACACAAATCTTGCAGAGTGGTGTCAATCAAAGATTACTCTTGCTGAAGATTACATTTCTACTGTTACCAACTACATGCGTTCAGAAATGAAAGAAGAAGTTCAGTTGGATGAGAAAAAGAAACTTCCTGGTCTATGGGCAAACATTCATGCTAAACGCAAACGTGGAGAACCTCCTGCAAAACCAGGAGACAAAGATTATCCAAAGACTCTGAATATAGAAGGTGTTCAAGATGATCCAAAAGCAGATCAAATGACTACTGATGATACAAAGTTTCCAAAGAAATCTCGCAAAGCATCAATTGTTAAAGCTGCAGCGAAAAAGATGCCATCTGAGGATCAGTTTCAAGATAAACCAGTCTTAGATTCACAGGTAGCTCAACAAACGAATAAATAGTAAATAACTCATTTTAGGAGAAAACAAATGGCTTTATGGGGAAATCTAGATGCATCTAACAATGCACCTGTTTTTGCTGATACTGGTGGTTACGGCGTTACTGCTAACACCCAGGACGCAACAATTTTTGGTAATGTAACTATCGGTGCTACACGTGCCGATGTAGCAATGGGTATGTTTGGTGTTGACACAATAGAAGAAGCGGTAACAACTGGTGACGGTTCTAAAGCTACACACACTGGTTGGGTACTACGTACTGCGTACACAGGACCAGTAGTTTCAATTACTGCAAATGCTGGTGCTGTTGGTACAAACAGTTATATTACATTTACTGGTGGTTCATCTGGTGCTGCAGATGGAAAAACAGGTAACACTTCAGCAAACGCAATCGTTTCTGTTAATTCAACAGGACACATTGTCTCTGTTACCGTGCTATCTGGTGGCGAATATGCAAATACACCAGTAGCTACACCAGCAGCAGGTAACGCAGCATTTACATTAACAATGGGTGGTCGTGCTAACCGTGTATTCCAAGAAACATTAGTTGCTATGGGATCTATCTACGGTGACGCACCAGCAGCAGAAGATACTAACTATCCTGACGCATAATGAATTTTGGTGGCTTTATTAGTTTGGACGGTCAGTCAAATGATCGTCCAAATTATCCAGATCAACTGTTAGTTGTTTTATCTGATTACGGTATAGATATATCGCAGATGAATGATTTAGATCCACTTGAAGATGAGGGGATTGTAGAGTTGCATCCTGGGAAATATTTGTATTTTGTGTATGCTAAAAACGATGATGGTAGTTATGATTTTCATTCTGAAGTAACCGATGAAGATGGATTGGAAGACATACTATCAGACGAGGAAGAAGATAACGATTAATGTCCTTTGATAATTTGACTGATGATAATGTCATGTTGTACGCAATTAAAGCATATGACAAACCAAACTGTATTATGAGTGAATTCTCAGAGGACATGAAACGATTTAATTACCTTAAACGATTATTTCGTAGGTATCGTAAACACAATGAGTTGCGTGAACGACTTATATTAAATCATTTGGTCGTATTGAATAATGTATTTGGAGTAGAAGTTACCACTAGATTGTTGTTTTATGAAATGAGTCCAAACGACTACCCTCAATTAAAAACTTATTTGCTTTTTTTAAGTTGTATGCCAGATGTAATAGTTGGTATTAAAGGTAATAATATTTTGTCATCAAGTATAGAAGTTAATATGGAAATAGCAAACGTATTGAGAACCCTAAAATGATAAAAGAATCCAACGAACTAAGCCAATCATGTGGTGCAGGAATGTATTGGTGCAACACCGACAAAAAATGTAAGCCTATGCCTAAAGAAGATGCACCAACCATGTCAGCTGGTAGTGGTGCTGTTGCGGGTATTGGTGTTGGCGCACAAGGAGAACCGGGTTTCAAGAAAAGAAAGATAGTACCGCTCATCTCTTTCATTAGGCGAGGACAAAAGACATCAATTAAAGAATCAGTTGTATACAAAGAACCAGATCATAGTAGACTCTCAGATGAGGAGCATGGTGAAAATACGCATCAAAGTAATGCAATGAAGTCTGGACAAATGGATGATGTTCATCCTGCAATAGCGTCTGCAATTCATAAATTTTCGAAAGATAAAAAGTCGTTTACTGCTGCTTTATCCTCATCAAAAATTGAGAAAATAAAACCTGGAACAAATGTTGGTAATTCAGAAATTGGGCAAGGGGTAGATGCAGTTGAGAATAAAGATAAAGTAAATAGAGTAAAATCCCAAATGAAACCTGGAGGTGGTGGGATAGATAGACCAATAGTTCTTAGACATACTGACAAACAGGGACAAACACATCATCATCTCTTAGCGGGTAATACTAGAGCAACTACAGTTGGTTATGGTGTTGAGGCGCATCACATTGATGTGTAAAATTAAAACATGACAATTACAATTGGTCCTGGAATATCTATTGGCGCTGGAGTATATGTGAATAGTGGCGCAGGCGCACCCTCGCCTTCACCAGCACCTGCTGATTATGGTGGTAGTGGATCGTTTAATGTTACTGCGACCAATCAAATTTTTAGACTTCCAATCAATTCGGCATTTACTTATGGAACAGATGATTTTACTGTTGAATGGTGGTCAAGACAAAATTCAGCGAGTGGTGTTCAAGGTATTTGGAGAAATAGCACTGGTGATGCAACCAACTCCATAGGATTTTGGACTATTACTCAACCGAGTGGTAGACTTACCATAACTTTAGGTAATGGTGTTAGTAGCAATACGATTCTATCGAATGCCGTAATTTCAACAAACAGTTGGAAGCACTATGCAGTTGTTCGTAATGGTACACTTTTCAAACTGTATGTGGATGGTGTTGCACAAACTCAAACAATAACTTCTAGCATCAACATTCCAGCACAAGTGGGCATAATGCAAATTGGTAATGCTGGTGGACTGTATAGTGGTTTCATAACTAATTTTAGAATTGTCAAAGGCACCGCAGTTTATCTCAATGACTTTACACCACCAACAACACCATTGACCGTAATTGCAAATACTTCACTATTACTTTCTTTTGCTAATTCATCTTCATTTGCAACAGATAGTGGCCCAAATAATATTACAATAACCAACAATGGTGGTGTTACATATAATGTCGCAACACCGTTCTCAAGTGGTGTGGTGACAACTGGTCTGCAATTTAATTTAGCAACTGCACCATCAACTGGTTCAACATGGACTGATTCGAGTGGTAATGGTCGTAATGCAACACTCCAAGGTTCTCCATCGTATGTGTCAAACAATGGTGGTGGTATAAGATTGAACAATGAGGATTTAAATGGTACGAATTATATTAGTGTTCCTTACAATATTGCTTCAAATACTGTAACAGTTGAAGTGGTTGCTTCATTTAATCCAACATCATTTTGGGGAACTATTTGGAGTAATGA